ATAAGGTAGAACAAGGTAAGGCAAGGTAGAATAAGGTAAATCGAGGTAGAATAAGGTAGAATAAGGTAAAGCAAGGTAGAATAAGGTAGAACAAAGTAGAACAAAGTAAAGCAAGGTAGAATAAGGTAGAATAAGGTAGAACAAGGTAGAACAAGGCAGAACAAGGTAAAGCGAGGTAGAACAAGGTAAATCGAGGTAGAGCAAGGTAAAGCAAGGTAAATCGAGGGAGTCAAGGAAAGCCAAGGGAATCAATGGAAAATCAAGTAGCCCAAGTGAAACGGTGAATCCAAGAACCCCAAATGAAATAAGGGGGATAAGTGGGATAAGAATAGCCTTCAAGCGATGGGGCTCTCCGATACGGATAGGGGTCTTGTAGGTATGGAGGTATGTTTATGTATGGGTGTATGTGTTTCTTTGGGTGGTAGAGGGGGTGTAGGAAGCCAAGGGGAACGGGCGGCGGCGATGGCGTGGGGCCGGCCCCGCTGGTCGTCCGTTCCATGTTTCCTTTGGCGGTAGTGTAATATTAAAAATCTGATAGTGATATGACAAAAGAGGAGGCGAAAGAAAGGTTCGGTGACAATATAATAAACAGGCTATTGTCGCTCGGCGCTGAACCGGCAAACGTATGTCGGAATGATGGTATTGTGGAATGGTGTGGTGATGGGTGTATAAAGGTAGGCGATATTGAGGTATGGGCTTACTATTACTTCGGGGATGGTGAGGATGTTGATAGGTGCGATTGGGAGGATCGCGTGGAAATAGAGGCGGTAGAGTGCTTGTGGTGAAACCAACGGAAAAGGGCCAGGTTCGGGCATGGGCTATCGCCGGGTTGTATCATGGCGGCTTGGTACGCTACCGGCCGTCTTCTTGGATTTATGATAGAGATTTAAAATATGGGGATATATGATATGAATGAAATGTTACTAATAGAATTACAAGATGAGGCTCTGTCTTATCTTCGTGATAATATCACGAAAGACGAGGCGTATCATATCCTTACGACCGACAAGGATATGATAGAGATTCTTATAGCTGATAAGAAGGACGGAAGCAAACGTATCAAGATTCTTGATGCGGAATATACTATAGGGAAGGATGATATGTTGTTTCTATTCGATACTGATGGGGTGATAGATGAGTGTCTTTTGGTTGCCAGCTACATAGGGGTAAACATGTATTTTCGTAGGCAAGATATTGACGCTATTTTGAATAGCGGTAATAGGGAGAAAGTCATGAAATACACTTACATATCTGTTCAGCTCGATAATATCCAGACTATAGAAAAGCGTCGGGTTATTTTTGAGATCACCGGACATAGGATGGATGATGACAAAGAGAGAATAGATTTTATGTTTATTTATTTTATGGCGAGGTTATGCGTGTAAGAAGAACTGTAAAGGGAAGAGATATTATAAAGATATGGGTATTTGGATATAATAGGCGGCTTATTAAATCGGCTATGGATTCCGGATTTAGGAACATGTCGGAAGTACTGTCTTACGCTAATTGTATGGTCGTGGATAAACCCATTGATCATATTAGGGTATCGAATGAGGCTCGTGGGTGGTGTGGATCATATACTAATTATGGTAAAATGATAGATTAGCTCGATAGGAGGATATGATATGAGAAGGATTATAAAAGAGAAAGACGATATCAAGGTGTCTATATTTAGCGGGGATAGATTGGCTCGTGTTTTCATTGATTCTTGGTATAGGAATATAGCTATGGTGATAGCCGATTGCGGTAGACTAGCTAATGGTTGTTATCATATACATCATATTGAGGTGGTAAATATGGATAGGGAATGGTATGGCACATATACCGCTGATGGAAAGAAAATTAATTAATATAAATAACATCATGAATAATATCATAGAGAACAATGATGGGGTAAAAAGAAAGGTAAGGGTATATGATTTCGGCGAGAAGGTCGCTGATAGATATACTATTGTATGCGTAAGTGACAGGAATAAAGATTCAAGAGGAATCTTATTTTATCCGATGTTCACTTGTAACGAAAACCCGTCGCGTCCGCAAGGAATAGGGATGTATGTAGGGGACTATTATCCTCATAAGGGAGGTATGTACAACTTAGGGAGAAGGGTGAAGGATATAATGTCTTTGCCTAAAGAAGTGATTAGATACATAAAATGGGTAACAACAACATGAATGAAATAGTTTACAACAATTACGATTCGGTTGCTTTCGGGCAGAATGGAGAAGTGGTAGTAGCCGTAACATTCTACAGGTATTACAAGAAGAAAGCTAAGGGCGAGGTTAATTATAGATGGAGAACCAGATGCCCGGAGCTGGTGGATAAGATCGTAAGACACCGTGCCAAGGTATTTACCGGTCAACTTATCTAGTTAGCGAAGGCGTATGGGGAGAAAAAGGTTATAAAATATCAAAAGGAGGAGGAAGAGGTATGTCAAGATACGATAGAGACGCGATAGATATATATATATACTGGATCATATAGATACAGATAATTATGGGAAGCAGTTTAAATATGATAGGGAATATCTATCTTTTATGCTTAACGTGTTCAAGGATGAGTATAAAGAACATATCAAAAGGGATGGGATTAAGAAAGCTTTTGAGAATTATATAATGAGCGTTCCATCCATATTTAGGATTCATATAGCGGATTGTGACATTAGATATTTATTACGTTCATGGGGCGTGGAGTTCGATGAGGATGATGATGAGATATACATCTTGTACAAGAGGATCATAAGAGAGGTCTTTTTCAAGATGTGCGAGGATATGAAAATAAGATTTTGAGTTTGTTGATGTTGAACCAAAACCTTGGCGGGGCGGAGGGAATACCATGCCCGTACGTGCGCGGATATGGTCCGGGGTCGGTTCCCGGCGCCTTGACACAACTTAATTAAATATAGATAATATGGACAATGTTTTAAAAAAGAGCGGCAGCGGAACTGAAAGAAGCCGGTTGCAGGGTTTTTGCGTGGCAGGATGATACTTATAATAGAAGTTGGAGTAAGGGCGATTATACTATGTTGTATTACGCCTTCCCTGATTCGCCTAACATCGGGTATCTGAGTTATGGGGAATATGGGATGAGCGTAGCATATGGTAGGGCCTATATACCGAGCCGTGGAAGTGGATCGGGGTGTCGTATCAAGGAAGAGGCTACGTTCGACCTTGCGACGGCATTAGACGTAATGAACGGGCCTTTACCTAGGTGGTGTAGGGCTTATGGAGTTTATCCAAATCAATATAAGGATATTGATGAATGGTACAATAACGGTAGTTATAACAAAAAAAATATTTAAGGAGATTTGATATGGAAGTAAAAGATTGGGAAAATCTGGTTTTGAATACAGAAGTAGGATCACATTGTTTTGTTACGCTGATTGATGATAAGGACATCAGTAGAGGTTATGCGCAAATCAGACGTGCGGAGCATTTCGGATATAACATCTGTTTCACCCGGTTATATGGGAATAAATTTTATTTCGAGAAGATAGAGGAAGGTCGTACACAACAATACATCAACAGGAGAAAATAAGATGGTAATAGAATTTGATTTTGAGATATACAAAAACGGAGATTACGATAAGGTGTATCTCCGCAACGGGAAAGAGCCAAGAGTATTATGTGATAATGGGAAGGGCGATCGCCCCATAGTCGTGATGGTTGAGAATGATAACGCAGATGATTATATTATTCTACGTTATAACGAAACTGGCAGAAGGAATATCAATAGTCAATCGAGTCTCGATCTTATGTTATCGGTAAAAGAACGGAAGCCAGAGTTGTGGGTTGTTGTTATATCTTACATGGATAATAAAGATAAGAGACAAAAGATGGTCTTGCCTGATTTTTTCTCAAAGAATATAAGAGGGAATATATATCTTCAAGGAAGCTCTAAATCAAGTGTATCATATTATGTTGATAAGTTAGAAGAAAATGGGTGCTTCGATGAGCTATGCGAGAAGATAAGGATAAAGAGAGATCGTATTTATAACATGGAAATAATATCACTATCAGATGACGAGACGACAGTTTAATCAGTTGATAAATGAGCTAGACGGCAAAAGCCCGTTTATCGTATTACATAGGGATGCCGTTGCGCCTAAATACGTGGGCGTGGAGGTGTCGAAGGATGGGATGGTATACAGATATGCGATAATAGGGATAAACGATGAGTATAAGGCTAAAAAAGCCCTTATTTCGAAAATATTAGGCATAGCTAGTTACCTAAATGGCAATAAGCCCTTAAGAAAGGGTTAATTAGATGTATTTATGACCTGCGGCATCATATACGATATAATACCGTGAATAGCGTTGTATGGAGGGTATGTGTGATAATATGATAGATAACGTATTTGCGTCTTGACATCATAATATTATGCCATTATATCCTCTTTTTGTATAAAAAGAATAACAAGTAATATAAATATCTTGAATATGGATGAGATTAATATAGGAGATGAAATTGTGTTTAATATAACCGGCAACCATAATATAGGATACGCTAAAGGAGAAAAGTATATCGGGACAGTGTTAAGTAGGGATCACCGATCACGCCTTTATGTACGGACGATAGGAATGCCTAGGGCTTGTATTGATGAACGGGACGTGGATAAGATTATTGATACGGGTGATGATTTTGATATGGATGAGGCGATCCCGAATCCTGTGGCAAGGGAGTTGTATAAGTTGATGAGCAGGTATATTTATACGTTCGGAAAGTCTCATGAAAATATAAACGGATATATCGTGTATGAGTGTATAATGATGGGTAGGGATTTAAGACACAATGTTATGTGCCTGTTACATGGTCGTGGATTTGAGATACGGCATATTGATAGTTATTCTTGGTGGATGACTAATGAGAGGCTGATGTCCGAGGTAACATACACGGAGGGTGATATTCATATAATTGTTCATGAGTGCATGGAAGATTATGTGGATAATGTGAAATTCGGGGAGGAGTTTTATAAAAACAAGGGAACGTGATAAGATACTTACTTGTGATGGCGATGATAATATTAACACCGCCAAAAGGAAACGGAGGCATGCCCCTCGCCCCGAAGCCGGCCGCGGTCGAGGCACGGGTGTGGGATAGGCTGGCGGCCGCCCTGTCTTTCGTGGAGTCAAGGGATGACGATCGAGCGTACAACGCCTCATCCGGGGCTTTAGGGAGGTGGCAGATGAAAAAGGTGTATGTGGATGAGGTTAACAGGATATTGCGCCTTAAACGGAAGCAGAAGCGGTATAGATACGATGATAGAACAAATCCTGTCAAGGCTAGGGAGATGTTCGAGATATATCAATCTCATCATAATCCGAACAAGGATATAGATCGGGCTATAAGATTGCATAGGGGATTACATTCCCCTAAATATGTTAAGGAGGTTAAGCGTAAATTGAGAGAATAAAAAGAATATAGGAGTATAAAGATATGGACGAGAATAAAGTGATACGGCCGATGGATTTTGTTCGGCTTACGAGTATTGACGAATCAAATGTGATTAAGGATACTAAAAACCATATAGGGCTGGTGAAGGAGGTTAGCCGGGACGGAAGTATGAGCGTGATATGGATAGGTGACACCTACAGCAGGGTAGCGTGGTTTAACTGTAAGGAGGTGGAGACGGTGGACAACCTAGCAAACCTTTTGACGCGCGGGTTGGCCAACTTTATCGTAGAAGGGGGAGAGAATGCGGATAAGTTCTATCCGTTTGGTTAGAAATAATTAATCGGAGGCGAAATGGAAATAAAAATAATGAAAATGGATGACGGATATGAATTATTCGTCAATAGTGCGCTTGTAAAGAAAGGTAAGGTCTTAGCGCACATAAGAAAGATGGCAAATGAGATTATATTCGACAGCGAGGAAACAATAAGAGTAGAATCAAATCTTCCGGAAATAAATATAAAGTACAAAGGATATAGAATTTATTCATCTCCATTGTATGTAAAAGTATTTAATGGGCATATTGAGCTTCCTGATAGATTTATGTCTATCTCAGAGGCAAAAGTATTTATTAATAGTTAAATGGGTTAAACGTAAATCAAGAGAACAGTATGGATCGTGAGACATTAATAAGTATCATTAATAAAAATGGAATAAGATTTCTTCCAGTAAGAAGATGTTCATTATGTGATGAATATATAGGGTATAAATTCGTTAGGATGTGTGATGGAAGTATGATACCGGTATTTTCTAGTGGATGCAGGTGTTGTGGCATAAATAATGGGACGCTATCAGAAAGGACTTGGGATGAAGTGCTTGATCTTGTCAAAACGGTACAAAATAAGCCTATGAATGAGAGAACGGAGGAAGATGAATTTATATTAAATAGTTTAATATAAGGAGGTATTGTATATGAAATGGGTGATAATAAAAGGGGTTAGATATCCTAGTTCCGTGATATCAGCATTTGCGGCATATAATATGGATAACCCCTTCTTGAAGGTCAGGATAAGAAACAAGTATTATATAGTGCCTTTTGATGATGTTAATAAAATGGCTAGTCAGATGGTGTATTTAATGAACAACTATCCTGATTTCGTTCAGATAGGGAGATGGTGGATATCCAAGATGTCATGGGCGGCGTTACCGGTGGAGCCGGCGTGTATAGGTAAGACGTGCGGAGGGAAGCGAGGCGTCCGCTCATGTTCGTTGGATTGGCTGGGCAGGCAAATAATATATAAACACATAAGAAGATATGAATATTAAAAAGGAGATATGGTATCTATAAAGCAAGATTTTATAGACCGGAACAATAGATATGAATATGATAGCAGGGGTATATGGGAGGTCAAGGAAGTGTATAACATAGGTGGCGGATATCATGTGGTTGCAATAAACAATTTAACCGGTTACGGGAACGCTCGTCTATGCACATACAATATGGATTTAAAGACTATAGATGATCTTAAAGCAAGATTGCTACAAGATGATAATATAGCTAAAGTGAAAATAACAATATAAATACATGTAAAATTATGGAAAAGAGAATGATAACAAAACCATTTGACTTAGAGCTGGCAAAGAAAATCAGTAATGGTGAACGCAAGGGCGAGATTATAACGTTCGGGCATAATTATAAGGTAGAGTTAGTGTATAGTAATAAAGATAGGGGGATATATAATACACTAGGAGTGATTTATTCTGATAGCGGTATAATATCTGACTGGTTCTCTGATAATGGGCTAGGAGCAAGAGGATGTATGCTTTGTATTAATATTCCGGAATATACCACATTCAAGGACGGAGATGTATTGAGCAATGAAGAAGGTGATCACTTATTCATATTAAATACAAACGGGAGCTATCTTACATCTTATTATGTTTCTTGGCGAGAAGGGGGTTGTTTATATTTCAACAATGGAGCTGCCAATGAAAATAATATTGAGAGATACAGATTTGCTACTGAGGATGAAAGGCAAAGGTTTGTTGATGCTCTTAAAACAAGCGAAGAACCTAAAGCCAAAATATGCTTGAAACAATTCTTTGGTATTGAAATAGAACCGAAATATAAATTCAAGCCATTTGATAAAGTTTTAGTAAGAGATACAGAAGACGATGATTGGCACGCAAGTTTGTTTGTTAGGAAAATTGCTGATGCTCAATATAAAGAAGAAAGATATGAATGCTTAAATGGGATGGGATGGATCTATTGTATTCCTTATGAAGGTAACGAACATCTTTTGTAAAAAACGTATTACCGGAATATGAAAATAAAGGCAACCAAGTACAGAAATGATTACAGGGTATGGTTGGACTATGCCGGGGATTACAGAAATGAAAATATAGAATAACATGAAATATCAAAATTTTATGTGCCCTTATGAGCTTGCGCTAAAGTTGCATGAGTTGGGCGTAAATTCAGAGTCGGAATTTTATTTTGTGAAAGAGATGAAAGGAGGGGGATCCCAAACAGAATCAGTTACACAAAATACAATGAGATATTCATATAGAAAAGAAGGAGACCTCATACCGGCTTATATGAGTCATGAACTTGGAGAGATACTACCAAGTATGATAAATATCAGTAAATCAAAAATATGGGATGACTGGTTGCAATTGACACAATATTTCCCGAATAAGGATAGCGAATACTACGAAGCTGCCTATGTTCGTTACAATGCCTACGATTCGCCAACAGAAGTATATAGCGGATTTGGGGAAACAGAGGTGGAGTCAAGGGCGATGCTTCTCTTTGATTTGTTGGAAAAGAAGATATTGACACCTGATGGTTTGAATTTAAAGGAAGTGGATAGGAGAAAGGAATATGAGAACGAATTTGAATAGTACAAGTATGAGAAACACATGTCCAGAATTCCCGCTTTTCGGTGCGAATTATCCAGACGCGACTTGCATAGATGGCATATTGTATGATCTGGATAATGTAGGTGATGATGGTGTTCTAATCAAGCCATTGGAAGAGATTCCATGCCCATTCTGCCGAACAGAGGAGTTTATCAGATACGATCCATTCAATAAAGAGTATAGCATGGATAGTGAAGAGGATATAAGAGATTGGTATATGAGCTATATTAATGAAATGAGAAATAAGTATGGGGGAAAATAAGAAGAAACAAACACCACGCCGGAACTTAAAAGATTGGCATACGAACAAATGAAGGAGGTAAACGATGGAGACAGTAAGATTATCAGATTACTCTTCTTATGATAAAAACAAGGGAGGAATACAAAAATTGCGTCACAAATTCAGGAATCAAATACTTGAATATTGGGGAGAAGATACCGGGATTTTGATAGGAATAACCATGGTATATGAAAGACATTTGTGGAACGAGGGAGTTAAAGTAATATGATTATGGACGATGATAGGATAATGAAAGCAGCTCAATTGATAGCCAACTCCTCAGCGGCCTTAATACAGGCTATGGGGATGATGAGCGAGAATATAGAGAGGGATAACAGAGGGGAATCTCTGGCTTATACCGAAGATTCTTTTATGAAACTGATTCAAGATAGTGGGATAACATATAACGATGTAATACAAAGGGGATGGAGGTTATGAAGGATATAGAAAGAGTAAAAGCGTTGAATAAGATGTTATTGAACGCACGTGTGGTAGCTTATGGGGCTATTGTTGACCTAATCAAGAAGATAGGAAGGCTTGATCTTGATGTGGATAGCGGAAACCATGTAGATGATTTTCCGGCTGAAATAAGGGTCTTTACCGATATCGGGTTGATTTGTTTATCTATAACATCCGTGTATTTATCGGGGGAAGATAATTTGATGGTTGATGGATATGATGAAAACAATGATAAAGTTGATGGCGTAAATGTTTTTTACGACCAAATAGACGAGGTTGTGTATCTGACTAAAATCATATTAGAAGAAATGGAGGAAAAAGATCATGGGGAAGCAGTTAAAACAGATATAGAATATAAGGAGATATTAGAGAAATCATTATCAGCTATCCAATATCTAAGGATACATGGATTCTCGACATACATGGAATCGGAGGGGATTGTTAATAGGATAATGATGTTTAAGGATAAGAATGAGATGAGGGATCGAAGGATTAAATCAAGGTAATTATACACCTTTAAGAAAATAGAATTATGAATAAGAGCACGATTGATAAGGCTGAGCAGGAAGGCATAAGACAAGGGATATGGTTATGCATACAAAAACTGGTGCATATGGAGCAATACGATATGGCGAAACATTTTATAGAGTCATTTGGATTTGATAGAAATGAGTGCAATAGACTATTGGACAAGAATGGTTCGGATGATGAAATGGAATCATTTATTGCCCGGATGATACTTGATAAAGATAATAAAATAACTTTGAGTAATATAGGGTATCATAAAATATGCTCTGTATTTAAATTCGATATTGATTCAAAAGAAATAGAGCTGAAGGTGGTTGAATCTGGTAATTATAGTTGTAATGGGTGTATATTTAATAATAATATCTATTGTTGTAGAGATACTTATTGTATTGATAGAGATAGAGAAGACGATACAAATGTTATATACAAAGAAGTAAAAAGATCATGGGTTTAATAGATAAATTAGAGGATTTGGTGGTCAAGGTAGATACCGAATACCAAGAGAAAATGGAGGCGGTGATCAGGGAGATAGTCCCGGGGATGCCGGAAGGGAATGTACGTCATGCAGCCGAGCTGATGTGCACGGACAGGATGGGGAATATGATGGACATAGATGTTTATATATTAAGGGAAGAAGATAGGCCTTATGAATGCCATTATCTAAAGGATCTATTGGAAGATAGGGTAGCTAGAATAGATAAGATGCATGAGGATAAAAGTTGCACATACAATATAGATGATAATTATTGGTGCGCTACATGTGGTTCCCATTCTCATAAAAAGGATTCTGAGACAGGGTATTGCTGGCATTGCGATACGGTTAATTGGGTTAGGGAAGATGAGATGCAAGGAAGATTGTAGAAGAGACAGCGGAAAACGAATTGTCGTGGAAATGGCGAAAGCTATTAACGCCCACTGGAAAAGTTGTCCAAACCTCTCTGGGGATAATGATCGAATGTGTAATCATTCGTTTGACTGCGATCAGAATTGCGGGTATATGAAGTCTTTTATTAAATCACTAGAGAAGATAAAAGTGAATCAAGGGAAAGATAAGTCTATTAAAAAAGTGCTTGAGGATATAGGGAATAAGGTTATTGAATCTTCATATACAAATATGTATGATTGGCAGCGCAGGGATCTTTCAAAAGAGGATCCGTTTGAGTATGCGGAGGAGATGGGGAAATGTCTTGATAAGATATTTGATTTGGCAATTGATGAAAGGCTTAAATAATTCAACACAAAATCATATAAGATGATAACTTCTATAAGGATAGACGACAACAAGAAGACTCCATTTAAATATATCCCAAAGATAAAAGCGTTCAAAAATGGCTCTGAGTTTATATTCAAGCCCGGCGTGAATGTGATTGTAGGCAAGAACGGGAGCGGGAAATCAACCCTCCTGAATATGATATCGAAGTACATGTTGTGCGAGAAAAAGATGTGTTCTGAATTACAGTCAGAAGCATTGTATTTCCCGGATATATTTGATGATGACAAGGTGCTTGACGGGATCAGTATTAAGTCGGATTATATTGGGAAAGTTTTCCATCTCCTACAGCAAACTGAAATGAGAAATGATGATATATTGAATAATATCAATAATTTAAGTTTGTATATGAATGGGGCATCTAGGTCCTCTGGGGAGAAGAACCTTCATGCCATGAACTCGCTTTTTGACTTTGTGTTTAACCAAGATGAGTATTCGTTTCCGATACAGAAGCTTATGGAATTTAAGAAAAAGTCAAATGAGTTCTGGGCAAACAGGATCGACAATCTTTTGAAATACTACAAAGACAATCATGTGGTATTAATGGAGAAGGATTTTGAGTATACAATCCTTATGGATGAACCAGATAGGAATCTGGATATTGACAATATCATGGATCTGTGCAATGTGCTGTCATTTCATAAACCGCAAACACAAATTATAGCCGTAATTCATAACCCGGCTTTGATTTACAAGTTGAGCAAGCTGGATTGCGTGAACTTTATTGAGATGACAAGAGGGTATTTGAATAAAGTCGTTGATTTCATGAATAAATAAGGTGATTATATAAAGGATTTATAATTTATTAAAAGATAATGATACGAAAATACAAGTAGAATTAAATTTGGAAGATGTATTCGAGGAAGCTATGTACAATGAAGCGACGTTGAAAGAGGAGTTTACCAGCTCGGTCAGGTTAGCTGTAATATGTGAACTTAAAGAAAAGTTCAAGAATGAGTTGATGAGAGAAATATCCAATCCGATATCACAGAAAATTGAGGATATAGCGAGGGAATCAATGAGCGATCTCATCGAGAACGCCAGCGAGAAGAAATATAGATTCAGGTTAGATTATATGGATGAGGAGTTGACAGTAGACGAGTTTATAAGAGGCAGGATGAAGAAAGTTGTAGACAGCAACATCGAGACAATGGTAGAATCAAAAGCCAAATCTTTTGTCAATGAGTTAAGGAAAAGGTATGATATGGCGTTCGCTGCCTTTATCGTAGATAACATGAGAAAGCAAAATATGTTGAAGGATGAGAAGATAGCTGAACTGTTAAAAGATAATCCAGATGAGAGGTAGGGAGGATGCCAAAGGAAGGCGGCGATCGGTGCTCATGACGCCGCCCGTACCGGAGAAGGTTAGGGTATTATCCCCGGCATGGTATAGGGCGGCGGTGGAGTTTCAAGGAAAGCCTGAGTCGGAACAACGGGATTTTTGTTCGTGGTGCTGTTGTACTGGGGGATGTAATTTATGCGCTGATATAAGCAAATACAACATAAAAGGGCTTAAAATATATGGAGGATAATAGCATTGAGAAAGATAATAGGAGTGAAAGTAAAAACCCTTTGCCATTTAAAAAGCAAGGGTGGTACGGTTATAGAAAAAGGAGAAATATGTACTATAGTCAAAAGCTATAAAGGATATGGTATTCGTACTGATGATTATCGGGAGATAACCAGGGTGGATAAATGTTGTGTTGAGTTTATCAATGGGCAAAATATGGTTGATAAAACAAAAGAAGCATATTAACTATTAATAATGTTTATTTAATTTAATTCAAAAACAAAATGTATACTTTTGTAGACACATAAAAATTACACATATGAAAAAGAGTAAATTTGTAAAGGAGTTAGAGAAGATCATCGATATGGTTAAGGCCGAGGATGATGGTTTCGAGTATGGTGGTAAAGTTATTTTCTATAAAGAAGATGATGATAACTATGAAATCTCGGTAAAGAACATTGAGATGGATCTGACGGTAGAGGCCAATACTATAGCTAATATGGATGATAAGACTTTTGCCTGTCTTATGAGTGAGGTCTATAAACAAAAGTTTACAAAAGCTATAACGATGTCGGAGGATGAGGATGATGAAGACAATTGATAAGATGACCGATCAGGAGATATATGATCTTACTGATGAGCAGGTAGAGAAATTGATCGTAATGAGATGTGCGGAGGAAGGTGTCAGGTTTATGGATGAGCCTCCAATCATGAGGACATATGAATGTAAACCTATTTCTCCATCCCATTTCTTCTACTATTTAGAAGGATTGAATATAGCCGTTCTTGATCAGAATGATGCTATTAAAATAGCTAAGTTATTAAGTGAATTTGATCTATACAGGACTAGATATGATTTCACCGTATCCAATGAAAAGCTATACAGCAAATTGGATATAATCAATATCAAACATATTCCGATGTTTGATACGAAAGATGAGGAGACCTATAAGTCTGTCAAGGATAAGAACGATAAGATTGAGGCGGAATATAAAGACCAGCTGGAGAGATATGAGAGAAATATGAAGAAAATGAGTAAGATTCGGGCCGAGATATGGGATAAAGTAGCCGATATAAGACATAGGATTGATAATATGAACTATCTTAGGTCGCTTTTTGTAAGGGAATATCTACCACTGGTGGATAATGATACGGATAAGGCTATGATATTTTTCAAGAAGGCTTATGACGTGGATGATGATACGGAGAGATATATTCGTGAAGGGATAAAGGATTACCCGTTGTTTAACAATAACATAGATTAATAAGATGCACAATTGGTTTAAATGTACGGTTTCTTATGAGGCCGATGCCGAGAACGGCATGAAGAAAAAGGTAAAGGAAGAGTATTTAGTGGATGCCCTTTCTTATACCGAATGTGAGGCTAGAATCATAGAGGAAATGAGACCATTCATCTCCGGTGAGTTTAGCGTTGATATCAAACGATTCAGGATAGCGGAATTATTTGCCATGGATGGAGACCGGTTCTATAAGGTCACGGCTGATTATGTTACGATGGACGAGAAATCAGGCAACGAGAAACGCAAGGCATTTAACTACATCGTTCGGGCCAATGATCTTGATCATGCCAGAAAGAATTTCGAGGATGGCATGAAGGGTACTATATCAGACTTTATCGTTACCTGTATCAAAGAGGAGAAGAAGCTAATGGACTTTTATGAGTTTGATGGCAAGATCAGGAATCCGGAGAAAAATGAGAATAGTAAGCAATAGAGCTAGCTATGAAACCACATCATCCATAGCCGAGAAGTTGATGGAGATAAGTAAAATGGAGGGTACAATTTATCGTATCCTCACATTGTCTAACAAAACTTATCTAGCTTCTAAATTAGGATATAGCAGATCGGGGTTCTATAAGAAGATACAAAACAGGAGTTTTAATATCCGGGAACTAGCTCAGATATTCGATACGATCATCAACTTCAAGGATCAAGATTGGACTGAGGGTAAGATTAATAGGCTTAAGAGGTATAGGGCTATGAGCCTTATGGAGTTCAATAAAAGTTATAAAAAGAAAAATGCATGAGAGGTAGGATGTTGCCGTGTGAGAGATGTGGGAGGATGGTAACTATAAGGAGTAAGGGGCTGTGTCCCGCATGCAGAGCAAAGGAGCTACCGCCAAAGGAAAGGGCGGCGATACGGGTGAAGGCCAAGCCAAAGGGGGAGAGCCTAGCCGTTTTCTTTGGCGCCCATGTGGCTAGATTGAGTATGACAAGGAGATCTGCTACCGGCGCATACATACCATGCCCGGGGGTAAGCAACATATGCCACTTATACCCTAAACGGAAATATAAATCAGTTGCTGAGGATAATGATAACATTATCTACTTGACGGCTGATGAGCATACAAGATTCGATTATCTATTAGATACGATGGATTTCGGCCGGCTCTTGGACGAGTTTGACAACGTTTGGCTGTTGGCAGCCAGAAGGATGAGGGATCTCGCACCTAGAGTCGAGGAGGATGGTAAATTAAAAACCAGATTATTATCATGGATAGAAGAAAACAAAAATTACTTCTAGCTCTTGGATACGAGGCTATAAGTGATACGATATATAAGAAAGGAATGGATATGGAAGTCATAAGCGATCAAGAATCGTTTGATGATATGAGAGTCCGTTTATCCAAAAAACATCGTGTTGTTATCACGGATGATGGCATTGTAATAGAGTTTGTTCATAATAAGCCAATGGACGAGAATGCGCCATCATATTATTGGCGATCATCATTACCAATATTAAGATCATATCATACAGATCCTAAATTTACCGCTTTCTTTGGCATATTAGACGTTTTGTCAACGATCCTAAAGAAAGATATGGTTGAGGAGGAAAAGCCTGTTGAAGAGCCTAAAAACGAGCCTAATGAGGAGATGGAGGTTGAGTATGATCTGGAGACAGAGCAACAGTATTATGCCGCTGAATGGATAAAGGATATCCCGACACCCGTGTTATATAGAATGACTGTAGCCGGCAAACGTGTGTATTATGAGATGGATGTTGATGGGTATCCTATCATATACGATGGAGCCACTAACAATATCGCCAATGGGTATTGTGATACGTCCGGAGCCTTGGAGAAGTGGAAGAATGAGATGAGGCTCAAGGGTAAGGATCCTGATGAGTACGCTAACTACAGGGCTGATCTGGGTACTATCATGCATTATCTATTTGGGTTGTATCTGACCGGGGTTAATATAAAGCTGATCCCGACATGGATAAGGAAGGCTGTCAAGGAGGCTAAGCTAAGAATAGACAAGTATAGGATGGAGCGGATATTAGTGGACAACATTAATGAGCTGATAGAGGATCTTATATCATTTGCCATATTCTGCAAGGAAAGACACGTAAAACCTGTATTGATCGAAAAGATGTTGAGGTCAAGGAGATTGAAAGTAGCTTCTTCGGTGGACGCAGTGGTGGAGATGGATGGCGAGCCGGAGATGGTGGAGATAGAGGTCGAGACAGGAGAGTTCTATAAGACGGGAGCCAAGAAAGGTCAGCCTAAGACGGAGAAAAAGAAGATAAAGAGATGCAGGAGGATATTCGCTATATTGGACTTCAAATCAAACAGGAAAGGCAATTTCTATGACGAGTATGCTTTCCAACTTGAGTTATATAGAAGAATGATACTGGAGAACTATGGAAAGATATTGGAGATAGAGGAGATATATAACTTCGCTCCGGGTGATCCTAACGCAAAGACCAGCCAATATAAGTTGAAGAGACAGACTGACAACCCTATATTGAATATGGCTACCGTAGTATATCTTCAAGGAAAGTATAAGTTCGAGAAAACTAATTATACGGTTACATCAAGAGTCGGATCCTTGGACATAGAAGGCGAGTTTGACGTTAATAAGTTGATAAGGAAAGAACCGCTGAGGGACTATATATATAGAGTCATGGATGAGAGGAGAGGGTGATGGAATTTAGGGAGTTCAATAAGAGCGTTCATCGGTATGAGCTGGATCATAGCAAGCCAAGGAGGAAGCTGACGTGTCCGCAATGCGGCAAGGATAAGTGTTTTACGCCGTACGTGGACGTAACCACCGGTCAGATCGTTGGAGAGCAGTTTGGGGTGTGTGATCATAAAAATAAATGTGGTTATTTTAAATATCCAACAGGGAGCGAACTTGGGGACAATGATCTTTTTACCGATTCAAACAAAGTATTAAGGAGGTACAGACCTCCCGTGGATCCGGATATAGCCAACTGCATTCCGGTAAGCAAGATGTTTGAGACGCTTAGTCCTTTCGAGACATCTGATCTTCAGGATTATCTATCCAATATCTTCGGATCGTATCATACCAATAGGGCATTTAGCTTATATAAGATCGGGATGATGAGATTCGGGGACTGGGGTAAGTGCTGTGTGTTCTGGCAACTGGATAAGAATTGGGTAGTGCGGACCGGAAAGATAATGGACTACGGGCCTGACGGGAAGAGGGTAAAGGTTCCCATGGATCACGTATGTTGGGTGCATATACTGGACGGTCAGGATTACCTGCTTAGGCAATGCCTGTTCGGGGAGTTTCTTATCAACTTCTATCCCAATGACGCTCCGGTGTATATAGTAGAGTCAGAGAAGACGGCTGTTATCTGTAACATCGTGTACCCTAGTAGGTTGTTTATGGCCTGTGGCGGTATCCATATGCTGAAAAGGGAGATGATAGAGACATTGGGTAGGAGACGGATAGTCCTGTACCCGGATAAGGGCGACGCTTTCAACGAATGGAGAAAGAAGGTAGACAAGGATATGAGGGGGATGAATATAGAGATAAGTAATTTTCTAGAATCAAAACCCAATATAAATGAGGGAATGGATATAGCGGATTATTTTATTATTAAACAAATTTACAATGGCAAAGGTAGTTGACAATTACAAGAAATTCAAGGTGCTTGAAATAACAAGACAGGAGATGATGGATAAGCTCACCAGATATGGGTGCTTAGGTATTTGCGATATGTGCAACAGACCTATATCCGTGGGCTATTATGTAGCAGTAATCAATCAATGGATGTGCAAGGACTGTTATAATGATTTCGTCAAATCGGTTGACAGGTATGAGGAGGATACGAGAATAGAGAACAGAAATTTTGATAGATTTTGCAATCTATTTAATGTTGAGATAGAAGAAAAGGCATGAAAGAGCTGTCTTTAGCCCAGAAAGCTATGTTAAACGGATCCGTGTGCCCGTATTGCAAGAACCCATCCACTATGATAAATACGGTGGAGGGGAAGCAAGTTGGGTGCGAGAAGTGTGGGGCTTGGATGAGATCCGATTCTACGGGTAAACCTGTAGGTAGGTTAGCCAAGCCGGATCTCCTTAGGTCTATGGATATGGTAATGACTGAGATTAATATATTTGCGTATAGAACAAAACGGGATGTGCAGGATATTTACAAAAGCCTATCTGGTGAATTGGATATACCAATAGAACATGTATCCCCATATAAGATGTCTTTGCCATCACTACTTAATACCATGAGATATATTGAAAAATATGGCGATAATCATATACGGATATATGATAGAACCATGGTAAAGAAGGCTTGCCCTAGGCACGGAGCGGTGGCGATCGGGAGCAACGCCTGCCACGGATGTCCGGAGTTCCTGTTCCATGTGGTAAACGACACGACCGATACGGTGGTGTGTGATATGGATATGAGTTATGGAGATCGCAAGAAGGATAAATATGAGCATTAGAGCTAATGATAATGGAACATTTGAGTATCGAATCAAATTGGATACCTTTAATAAAATGAATAGTACATGTAAAATGAAGAAAGTTTATTTTGTTCACAAACCAACAAGTTTTTATGTTGGTGGCAATGTAAGTAGCGTAGAAGCTACAGTTTATAATAAAATGGTTAATATGGGGATGAGTAGCGAATTAGCCGATAAACTTAAAAAGGTAATAGGTACATTCCCTTGCACATGGGAGATACCAGATGAATTTGCGTCTGATCCATATTCGTATATGATTAAGCGTCTGGGATTGGAATATCCATCTTTTTTAAAGGAAGAGGATTTGGATATACAAGAGAATATAGATTTTGATGATGAGGAGGACGAAGAGGATGGGGAGATCGACTGAATATTACAGGACACATCCGGAAGCCAGAAAGAAGAAGGCTGAGACGGACAAGAAGATCAACGCCAGACCTGAGCAGAAAGCCAAGAGACGGGAGTTGGGTCGCAAGAACTACAAGACCGATAAGCTGAAGGGCAAGGCTTATCGGAATGGGAAGGACCTATGCCATACAGCTAATGGTCTTAGATATAAATCAAGATCAGCTAACAGAGGGTCTAAATCCGATACGGCTGGCGATAGAAACGCAAGAGGATGAGTGAGGATAGGATATGGAGGTCATCCAAGGAGATTATCATGGATGCCTATGAGAGAATAAGAAAGTATCAGTCGGGGGAACTTCTCCCGGCTCATACCGGATATCCTTATCTGGATAAGGCTTTGCTGGGGGGATTTTACCCCCAGCATGCGGTAGCAATAGGAGCTAGGCCCGGAGTCGGCAAGTCTTATTTGGCGCAGAAGATCATGAGCAATGTAATGAATGTCAATATCAATCCACAAGCAGATGATTATGTATGGTTAAGATGCGAGTTTGAGATGAACCCAGAAGATTTGATGTTACGTTCACTATCAAGAAAAATGGGGAAAGACATACAAGATATACTCCTTAACGAGATGTCAGAAGATGAGGTAAAAGAGATGCAGAAATGCCTTAGAGAAGAGAACTCTAGCAGAATAACATACATTCCTAAACCATCAACCGTAGATGAGCTTCAAAATTTTCTATGGAATGAGTATATGCCAATAAACAAGGATAAAAAAATGGTATTCGTATCTATAGATCATACAGCCCTAATAAAAGGTTCAGGAGATGCCAAAAGAAATATCGACTCGCTGATAACCATGTGCAATATAGCTAAGAGGACTTTTCCTAATATTTTCTTTCTTATAATATCACAACTTAATCGTGATATTGAGGGAAGACGGGATCATAAGGATCATATGCCAAAACAATCTGATTTCTATCAATCAGATACATTGGGGCAATTGTGTACGGCTATGGTAGCGTTGAATATCCCAAAGAGATACGGCTATTCATCATACATGCAATTCCCGCAAGGCTGGTATCCCAATCTGGAACGTTTTAAGAGTGAATCAAGGCGTTCTTTCCGTGTAGATGGACTTATATTCCATCATATAGTAAAAGTCCGTCAGAGATCGTTAGAAGAGATTGAGGCTATACATGTGGATATCATGAAAGGATATGAGCGATATTATCCTGATGATGGAGTAGTACGCCAAGAAAGACCGGGAGGCTCGGACGCCCCTGTGGGTAGCGGCAAGCCGGACACGACTGTGGTGACGCTACCGCCCCCGCCTCCAAGTATTCCGTTGGAGCGACAATATATACCGCCAAGTGATGATTTCAATGTAGTACATGACGAAACACCTTATTGAGCATGAGATTAAGACATAACTACTTACTTGTGGTGATAAAGGTGCTGGAAATGTTCTTGAAGACCGTATTGTCGGTCGAGGATAAGATGGGGATAAAGGAGATCATATCCTCGTTGAAGGAGATGGCCAAGTACAGCATCAGGTATATCATAAACAGGGAACGGGAAAAAGAGATCATGAGTATCTGTGATGAGGTATCCAATAAAGTACAGGAGTATAAAAGAATAAATGACAACTCAATGATATTGGAATTGGAGAACCTGAAAAGGGAAGTCGTGGCGGTGGAGGATCTTCTTAGCTCTTATAAGGGCGTTCTTGACGCCGAGCTGGTGATAGCCGAGGATGACATCAGGATCATACGGGACAAGATCGCTATAAGCCTGAGGGAGGACGGGACATGTAAGAGCATGACTGACGCCGATAAAAGGGCTAGGGTGGACGTAAGATACGAGAGGGCGTTAGAGGATTATAGGATCCTTCTGAGATGCGCCAATACGGTTAGGGCTAAGATGTCGGTTATAGGGCATCTTAACCAATCTATAAATCAATCTATATCAGTTGGTAGAGTTGGTATGGCTAATGAATCTTATACGGTAAAACAATATGAAAAAGGGAAAGAGATTGTCGAAAGCAGACGGCCTTAGAGTATTAACGAGAGCTTATTTTCTTATAAAGAAGAGATATGAAAATTTTATATGTATAGCTATAGTTGAAGCGGCTGATATGCTTGAGTTGGCAGATAGAAAAAAATGATTTTGCACATGAGCTTATACCTGAGTTAAGAATGTTTAAGCCGATTAATAAACGTATCAATAAGGTTTGGTTTGATTATTCGGATGAAGACATAAGATTATATATACTTCATACATTGATTAATATATACAATGATAATGATCATCCTGATATAGTTGAGAGAATAGCTAGAAAAATAAGATCAATATTTTAATTCATTCATTTATGTACATAAATTTTGAACAGATGATGACATCAGGATTAACAATGTCTGATGTAGGGTATCTTTTGATGATCCGGCAAAAAGAGGAGATGGCTGATGTCATTCCAAAAGAAAAAATAGACAGCTATAAAGCGTCTGGTTATATCGAGCTTCAAAAGAACGGGAAGTGGAAGATAACACCAAGGGGAGGATCGTTGCTGATGTTGATAGAGACGCCCGGCCTGACACCGGAGGTCGAGGGGATCCGGGACCGTATCATTGGGGTATATAATGATATGGGGAAGGATACAGGAGCTATCAAGGAGGTAGAGAAAAGGCTCGTATGGTTCATGGCTAATACCAACTTCAAGGAAGAACCTATAGTAAGAGCCGTAATATCCCACATAGATCTTAAACGTGAGTATACGATGAGATTGGATAACTTGATCTGGAAACCATCAAATGTGTATAGCGTGCATATGAGTTTATCGGAATCAACGTTATTCGATACGATCATAAAAATGTATGGCATGACGTCTGACTTGTATCTTAGGGAGAACAAGAACAAGGAGCTGGCATGGTTGTTCGCCATAAGCCGGCTTCCGGATCCCCCCAAGAGAATGGATAAGGAATACGCCATCACGGGCGATGTTAAGATGGATATCGAAAGGATATCGGATATAAAAAAAGAATTAGGCAGAAGATTAAAAATGTCGATTTAGTATGGAAAGAAAAGAAGTTGAAAAAGTAGTCAAGGAGGCGATATTCGAGAAGATGGGTGAATTTAATGGTCTTGATCATGCCGCTCAGATAATGAACGAGGATAAGCTGGATACGGATATGGCTATGGATTCCCTTGATTTTGTAGAAGTCATAATGGAAGTGGAAAAGAAAACGGGTAAATGTATACCCGATGAGGCGCTTAACGTCAAGCCTTATCACGAATTGACGGCAGGAGAGCTTATGGGTATGTTGTATGATTATCTAAAAAACAAATAAATGGATTTCGGATATGATGATTGGGAAGAGGGGCTAGAGACCCCTCTTGTCGATGATTGTGATGACGATCATGAGGAGGAAGAATATGATTTCAGTTAAGGAGTTAAGGCCGGGCAATCTTGTAAAAGACAAAGCTGGCGATATATGGAGAGTAGGGTGCGTTACCGGTATGTGTAATGAAAGTGGATCATTAATCCTTGAACGTGAGGTTGATGATGGGATAATGAAATGGTATTCCGGGGAAGATGATGTCATGCCTATTGAGATAAATGATAATATACTTGATACTATCTATTTCAAGCGTGATAAGGGGCGGGATGTATATCGAGGCTACGGAATATCTATAGAGATTTTTGATGATGGGTATTATCTTAGCCTTAGGGATCTGGAAGACGATCTAAGCGATCCTATTCAGATTAAGAATCTTCACCATCTACAAAACCTGTTAATGGACTTATACGGATATGACATAAAAATAGATAAGCTTTATGGTAATACCGGAGAATAATTTGTTATGTAAGGTTATAAACGGAGAGAAGGTTCTCGCCGCCTCTTACTCGCAGATAGACACGTTCGTCCAGTGCCCATATAAATGGTATAAGACTTACGTGGAGGGTCATAGGTCCACGGAAAAGCATGAGGCTACGTCATATGGTACGGTTATCCACCAGACGATGGAGTATTTCTTCAAGAATGGATGCAGACCTTCTTATGAGGATATGAGCAAGGCATTCAACTACTACGCTGATATAGAGAAAATACCTTTTGATAGCGTTAAATCTCAGATTGAGTCTATGCAACATGCGGCTAGACTAATAAGATGGGTTGTAGGATTGTTCGAGAAGGATGCGGCTGGTAATTACAAAAAAACGTGGTCAGACCTTACGCCAATGGAGAAAGTGATCCGGGGGTCGAGACCGGCCGGCGTGGAGGAGGACTTCGTCCTGCCTTATAAGCTACCCAAGCCCCTTACATTGGATGGTGTGACATACGATAAGGTACATATCATAGGATCAGTAGACTGGAGAGGTGAGTATAAGACAAAAGACAGAACAGCTATGTATACGATAGACTGGAAGTCTGGGAGAAAATTATTCGATAAGGATAAATTGCTTCACAATCTCCAGCATCCGATATACGCCTTTTACATATACAGGAAGTATAAGGTATTACCAGATATGTGTAGCTATTTTTTTACCCGTATGTTGGATAACCAAAACGTGAAGGTAGATAAGGAAAAGGTAGAGAGGTCAGTCAAGGAGCTTAATGATATTCTTCTTGATATGTATGATTTCGAAACAAATAAAATCAATAGCTATCAAGCTCACGTTTGGGACGATGTCAAGCAAGAGTATAAATACGAGACACGCTACCTTATGGGACGCCAGCCGGCCTGCCTTGAACCCCGCCCCAAGCCCTTGTGTTTTTGGTGTGATTTCTCAATCCATAAACAAGGGACATGCAGATATTCATCGAATTGGGATGAGTCAAAAAGAAAGAATAAAAAAGATTAACTTTATTAAAAAGCCTAGGTAAATATCTGGGCTTTAATTATATTTGTATCAATAAATAACTGGTTATGGATAAAAACGAAAGAGAAAAACAGGTATTGGATCTTCTGATGTCTAGAAAAGATATCAGGAAATTGGTAGAGAAATCAAATGAATGTTATTCTAAGATGGATTTCGTTGGAGCCATGAGATACCGGCAAGAGATAAAGGATATTGTAGATCGAGAATCTAAAATTATGTTGACAAAAAGTGAGTCTTTGGTAGATTTGATGAATGATGCTGACAACGAATATAAATTCAATATGTTGGTATGGCTACATTCCATGATGTGCATGGCGGATGTATTTAATGGGATATTGGAGGATTTCAAGGATGGAGTAAGAAAGGCCAATGGAAACTCCAAGTTTATTAAATTCGATAATCTAGATCGATTGATGATGGAGTGCAAGAAGGAGATTGATTACCTGATGAAAGGCACAAGTAAATCATTTCAAATATCCTTTGCCGTAAGGAGCGATGAGATGAGGGAGATGATAGAGAATATGGTTGGGGATAATATCCGGGAAGGGTACGACATGTTCAAGGAAGAGGCTGAGATGGTGAATGAGACAGATAGAGACAAGATAGAGGAATTTAATAAGAAACTAGATCATGATTGAATGCGATATAAAGGTAGGTGATATAGTTCATACCCAGGTGGGCACGGGAGAAGTGATAGCTATAAGTAAGACGATGGATACATTGATGGTAAAAATGTTTGACGGTCGTGAATGCCCAATAAAATTAAAATACGTAAAGGCTGTTTTTGATAACTATAAATCCAAATGATACACAAATTAAGACCATATCAAGAGGAGTGTGTTAAAAGTATCTCCGATTACATAAACTCTGATAGACATGACCCGGTATTGATCGTGGCTCCCGTCGCAGCAGGCAAATCGATTTTAATAGCAGAAGCGGCTAGATTGATGGGAGATAAGACGCTGGTTCTCCAGCCGTCTCGCGAATTACTAATACAAAACTACTGCAAGCTTACATCATATGGCATACCGGCGACCATCTACTCCGCCTCCTGTGGCAAGAAAGAGCTATCTAACATGATATACGCCACGTTAGGGTCTATCAAGAAGGTTGCTGGTCAGCTTAAGGAGATGGGGATCAGGAACGTGTTGATAGATGAGGCTCATGCCGGATACAGTCCTGAAGACGGCAGTGAGTTCATGACATTCATGAATAAGCTGGAGCCGAGAAAGGTGATAGGGTTTACAGCCACGCCATGTAGACTTAAAAACATGTCGATAGGACAGACATCATATTCCCAACTTAATTTCATCACTCGTATGAGACCGGTATATTTCAAAAACCTGATTCACGTGATACAGGTAGAGGAGATGATAAGGCAAGGATTTTGGACACCTCTTAAATATGAGACATGGGATTTCAATGGAGATGCCCTTAAACTCAATTCTAACGGCTCCGAATATACGGCTGAGTCTATTAGTGAGGCGGTGAGAAAAAATGGCTTAAACAACCTTATTTTACGTCGGTTGATGGTATTAAAAGACATCTGTAGATCTATACTGGTGTTTATGGATTCTGTTGAGAGCTGCAATACGGCCGCCGAATGGATAAACGCCAAGATATGCGCTGGCATGGCGGAGGTAGTTCACGGAGGCACACCAAAGAAGCAGCGGGAGGCTATAGTTGAGAGGTTCAAGTCGGGTAAGACGAAGGCAGTGTTCAACTATTCCGCCCTCGGTACGGGATTCGATCATCCGGGTCTGGATTGCGTGATAGTAGGGAGACCGACATTCTCATTCTCATCGTTTTATCAGTGGCTTGGCAGGGCGGTTAGGATAAGGGACGGTAAGGATAGCGCATTGGTCGTTGATTGTTGTAACAACTCGTCAAGGTTCGGTGATATAAGGAAACTTAGTATAGAGAACTACAAAGGATATGGATGGGGGATGTTTATCGGCGATAAACTAATTACCAATATCCCGATGGGAGATAAGGTAACGAAAACGGATCTGGATATCAAGGCCGCCAAGAAAGATCGTAGGAGAGGGCTGGCGCATGGCGTAACCGCCGCCCCTGTTCCCGGGAGACAGGATCATCCCCTTGGCTCTATGGTAATGAAATTCGGGAAATATTGTGGGTGGATGTTGCATTCGATCCCAGTATCGTACTTCAAATTCATAAATGAGACATTTGACTGGAGTAATGATCGAAACAGGGAGATAAAAGAATATATAGATTTTTTAATTAAAAACAATAAGTTATGACAGGGTGTATATATCATGAGGCTGATCTTGACGGTGTGATGTCCGCGGCCATAGTAAGTAAATATTTTAAGAGAAGGGATATTGATCTACTGCCTTACAATTATGGGAAGGAGATACCTGACGTTAGTAAGTATGATAAGGTATTTGTAGTTGACGTGTCATTTGGAGACAGAACAAGCTTGCTGTTTGATGAATGGAAAGACAAAGGGATAGATGTCACATGGATAGACCACCATAAGACGGCGATAGATGCTATGAAAGACTATAATGTCAAAGGTAAAAGACGTATCGGAACGGCGGCTTGTGAGCTTACGTGGGAATATCTTTTCGATGATATCGAAACTCCTGATGTGGTAAAATTATTGAGCGCTTATGATGTATGGGATCATGACCGCTTCGAATGGAGTGATGTGCTTTCATTTCAATATGGGATGAGAGGGTATTGCGGGCTTGACGTTGACATGGTCAGGGAGGTGCTAAACAAGGCGAATGGCGAGTTTGTTTCTGATATGATAAGAAATGGCGAGGCTATAATAGAATATATCATCGAGAAAAACAGAGGAGAAATGAAGATGTTCTCATTCGAGGCAGATATATTTGGATACAATGCGATATGTATGAATACTACGGAGTTTAACTCCACCACATTCGAGTCTATGTACGATCCTAGAAAACATGATTTGATGATGCCATTTTGCTGGAACGGGAGATTCTTTAGATGCTCATTCTATACCACCAAGGATGAGGTGGACGTCTCGGTGCTGGCACGCAAGGCCAATCCCGGTGGCGGCGGTCATAAGGCGGCTGCCGGCTTCCAGATTAGCGTGGAGGATATGATGGAGTTCTTAAAAAGTAGAAAGATGTTATGATAGAATTGGTATTTACCCTCATAATAATGACCGGTTCTATTTATTTGATAATAAAAGGGAATAAGAAGGATGATTCGGCCGAATTTTATGGAGGGATAATAGCAACGATCTTATCTGTTCTCCTGATGTGCTTAGTAATGCAAAATATAAATAATACAAAAGATATGGGAAAGGTATATAAATTCAATAGACTTAACGAGATGAAGCTAGATGATTATGGCTTTGGTCTGTTCGAGTACAATGGTGCTCTTTATTTCAAGGAGGCAGATGAAGGGAGATGCTTTGATGTGAGAAGCGGAAATGAGGTTATTATCGGGAAAGATAAGATTATAATGACTATGGAGGACTGACTATGAGGATTTTTAAAAATATCAACAGAAAGAAAAAAAAGTGCGACACTCATGGGTAAAATCAGGCTCCGGTATTCAGCGTTGCGCCGTTTGCGGGATTTCAAGACGAAGTGAGTGGAGGGACGGAAAGGCCACGAATTGTGTGTATCTATCATCTGGTGAGCTTTACTCTATGACAGGCGAGACGCCAGAATGCAGGGATCTTAGTGAATTTTATTAATCTAAAATATGAAAATATGACATGGTATGACACTTACGAGGAGATAAAGGCCAAATATCCGAATACTGTTTTTGAGGAATATTGGTTGGTGGAAGAAGATGTAGCTAAATTAATGGGGCATGAACCTATTATAAAAGGATGGGCTATAATCAAAAATGATCCTAATATAGACAGCAATATTATATCTAGTGATAAATTAAACATTAATGCTATTGAAGCCGAGAAGAATGAGGGAGATGAGCGTAATATATTGTTACATATTGGGATATTGTCTCCATTTAATGATGATCCAGTAATAATAATAAAACAAAAAGGAGTTTAAGATGAAAGAGGAATTTAGCAAATACGACAAGGTCGTTTATGAAGGTGAGTTATTTGAGGTACTTGAAACCGCTGACAATACGGGAATGATGAAAATAAGCCCGTGGTTTGATACGGAATATGAGTTTATTTGGGTTGATGAGGAGATGGTTGTATCGTTAAACAGGGCTATTAAGTTGAAACTTGTTAATGAGGAGACAATTGATGCGTTGACAGATTATAGTTCTATTGATAATGGTCTGTGTAATAAAGCCAAAGAGGGGAAGGTGGAGATAACAAGTGGTCCATCCATAGGGAAGGACGGCAGCGGCAAGAACGACCGGGCCGACGGTAAACTCCGGTGGGATCTCCTTCCTTTGGCTGAGATAGAGGACATCGTAAGGGTATATACAGTGGGAGCGGAGAAGTATAAGGCTGATTCATGGAAAAACATACCTGAAGGATTCGAGAGATATCGTGCCGCCTTACTTCGCCATATGGTAGCGTATATGAAGGGCGATAGATTCGACAAGGATACCGGAGCGATGCATTTGGCGCAAGTTTGCTGGAACGCCATAGCGTTATTATATTACGATAAACACAATAAAGGGCTTATAGGATGGAAGAATCAGGAAAAAGAATAGTAGATGAGAGATTAAGAGCTATCGACAAAAGAACAGGTAAATACGTTAATGTAATCAAGCGCACTATTAATGATAGCCTATTCCCGATAGTTAAGTATCTAAATTATAGCTACGACGAATTAAATTATGATTATGTAAGATATCTGAATTTTGATATAGATATAAATTGGGAGCAACGTAGATATCAGATTGTTAAGGATTTATTATCTAACGATTTCGATGGAAGGAAGATGGATATAGATGAGGTAGACAATGCTATATTTACCGCTGATTTGATTATTAACAGACTAAAAACTATTTGATATGGTAAGAATTGATTTTTTCACGAAGAAAGACGCTGAGTACAGCGACTACATGCGGTATATTATCGCCAACACATTACAGGAGTATGAGGGTGAGGTCACGTTGAACCAGATCCCGGAGAACAAAGCCACGGAGGAGGAAATATCCAAGTACGGTATAGAGGTATATCCTACTATCATCGTCAGCGGAGATAACATGGATGGCTTTAATAAACTTGAGGGGATGGCCAGAAAAGCTGATCTTATTAACGTCATGTCGTTATACGACAAGAAATAGGCTTATGACGATAAGGGATAAATATTTTGGTTGGAAAGATATATTCTTTGACAGGTTCGTGCATTGTTGTAATGAAAAAAGTGACCAACCACAAGGAAGTAATATACCTCTAGCCAAAATAAACTTCGATAACAAGACAGGATATGTGGAGGACGGGACTATTAATATAGCCGAGCTTCTTCAATATCTTTGGATAAATAATAAGGTCTATGGGTGTGAATATGCACCCATAGATATATCCTCTGTCTTGCAAACATTGATTAGATTGACCGAGAACGCTAAGTTCATATTTGACGACCAACCCGGCATACATGATATGATCCCATATAGAGGTTTTTTTCTTAGAGATGATTTTTTACCCGGGAAAGATTATTCACTTGATTTGGATAAAATAGTGAGCGGGATGGGAGGATGGTATGGGGAGGATGAGGATCCATGTTACTCGATGTTCGTCAGTCAAGATCAGATATGGAACTTGAACCCGATATTGAAGGTATTAGCTGATGAGGGATCTATTCTAGCCAAGGAACTTGGGTATGATATGAACTCATATGTCAGCGATAATGGATACACGATATACAACCCATATCTGTCATGGATCAATCATTACTATCATTATTGCCCGACATTTAATGATGATAAGCTGAAACCTTGGGATAGGGTGGAAGACAGAAAGAATAAATTCAAGATGACGGATAAGGTCAAGAGAGGCGCCAATAACTGGTACTATTCAGGCGGGACTATATCTTGCGTGGATAGCTTCTTAGGGAAGAAATACAGGAAGAATCTCCGGACTTTCATATATCGTGGAATAGTGTTCTTTCTGGATCGGATATGGCATACGTCTTTATTTGAGAGGATGGGCGTGAAAATGAAATACAATGCTTATTATTGTTATGCCGCTACCTCCGGGATATGGTATGATAAGGGATTCAAGGAAAGACTAGCCAAGAGGTTTAACAAGTCGCTTGGCGGCGACGGTGAGCTGTTCGGGGCTAACCTAGCCTGCATGGTATGTGACCGGCGGGATATCGATTGGGAGGCACTTCGTCTTTGGCTTGAAAAATACGATGATCCTACTGATGATGGTATGGTAAATAGCCCTATTCAATTTATGTATTTATATCTATATTATACTTTTAATAAATAATCTAAGGTAATTATGGTAAAGAAACAGTTAAAGATCCCGTTTAAGGATGGGAGACCATGTAAATGGGTTAAGGATGTTCATGATGAGGAACGCGATAATTATGAGTTCGAGGAATGTCTTGAGATACACGGATTCGTTCGTGGATGCTCTTCGGCTGTAATGATATTAAGGCCGGCAAATGATCATGGAAAGGATTTCAATTATGTCAACAGTATCTATTATCAAGTGTTCTTGACGGATAGCAAGGAGATAATACAAAATATGATGCATGGGATCATATACGGGAAATGGACTTTTGTTAAGAGGGGAGAAAATTTTGGTATAAAATTGGTTAAGGTCTTACCTAAGATACATAAAATATCCCTTGATATGATCGCAAAGGATATTTTTAGGTCTGAGAATAAATGAACAATATGAAAGTATTATCATTATTTGATGGGATATCATGTGGGTATTTAGCATTACAAAGAGCCGGTATACCTATAGAGACTTACTACGCCTCGGAGATAGACAAGACATGTATAAAGGTAAGTCAAAAACATTTTCCTAATATTATCCGGTTAGGGGATGTTAATAACTGGAGAACATGGGATATCCCCTGGAAAGACATAGATCTAGTCATGGGAGGGTTCTGTTGCCAGAGCTTTTCTAGCTCAGGTAAGGGTAAGGGATTCATGGACGCTCGTGGGAGGCTTTTCTTTTGCTTCTCGGACATCGTAAAGCATTTAAGAAAGGAAACCAAAGGTAAAATCCTGTTCTTGGGCGAGAACGTCCGGATGCGGGACGAGCACCGCTGGGTGATCACCGAGGAGCTTGGCGTGGAGCCGGTGGAGATCGATAGCGCCTTGGTCTCGGCACAGACCCGGCATCGTCTTTATTGGTGTAATTGGCCGGTAGAAATGCCGAAAGACAAGCATATATCATTGGATGATATTTTAGAGCATGACAAGGACTGGAATCCGGAAGCCATAAGAGTAAGATATATAGGAGTCATTGTCGGTAGAAGGATAGGAGAGGATTGGCATCGAAAGGATTATGACAAGAACGTGAAAATAACGCAATGTCTGGAAGTAAGAAAAGACAAGAATACTATCTCTGTCAAGAAAAGCAATTGCTTGACAACAGTCATGAAAGATAACGTGATTTCATCGTTGCCTCCCGGAAGATATCTGAACGCCTTTGACATGAAAGATAAGTTCAGATACCTTACTCCTGTAGAGATGTGTAGGCTACAGACATTGCCGGATGATTACCTTGATGGAATAGCCCCGAATACGGCCATGTCTTTAGCGGGAAACGGATGGACGGTGGATGTGATAGCCCATTTGCTAAAAGGCATATAGCGTAGGTGGAATTTAAAACACAATTGCAACGATATGATTATAAACAAGACATGGTCGATGCCGAATAAAGAGACATTCAGCATAAAACCGATAAGAGAACTTATAGATAGATATAAAAAAGACGGGATGGTTATAGTAGATCCATTTGCCAGAAACAGCGATATAGGGACAATAACCAACGATCTTGATCCTGAGACTAAGGCTATGTATCATAAAGACGCCACGGACTTCTTGTGTCATCTTGATGATAATATAGCTGATATGGTATTATATGATCCACCATATTCTGCGAGACAGGTATCTGAGTCGTATAAAAGACTTGGAGGATCTGTTAATATGCAAACAACACAATCCAGTTATTGGACTAGACAGAAGAAGGAGATAGCTAGGATTACCAAGAAGGGCGGGGTGGTCATTACCTGCGCGTGGAACTCCGGCGGTATAGGGGCAGGGCTTGGTTTCGAGCAGCAGGAGATTCTTCTGGTGGCTCATGGGGGATGGCATAATGATACGATAGTTACAGTAGAAAGGAAAATGAAATTATGAAGGAAAGGATATTCACCACAAAAGAACAGGGGAGGGTGTTGGTCGAGGCCGGCCTTCCTATCTCCACCGCCATCGGTTTCAGAGACAAGTATCTGGATCAATTACATTCTATGGAGGATGACGCTGGTCGTATAGGACTGATCGAGGCCGTTACCCCGGATATATCCAACCCTGTTTGGGATGTAGGGACGTTACTGAATTTGCTCCCATATGAGATAGAGGGTTGTACATTAGAATGTTATAAGCTAAAACATGCATGGCATGTAGCGTATAGAGATATAGACGAGATCCCTATATATTGGAGTAGCGAGAGACTTCTTATAGATACATTATTTTCACTGATAACAACATTATTAAAAAATGGATTATATGAGTATAAAACAAACAGCAAGAATAAGGTACAAAACGGAGGATAATCCGCCTATGGGAGGTGTTCCTCTTATAGGATACAGTTTGGAATACGACTGCAAGGTAGCGTTAGTATACAGAAAAGGGGATAACTATTACACCAATATTGAGTGCGATGTTGAATATAAGACATCTCCTCCGGATGAGTACGAATACGTATATCCGTGAGAACTAGAAGGAATATATTTATATTTAAGCATTATTAATATTATTTTAATATTATTCATGCTTTTATTTTTGTTTAAATCGTATTTTTGTATCAACATTAAAAACCAGATTATTATGGATGAAAACAAGCTAAAAGTCAATGAGCTAACGACGAGAACGCTGGGTTCTCATTATGGCGGATATACCTATGTAAAGGTAAAAAATCGTGAAACTTATGTAACGATAGATTGGAAGTTGTTGAGGGCTATAGAAAAAGGGGAGGTGGAGATAAACAACGAAAAATATCATCTATCCGGAATAGAGTACGTAGCTAAAAGATATCAGGACATGTTTTACGCTGGTCGTGATATTTATTATTTCAAGGGCATAGAAGGGCATGGGATGACCGATCTTCTTAGAAACGCTGTAGATGATTTGCTAGATACCATAAGCAGCAGGGAGACTTATCGTAGTGCAGAGCATAGAATGTACGCCCAAATGAATCAACTTACTGAAGCGGGAGCTATGATCAGCTTAGCTATTGAATTACTAACATCTAATATCCGTCATAGTTATGGAGAAATTGATTTTGAACGATATCCAAGACCTGTGGAGGTGGAGGGAGAAGATAAACATTGACGACCTTAGAGAGGAGCCTATGGCTGAGGATATGCCGTTGTATTTCCCGTGCGCCGTCGTATGGCATGAGAAACATAATGATTGTATATGCTACGGATTTGTTTATGTAGCAGAAATATTAGGGATATAAGCATTAAAAACAAATAATTTTAACAACATGAGCAAATTACTATTTTTCGATTTAGAGACAACCGGGGTTAAGTTCTGGAGAAACGGGATACACCAAATAGGAGGGATCGTGGATATCGACGGGCAGGAGGCCGAGAGGTTTGACATCCGCCTAGCCCCGAACCCTGCCGCCACGATAGAGCAGGAGGCGCTGGACGTGGCTGGCGTTACCTTGGATCAGGTGCAGTCGTATCAGCCTATGGAAGATGGATACAGACAGCTCGTTAGTATATTATCCAAATACGTGGATAAGTTCGACAAGAGGGATAAAATGTATTTAGTGGGGTATAACAACGCTGGATTCGATAACAGCTTCCTACGGGCTTTATTCCAGCAATGTGGGGATAAGTATTTCGGATCATGGTTCTATCCTAACTGTATGGATGTGTATGTTATGGTGACACCGTTCCTGATGGGTGTAAGAAACGATATGGAGAACTTTAAGTTGATGACCGTAGCCAGAACTATGGGTATTGAAATCGACGAGAATAAGCTTCATGACGCTACTTACGATATTGAGCTGACTAGGGATATTTTCTATCGTATAATTGGCAAAATGGACATTAAGCTATGAGGGACATTTTAGAGGCGATGTATGATTATCCGGATGAGGCGCTTGGGCTATTTTTCTTTCTGATAATGATTGTCTGGTTGTTGTCAGGTATATTCGAGAAAAATGGATGATAAGATTGACGAGATGCTGGATCTTCTGAGATCTCAAAATAAGATGATCAAGGATATTCACGATTATGTAAAAGAAGTTACCAGCGAGAAATATATAGGGGAGTCTAGGATGACCAGCTCCCCTATTAACTTGGCCGCTGATATACTTACCGAAGCCATTAGCCCTAAGATAAAAGGGATGATGGTGGATTTATTAAGGAAACAGGGATGGAAAACCGAATGAGACATGGGAACATATGAGAAGAAGGTAAATCAGTTAAAAGATTTGATGGTAAGGAAATACAAATCGGCTTACGACAAGTCAAAGGGAATAGATATAGATATAAGCTCAATAATGTATCTCCCGGTACCAAATGAATTTAATGATATGGATATTGAGAATATGTATGTTATTCTCGATAAGATTAAAGATATTATAGATAACAACAGGGATAAGCTCAAGAACCCGACTTGCGGCGCATGCGTACATCTGCATGATAATGAATGGGCGAAAGGATATGGCAAGGTATGTTGTTCTATTTGGCAGGTGTGTGACCATTATACAAACCCTAACAGGAAACATAATAGGAAACAAACAACATACGTAAGGCGCCCAAGCAATAAGGCTTGTCCTAATTATGAGTATGGTGATGATAATTTTGAAAACAGAAAAAGATGCTTAAAGAAAAAGAATGCCCGATAAGCAGCTATGGCCCAGTACGCACCAACAAAGACCGGACGTGCGTCTGCTGTGGCGATACGGTTCCCGCTGGTAGCAGCAGGATGATGCCGAGGAACGCCAAGTCCAGTTATTGTCTATGCATATCTTGCTTCAAAAAATGGAAATCCGTTGGCGGAGATCTTAAACTGATGGACAATCTCAGCAATGTGAAGAAAGAGCATATCATATATATGTCTAAGATCATGAAAGGTAATTGTGACATTGTTAAAGGTCATAAGCTTTATATAGCCCTAAAGAAGGCGATAAACGAGAAGAAGGTAGCCGTTATCAGATTCGATACCGACCAACCGATATGTATATCGACAAGAATCATGAATCCTTCATTCGGGGTGATCATGGACGAGTACGGTAAGGATATATTCCAAGGTAACCTTAAGCTAATTAATGCCCCTAAAGGTGTCAAGGATCTAATAGTTAACTATATAGAAAAATATCGTGAATTATGAACTTCAAGACATTTATATTCATGATCCTGACATTCAGGAGAGTGGATCCTATACCTAAAAATATAGGAATCATGTTAGGTGTAATATTTTGGATATCCGTAATATGGATAATATCAAATTTTACTATACTGATAGCTAGATTAATAAAATAAACAAGATGAAACAAGGAGACGTGATATATAAGAACGGCATGGAGCTGCTTGTAGTATTAAGTTACGACCATAATGAGCCATGTAGGGGCTGTTTCTTCTACAAGAATAAGGCGTGCGGATCAGAAAAAACTGATAAAATGCTGGGATTGTAACAAAGAGTATATATTCACAGCTATACGGGAAAATGATACGACTGAGCTAGATGAAATGATCAAAAGGCATAAGGAGGTATATGAGAAGATGCTCAATATAATCAAAAGGATTGAGAAAGAATGTCAAAAATATGTTATCTGGGATACTGTGCATGTGATGTTGAAAGATGATGGAGAGCTTATTATAAAAACCTTATCCAAGGATAAGGCCGTGCTTTTAAATGATTTCATTATATATGTCAACAATAATGGGAGTATAGACGAAGAGGACTATGATTTACTATTAACTAAATAATTGGTAATACAAATGAGCAGATCAAACAAAATAGAGAATCTAGCAAACAAGTATGTTGAAAGGCATACAAGAGATAGACATCTAAACGATGATACGATAAAAGAAATAAAAATAGTTTATATTATGATTATAAAAGATTTTATAGCTATTGTCGATAAATCTACATCAATGAATGAAAATGATGTGATACATGTAATTAACAGAATATCATCAATATTATATGAACCTATAGGCATCTCTAATACCGATAAAAAATATTGGAGATAGGGATAGCGCTAGGTCTAAAGGGCGCCATATCATGTATATTTGGTTCATTATTAAAAGATGACTGCAATATAAAAGATGAGATAATTGATATATCTAAACATATAAAAGAAAAATTAAGGTAGAACATGAGCCTGTTTGTATGCGCTAAATGCGGTTGCGTAGACAATACCGCCACGTCTAGTTACTGGATGTTGACAAACGAGTATATGGTGGATAAATTCGACTATGCCAAGGAACTACAGCCGTACAAGGGCATGGGGCTGTGCAGCGAATGCGGGAGGCTGGCTACCAGCCCCGACGGCCGTGATGTCGTTGTGCCCGGGAAATGGCACGGGAAGTTCCCGAAGAAGAAAGCTACCGAAGAGCAGTTAAAGAAAGTAGGATATAAAAGTTTGATAAGATGAATACAAAGAGGAATAAGATAAAAAGGAGATACCATGATATATGAAGAGAAGAGATTCATGGCTGTCTCAGAGATAGAGAAAGAATGTTGTACAGGGTGTTGTTTTTATGACAATGGGAATTGCCAGTTAGAAAACCCAAATTGCTTTAACAGTGGTATTATATGGGTGCAAAAAGAGGATTATATGAGCGAGATCAGTGAAAAGGCTATTAAATTGGCTATAGAGGCCATGAGACCTATCCCCGTGTATTCGTCACCATGCTACAGCGTAATTGATAACAGATCGCCTGAGGAAAAGCATGAGGAAGACATGAGGTTTTGTAAGGAGTTTAATAACCTTAGATGTGAGATGCTTATTGATATGGCTAATAAAATAGAAGAGTATTTATTACAAGATATATAATATGAAGAAAATAATAGGTATAGATTTTGATGGGACATGCGTGACAGACTTATTCCCTTATGTAGGAGACAATATCGGAGCCGCTAGCGTATTGAGAAAATTGGCTGATAAGAATCTTCTGATATTATATACGGTAAGAGATGGTAAATATCTACAGGATGCCGTGAACTGGTTTAGAGATAATCATATCAATCTGTATTCGGTAAGCTACAATCCTGAGCCAGTATCATCATCACCAAAAGTGTATTGTGATTATTATATAGATGATAGGAATATCGGCACTCCACTTACGGATAAAGGATATGTGGATTGGGATAAGATGCTGGTGTTATTAAGACAAAATAATTTATTATAAGATAGGTAATTATATATCATTTAAATTTTGAATCATGAAAAAGTGTAAATTGTTAATAACAGATTTAGATGGGACACTGATTGAGACAGCGTCAAGGGATACATTCCCTAAAGGTATATGGGATATGAAAATAAAACTCGACGTGTTTGAGGCTATCAAAAATTACGCTCCTGATGACATCCTAATCATATCAAATCAGGGAGGTATAGAAAAAGGCTTCGTGGACAAAGAGATGTTTGAATATAAATTCGATTACATATCAAATGCCTTGGAAGATTATACAGATGTATCCGTAAGCGCTTATTACTGCGAAAGCAATAATAAACGCAACGTCAATAGAAAACCAAATATAGGGATGATAAAAGGGTATATGGATTTCATAGAATACATGAATAACGATGAAGATGAGAAAGAAAAGATCGTATACGATACTATCTTGATGATCGGGGATGCTTCCGGGAAAGAAGGACAGTTCTCCGACTCCGATAAGAAGACGGCGGGAAACTTCGGGTGTGAGTATATGGATGTGGATGATTTTGTGTATAAATATAATAACCGATAACGAAAATAAGAAGGATAGGATGATAATCGCCTATCCTTCTATTATTATGTAAATCCATTTTTGGATTACATTAATTATCAATGGTATAACTATTTATTTATACTCATCTTTCTTTCCTTGTTATCAAACATTCCACGCAAAATGCAGTTATCATATATACAATTGTTGATCCTCCCTCAGTAGGGTTTTTACCATTTTGGGTAAAAACTTTATAATCAATATCTTTAGTGAACCTATTATCGCCAGTAAGCGCTCTAATAGCCTTGCCTTTATCAGAATAATCGCAGTGAGGGGCATCATATCGTGAACCGACCATATTTCTCAAAAACGCTCCTTTTTTTTTCTTGACAATTCTTCCAGTTTAACAAATCCCTTTAATGTTATCATAACAGTCACGGCCTTAGCCTCCCAATATTCATCACCAGGATCAGATCCATATGTAACTAATCCGGAATTACGAGCGGACTGATATGCCTCTATCCTACCTCTCTCATTCCTAAAAACATATTTTAATTCCTGTAATAACGGATACATGTTCTTAATCCCGATATAATAGCCAAATTGCTCAAAATATTTTGATGATTCACGGATAAGGACACCCTCTCTTGGAATAGACCTTTTAAACATATCAATTACCGGTTCATTCTCCTTTATAGTATCTATAGCTGTATTTAATTCAGCTTGAACCATCCTCTTCTCTTTCTCAATCTTTTCCTTAGCCTCCAAAGCTAATCTAACTTCCTTCTCAGCTTTCATCCTAGCCTCATACTCATCGGCCCATGCTCTTGCTGCTTCCGGAGGATTATTAAAATTTGGCAGTTTCACTAAACCAGTAGTAAGAAGCTCCTTTATTTTAGAATTACACCAAACTTTGAATTTAACATCAAGCCATTGGGCGAAATCTATAGCCACATCCTCATACAACCATGTCCCTCCTCCGTTTCAGAGCTTCCTCTCATTTTTATAACTAATTGATCCTCAGATATGTGTGTCTGGCTCACAATTGTACTAACTAATTCATTTACATATATTTGCCTTAAATAGTCAACAGGTCTCTTATTATATGGGCGAGCCATATCAGTGGCATTAATAAGAATACCATAACTGGTCTTAATAAAAGATACATTATTTCCATTGTAATTAAAAATGGTAGACAATCCCATTTCGTTGGATTCGGACGTCAAAATTCCGCTACTATCCTTCACGGAATCCTGATAAATGCTTACATTTGCATTCATAGTTGATAATTATTTATTCCCATCCGTCCGGGATGGATAGGTGGGAATACAAAAATAGCCAATCTGATTGTTTTAAGCAATCTGCTGGCTATTTTTTTCCTGTCATACTATATCAGCTATCTTCCTCTATCAAAATACCAATTAGCGTCCTCCCCAGACTCATCCTTATTCCTGCCTCCTAAGAAGAATCCCATCGTCATGCCGTTGGTCATCAACCAGTAGTCGGATGTCTGTTTAATATCCCTAGCCGTCTTGATATTATACCATTGCTTACCAAATGAGAACTTCATGAGCTGCCTCCATAGCTTGCTCTCGCCCTTATACACTCCGGTCTGGACGGTAGCGAACGGATCCCAGTTCCGAGGATCGGTGAGATCACCTAACTTTCGGGCCGTGACCAGCGGGTCTTGTAACATATCTATAGCGTTAAGCTCCATGAACGGGGATGTCTGGGAAGCGATCTCATTGATCGTCCTGAATCCTATATAGGTAATGAACTGCCCGAACCAACTATCCTCATTATCCTCCCTGTATCCCATCAACGCCCGTCCTATGGCTATCATGGTAGCGAATACCGCCATATTAACAAGCGATCGCTTGATGTTGGTCTGCTCATAAGGATTAAGACTATGATATTCTTTCAGCACGTCATGTATTTCCCTCATCCTGCCTTCTGACATCATATTATAAATATCCCCGGCAAATCTCCATAACGTTCTCATGTATCCTTCCTCGAACTGGTTGGTCTGGAAATTGAAACCGGCTTTCTTATACGCCCGCTGCACGGCCAATATAAACCATCCACGATGAGGCAGCACCATATTAAGGATAGCGTTCCGGCTAGCCCCCACCCGGTTCTGCTCGTTCAAGGCGCCGTCGCAGATCTGCACCATACTCCTTACCCTACTGGACAAGGTTGGTATATATCGGTCTATAATATCCTTGTTAGCCTCGTTCTTAGCCACGATCTTTCCGTCCTTGACATCTACCATGTTCCACATAGAATAATCCCTTAAACGTTCCCAATCACGTTTAGCCTCGTTGGCGGACATATTTCTGTCTTTCATCATCATCTCCTTGAAATTAGAATATGACCAGAACTGGCCTTCGTATAGGCGGGTATCGTCCATGACTGAGATAATAACCTGCGGATCCAACGGGGAGTTAAGAACCTCCATCATCTTAAACGGCAGGTCCCGGAATAAGGTTCTCCAGATCTTGTTATACGCCGCCGATCGTACACGGTTGCGGACATTAAACACACCTAGGGCCTCACCGACAACATATAACTTATTGGTACGATTTATGTCCCCGATCTCAGACACGTACGTACTTAACTGTTTCTGGGCTTCTCCATAAGCGTATTTCATGGAGTCCTTGCTTATGTACTGTCCTACCATACCTTCCAAAAGGAAGTTGGCCTGCCCGGTAAGGGCACCGGTAGCCGCCACGAATGGGGAGAAGCCTAAGTTGGATTTGGACACAAATTTGGTGAACATAAGAGCCAGCTTATTAAGATCGACCTTATAATTGCCTATATTCCATTCAGTCCGCTTATTGTTTATCCTAACGTCATAGATACTGGCGTTAACCCAATCTTGAAACATCCTATAGGCATGCGTTGCCTCTGGGTTCTTACCGCCGTCGTATTGCGTCTCAAGCATCATGTTCCTGTATCCCATGACATCATCCAAAGCAGCTCTCTTATACTTATAAGATGCCGCCTGAAGGGATAGCATGGAATAGGAGTACGCGAAGTCATGGGATACGTCATCGGCATTCTCCAGCTTGCTCAGATAGTACTTGGGGATCATACGATATTTGTTATCGTTCTCGTCAAGCCCTCCTAGGTCTTGTCCTTGACCGTGTATAGGATCATCCACCCTCTCGCCAACAATATCACGCACGGCGTTGCCGATGGCCGCCTTCGGGTCAACCCCGGCCTGCACCATCCTCTCCACTCCGCCCTTGGATATCTGTGGTATCTGGTAGATATTCCTGAAACGCTCATCATAATCCTCCATAGCCTTACGGCTTATGTTAAGCAATTCCTTCCTCATCTCCCACTTATCCTTGTTGATCGTGGCTTCCTCTCCCTCCTTGGTAATACCGTATTTTTTGAAGAAAGCCTCGTTTTTATACTTATCAAACCTAGGAGTATGATATCCATAACCTAGATCGGGATTATAATTAGGATTCCGGAAAGAACTCTCGAAATCAGCCTCGTCCAACCATTGATTGTTGATCGACAAGTCAATCATATTAATATCGAAGCCGAAACGGGATACGCTCTCTTCCTTTGATATACCATTTTCCATGGCATCAAAGAACTCGGATACCTTATACGTACCGTTATTTATCTTCCTGACAAAATCAGAATATCCCTTGGGAGAGTATTTCCTCATATAAGGATACAGTCGGGTTCTGGCGTACTCGATAAGTATACTATTAGCCTTACCCATAGCTATATCATTAGCCAGCTTATCACTGAAATCAGGACCGTATTTTTTTCTAAGGAACGTTGTCTCCATGGATGTCCATGATGGGTTCTTCTGCGACAGCTTGGCGGCCATCCTATCTACCTGACTCCGGGAGCGGGCTGACATATGTTCCTTGGCGAATTTAATCTCATCCATACCCTTGTCGTACGCCATGGCGTCCCTTAAAGCGTTATGGTAAGAATCCGTGACACCGCTCTCCACCGTATCGGGCATATTCATCTCAATATCCTCAGCGGAAGCGGCGGCGTTAATAACGCTCTTAGCCTCGGCCAGACGGTCATATAGCTCGTTTATTTTCCTTAACGAGGCGGATCCACGCAACCTATCGAAATCATATTCCCCGTATCTCGTGCTATCACGGTACTGGATAAGCAAAGGTCTTAACTGGTCATTGATCTCATTTATTGTTGCCATCGCCTCCTCTACCTTCTCTATCCTTGATGATGATACAGATTGCTCCGTGATCTTATCAACCAGATTCTCGTAATAATCACCCTCCTCGGATCCCCACATATCCTTGGAGAAGCCAAGATGACCACCGGCTAGCAGGAACTCGAACGCTGCCTTACCGCCCTCGGACCGCTCTATCCCGCGAAGTATCTCCTTAAATTCCGCAGAAGCCTTACGACCCTCGTTGGTATTCCCGAACTCCTCGGCCCACGCCTCGTCCCATGCCTTGATCTCCTCGGACATCATCAGAGCCTCGGACCCCGCCTCCTTTGGTGTCCCGTCGGAATACCACTCGCTCTTGGCTATAGCCCTATCACGTAAGATATCCAGATAAGACCTCCAAGCTATAGGATCGGACTGGAACGCATCCCAATCCACCTTCCTGTTCTTGGTAAACTTATCCATAGCCACATACCTGCTCCTGCGGATACGGGTCATGAAATCGGACGTGGCTTGCGATACCCTACGACCCAGTCTTTCCTCGACCTTCTTATTAACTTTCTCGATCTTATCGTAATAAGCCTGCACCATAGGTTTCTCTCGGTTCTCGTCCAACCACCTATTTATCGCGTCGAGATATCGTTGCTGATCCTCGAACGTCATGTCCGAGATATCAAAATTCTGGATGGTAGGTTTGAATACATGATATACCTCCTTCGTAATAGGCTTATCCCCGTCATATCCTACTATGTCGTCACGGGTCTTCACCTTAAGACCTCTATCTGATAGAAGAAGATCAATAAGTTGTTTCTCGGTCTTACCCATGACATTCTTAAGATCATATATATCTATAATAGCCTTAGCCTGCTCGGTTCTGTATAGTAAATCGTATTTAGCGAAATCACGAGACGAGTCAAGGTAATCCGAGTTCTTCCCATTTATCTTCTGTATAAGATCCTCATTATCCTTTATCCCCCATCCACGCTCTTTCATCATCCTAGTCATCTTATTGATATTGGATACACCCTCGGTATGCGCATCACTATGAGCCTTGGCAAGACGTTGACCTAACATACCTAATATGGCGTTACCACTATGCTCCAGTGTGCCAAAGAACCGGGACATGACATTGATATCCTTATGGATGTTATTCACCAACTTCTTTATCCCATCCCAATACCTTTCCGGAATATTAAACATCCGAAGCTGTCCATCCAGCCAGTCCTCATTACGATCACTTCGAAGGGCGTTTATATCGGACATGGATGTCTCAGCCATACGTAATATATCATCCATATCCTCTACCATGCCAACCTTATTGCTACCATAATAATCAGCCGCCTGATTATTGACGAATCCACGAAGGTTCCTGACAAGTGGCACGATCTCCCCATATACGTTATCAATAACCTGTATCGTCTCATAATCCAATCCTTTTCCGCTCTTACGTAGGCTGCTGGCGACAGTAACCAAATACTCCACCTCAGCCTTGGCGGTCGCTATGACGCTCTTGGTGGATAATAGGTTGTTATTCTTATTTAGCTCACCCCCGACTTGTCTTACCTTCTCGCCTATATCACGCAGAAGGGAGATGCTCTCACCGATCCTCTGGCTTTGGCTTGACCTCATCCTCTGCAATCTGGTATATAGTCTTTCCAATGACCTACCGTTCTTGATCAACTTATTAGCCACGTCAACATCCGATAATGAGTACATAAGATGGTCGCTATCCTTTAACAGAAGCACGTCAAATGCGCTTGGATCATCAGCTAACGCCGACTCCTTTATCCTATCAAGTACCTTATTTAAATCCGATCTTTGGCTGGTAAAGAAATTACGTATGGCTCGTACCATCCTGCCAAACAAGGAGAGCTGGACGTCCTCGGACGAGGTCAGATCCTCCACCGCCTGTTCCATGCCCGGAACGAACCGCTGGGCCAGCGTCTTACCTAGGATCTCCCGCCTCACCATCCGGTCTAGCTCCTCTCCTTGGTACTCCTTCCCATATACCTCATAATAACGACCGGCGAATTGATTCCATAATGGCGTGCCGACAACAGAGTCCAGAACCTCGTCAATCTCCTGTTGGTTACGGTAAGTATCGATCAAGAAATGAGCCACCTCCTCATTAAGATCCTCTACCGTAGCTCCCTCGGCCAAAGCGATAACCCCATTGGCCATATCGGACAATGCCCTAGCCGAAGGCTCGACACCATTACGCATCTTATACTTATCCATATACTCAGACATACCCATCACACGGATACCTAACGTGGATAAGATGTTGGTGATATCAGTCCTGTTCTGAAGATCCTCCGCCTTCTCATTCTCAATAACCCCACGGACATTGCTTCCGTACAAAGCGTTATCCTCCATCATCAATGACAAGGCTAGCTCCATGAATCCATCATACTTATTATTAAGCTCCTCGAATTTACCTTGCCTTAACATGCTCTTGATCTCCGATCTGCTTACCGTAACCTTCTCCCCGGACGTAGTGATAAGATCAAGATCGTTATTTACCTCCGTATCAAAACCTATAGAACCCAATACGTTCATTTCGGAGGACTGACTTCCAAACCTATTCCTTAGCCTAGACAAGGCATCCATAGCGTTATAGATCTTAAGACCATCAGAATTGCCGGCACCGGTAAGATAATACCTATCTCCTAGCCTTATACGCTCCCCGCTCAACAGACCTTTCTTGATAAGGTAATTGACAAACCCTCCACGGGTACTTATATTAGAATCTGAGCTGATGCCAAGGACCGGGATGAACGAATCACTGTTGTTAAGGGTTATGGAGGACGAGCCAAAGGAGATGTCAGCTGTACCGGACGGGACGTCGCTCTCCTCGACACTGCCGGCCAAGAATCCGGCCTCGACCCGCCCGCCGGACGATCCTTTTATGGCGTTGGCGTAAGAGTCGTGTATCTTGCCGTCATCCGATCTAAAGAACAGGCGAGGCTCACCGGAATCATATACCAATCTTGAAGATGGAGGGGTATAATTCTCAATATCATTTAAAGGCAAGACATTGCCGGAGAATATAATCTCTCCGTCTATACTTCCGCCCTTCACCCTAATATTAGGCCGTTGCCCGGTAAAAGCGCTTTCCACGGCCTTCCATAACATACGGGCTGTTTCCTTAATATCTATATTCTCCCTGATAGCCCTTATATCATCCCATGACGCCTCTTTCAGTATCGTATCGCCAATATTATCCTCGTTTATGGAATCCAAATCCACCTCCTGTACCGTGGATGTATCTACCACCGCCATATCATTGACCTCACCTACTTCGCCAGAAGTAAGATAAGCCACGACATTGTCGCTATTCCCAAGGCTTCTGGCCAACGCCGGGGCATCCATATCGCTTATGGCGGATAAGACTTTGGCTGACATAAGCTGCCCCCACTCGCTAGCTTTAAATCTGGCGCTTATGGATCTAGCCGCCTCCTTATTCCTTGGCACGGATTTCGTCCAGTCCCCGAACTTAGACCTAAACTTATCGTTATAAATAGTCATATAAGCCTCAGCGGCCTTATTAAGGTCACTTACGGCGGCTATACCCGCTATCTTATCGAACAAGGTGGATACCTCTCCGGAAGGGGTCAAGACACGGGTTATCTTACCCTCCTTATTTCTTTTAATTACGCAACTCGACATAACTTCATGTTTTTGACAAAGATAAACAAAAAGCCCCCACAAAAGAGCGGGGGCTAATATCCAAATGCGAGAAGATGATCATAATATCATCCAATCGGTAGCCAGCATGTCAGTCTGAGATGCCAACTTCCCCTGACACGACATCCGATATACATCTGGCACACCACCCTACCATATAAGCTATAGGCTCTTGATTGTCAGCATGGAACTTGATCCCTAACTCACTAAGAATATTCATAGAGACATGAAACGCCTCGTGGGAGATCATAGGCATATCGACATCCTTGTCATCTATCCACACGACAACCAGTTCCCCGTATTTACCGGTATCCTTAAATTTCACCATAGAGAAAGTAGACATGGACGGCTCCGATCCCACCTCTATCTCAATCTCGAACTCAGGGTCATCCCTTGTCGTAAACCTGTCTGTAACATCCTTTGGATCGCATCCTTTCATCACGAACAAGCTTCTAGGATATATATTAGGATCAAACTCATATACTATTTTATCCATTTTCTTTTTTACCATTCTTTTTAATATTATGTTTCCCAAAAATAGGATCACATGGATCCTACTTTAAATTGATTATTCATCTCCATAAGTCTTATAAAACGATCATTCGTGTATGCCTTAAACTCATAAACAGGTAACCCGGAAGAGCTGGATATCTCAGCGGAAGGGGATACGACTATAAAATCCCCATCATTAATAATTATGTGCGTATTATCACGCTCCAAGGAATAATATCCATTTCTATCTATAACAGATATGCCAAAGCGTTCTATAGCCTTATTGATATCCGCAATATTATATGGATGAAATTTAAATACCTCCACATTTAAAGAATATATCATAACTCCTTTAATTTTTCTATAACCTCAAAACACATCTTGCACTCAATCCTACGATACAACTGCCTTACGCCATCTACCGTAACCCAATAACGATCACCATCACGGTGCAGGAACTCACTCATAACCTTGGTATCAGCCACATCATGTAAATCGTATGAACTGAAACATAACTTACATATATCGTCAAGATCAAAATAAGTAACCTTATTATACGCTATACAACGGATTTGTCTTCCATCAGGAATCTGAACATCGAAAACATTTAACTCTTCCATTTTTTTCAATCAATTGCAATTTCCTCAATAATAGAAATAGGGACATTCACGCATACTCCTATGGTTTTCAACCCACATCCGTTACGCCTATTCTCCTGAATCTGCTCCTCTGACAAAGGAGTCTCGATACTACAATATTTTGTAGTATTTTCTTCACAATCATCCTCATCCTCCTTATAAGGTCTATAGAGAGCGACATCTCCAGCCTTAGCGGCTAACATAACAATACCATGAACGTCTTTTTTGATCATGCCGATTTTACCTTCATAACCATGATTCTTGATCAGATTAATGTGTTTTCTTATATCCATATACATAAAAACATGGGATACATATCCCATCACAGATACATATCCCATTATATAAATTAGCGACGAAAGGCATGGTGATGGACATGCGCCACAAATATAATTACAAAAATTGTAAAAACAAAACCAAAACTAAAAAATCAGAATCCTACTGGTAATGCTATAAATTCGGCAGAATCTTCTATAACCTGTATAGGACCACGATATTGGATGCGAGAGCCGACACTGTCAGCATACATACCTGAATCAGTATTATAACTAGCATTGAAGTAAGCGACGCCACCTATCTCTGCGCTATCAATACCGCTGTTAAAATAAGAGCGACTAACAGTATGCCAACCAGACCTTTCCACAATGCCCATGTCAAAGTAATCCTCAGTACGGTAATCTCCTTTTGCGTCTACAGGAATCATATCTCCATACTCTCCCCAGTATACTTTTCTTATACCTCCATGTCTAGCTAACATACCAACATCTACTGTACGATAACTAGTGGTAGGAACTGCACCTGGCTCAAATCCATCATAGATATAAAAAACAGGGCCATTAGAATGTATTCCACTCATACATTCAATCTTGCATCCATAGAAATCTTCTATACCTAAGAAACTAATTTGAGTAGAAGTCTTTCCGTCATTATTGCCTAGCGAGGATGTAGTACCAATAGTTCTAGTATATGAATCTTCTCCATATCCGAATTGACTCATTTCTTGAGGATTCCTATTAGCATATTTAGCGTAAAATAAATGAGCTATTTTGCAGTGATTTTCATAATCAATAATATCAAATCCACTTCCTAATGCTATAGCATAATTACGAAATACTTTAAAACCTAATCTTCCAGTAGATTGGCCTCCCTTCTTAGACCATAACTTGCCATCGATATTCACCGCTTCGGTTACTCCTACAAGACATCTTCTAAATAACCCCAAATTCCCCCATTCGGTAATAGAATCATCAGAATCATCATGAGCCAAGGTTATATTATGAACCAAATTACTGATATAATCAATATCACTCAAATCATACTCACCTCCATCATGACCGTATCTATAACTAGGAATATCAGTCATCCACTGCCCCCATGCTACCATCAAGCAAGGCTGGCGTCACGCCATCATGGAACAACTCGGAGTTATTCTCATCAAGATAACATATAGCGACCCCAGTATCCGTTTTCTTCACCAGACACCTTCTCCCCTTGATCCACGAACTATCGCCACAAGAGTCTATTAACGGATAGGGCTTAACGTCATCTATTTTAAACTTGATCACATTTGGCGTAACCTCAATACACTCGCACGGAGCGTCGCTCTTCAATACCCCATACACCCGGTTATCGCTGGTTAGCCACCGTTTCCCGTCGCTCGTGATATAAGCTTGCCTACATCCCTCCTGATTCACCGCAAGCGTCTTTTTAACGCCTTTGGGGGTTGCTATCTCCAACTCAAGGGTACGGTCAAGACCTTTGTTCATTACCGAGCCAAAAGAAACGGCGGCGTTACCGGTCCCGGACCCCGGGCTGACGGTCAGAGGCTGGTCCGTTACCTCGCCTACCCCGTCCTTCCAATTAATATTCAAATCATTATCCATACCTATATTATTTTTGTTCTATTGCAAAGATAGCAAAACAAATAAACCCCAACCGGCTTTAGTCGATCGGGGTTCAATAACGTTATGTAAAGGTGATTACAATCCCATAGATTTCATCATCTTCATCGCTGTTCTTGTGGCTACCTGCGCCCAAGACCATGTGTCGTTAGATGTCACGTTGACTGTCTGTGCCGTACCGTTAACATCCAAATTGATCACCTCCTTATTAAGGTCGATATAAGAGTCTCCCTCGGCCTGCGTGATTGTCACTGATGCGACCTGACCGCCATTGGCTGTCACCGTCAACGTAGCTACCAGCTCCTCGATGGTCATGTTTTCCGGAACATTGGAGAACGTGATACTCCAAATGAAATCGCCCGTAGCTCCGGGGTCATCCGCTATGACAGCCCCATTGGCCGTAGCTACTCCAGCGGCCATATAAGTCTCGGGGATGGTAAGCGCCAACCCGTTCCCAGAAGCGGCGGCTACGGAGAATGTCAACTTCGTGCTATTGGACTTACCGGTGATAGTCACATTACCCCCAGTCTTCTGGATAGAAGCGGTAGGACTGTCGGCGCTAACAAACTCAGCGGCGGCTTCCTGGTTTACGACGAGAGCCTTCGACGCCCCGCCATTAGTGGATGCCGTGAAATTAAGCGTACGTTGAACACGTCCTTTATAAGCGTCGCCTGATATGCTAACGGCGGCGCTGCCTGATCCTGATACCGGATTGATGGTTACGAAACCAAATTTTTGTGATGCCATACTTAAATATATTTATAAATGTCATTTTGTTATGCCAAAAATAACTTGTATCATATTACTAGCCAAATATAGGGGTGGGGTAGATCGCACTACGGCTATGCCCGCTCTACGTACTGACCTATTAAGTCCTCTAAATTATGGCTAAGAGGAGTTCCGCTATCCCTAGTACACTTATATACATCAGCGTTCTGGATATAATACTTATCCTTGAATATCTCCATTGGAGGGAAATACGGGATAGGATCCTCTATAGTACCGGTATGTTCCTTATCGACGACCTTATATAAGGAAGCCGTATCCAATCCGGGTTCCCATTCCTCTGATAGTGTATGTTGTTGGATAACCTCATAAAGGATATCCGTATCGTCCTTCACCACCCTAAGACAGAATCCGGCATCCACCGACAACCCGAACTCCGCCCCTTCTTGTCCCCATATAGGGAATAGGATCTTAACGTCCAATTTCTCGTTAGGGGATAAAGATATAGCCTTGTTATTAACCACCATTCTGGAGAATCTGACAGCCACTTTCTGAGGATTGGAGGCATCTTTCTCCTTTGCCTGTTGCTGGATATAAGTCATGGTGATATTTACCTTATCAGGATAGCCGGACTGAGCGTCAACAGCCCTCACCTGCTCTACGGTAGTGGCTAAGCTGACTTCCCTCCGTTTGGATCCTAACGCCGACATCAGATCATTATCGTACTTATCCATCATCTCGATCAAGATCTTGCCTTCCGTTATATCAAACTTCATACCCATGATCGTTATCTTATCGGCTATAGCCCCATCAGATAAAGCGTTACGCCTATCATATTCAGGGATATAGATATTTTGATCATCCAATAAGAACTCATGAAGATTCTCATTCTCATAAGTCCTGATCTCCTCATATTTGGCCGATTTCTCCTCATTAAGGAGTCTTGAGTCATCTAATTTAGCCTCGATAATCTCCTTAACCGTAGCTTTAGGATTGGCCTCCTTGAACGCCAGTTGTTCCTCCCCAAGCTCTATCCATGAGGCGGGATTCCCGTTAATGTAATCATCATAACTATAGCCCTTAGCGTAATTATCGTCAAGAGGCTCATCTTGAACCAACATCTTGGGATATATCCCCCTGTTTATATATGTAAAACTCATAGCTTATTAATCTTGTTCTTTAACGGCGATGCTATACTTGCCTGAAGCGTAACACCAGATATTTATCTCGAAAGGCTTGTTAGCCGTAGTGGTTATAGAAGTTCCGCTCATGCTGACATAATCCCCGGAATTAGGTATCGCCTGAGTGAAAGCCGCTGAGGGGACGCACCTGATCATCAACTCCTCCCCTACCTGCATGCCGGAAGCCACGGATAAGGTCGTAGCGGCTGATAACGTAGCCGTGATGCTTCTCTTGGAGATAGGTAAGCTGGCTAATGTCGTGACCGTATTAACCCCTATAAGCCTGTTCATGGTCTTCTTATCAGCAGCCGACATCAAACCATTAGTAGATTCGTTAGCCACGGCGTATGTCGTGTTAGGAGGAGTAGCCCACGTACCATCTCCACGCATGAAATTGGATGTGCTGCCATTAAGCTGTCTCAATAAGCCGTTAGCTGTAGTAGAGGCCAATCCGTATGTGGTATTGGTAGGCACGACCCATGTTCCGTCACCACGAAGAAAAGATGTCTGCTTGCCAGCGGCAGGAGCCGGAACCAATCCCGCAGCACCAGCCGCCGAGGCCGTAGCCGCCTTCATATTGGCGTAGGTAGTATTCGTATCCTTATAATAGGGGATACCACCCACGATAGGACAAGCCGTATATCCAGAGGCGCTTGTCACGGTACTGCCGTTCTTGACCAATCCTGTGGACCCATTAGCTCCTACAACACCATACGTTGTATTAGTATCCGTCCAAGGCACGTTGACATACATCTTACCACTACTATCCAGCTCTACCGGATAATTCTTACCATTCTCAGCATATCCGATCATCACCAATCCTAAGGTTGTGGTATTGGCCTTGGCGTATGTGGTATTTGTCGGAACCACCCACGTACCATCGCCACGAAGGAAGGAGGCTTGCTTGCCGGCGGCCGGAGCGGGTACCAATCCCGCCGATCCTGCGGCTGATGACGTGGCTCCACCCATATTGCTATATGTGGTATTAGGAGGTGTTTGCCATGTCCCGTCACCACGAAGATACTTGGCTTGCGCTCCGGCGGCAGGGGCGGGGACCAAGCCGGCCTTTCCCGCCGCTGAGGCAGAAGCGGCTCCCATATTGGTGTATGTCGTGTTGGTATCCGTCCACGGAACATTCACATACATCTTACCGTTTCCGTCAAGAACTACCGGGTAATTCTTCCCGTTAGCCGAATACCCGATCTTAACAAGACCCAATTTATCGCTTGTAGCTTGGGTATAAGTCGTGTTATTATCAGTCCAAGGAACATTCACGTACATCTTACCATTATCCAAAAGCACAGCGTAGTTCTTTCCATTAGAAGCATAGCCGATCTTAACCAATCCTAAGGTGTCGGCCGTGGCTTCATTATACGTTGTGTTATTATCCGTCCATGGAACGTTAACGTAAGCGTTGCCGGACGAATCCAGTTGCACCTTATAGTTCTTCCCAGAAGTCGTATATCCTACCTTAATACCGCCAAGAACGGTAGCGGAGGACGTGGGAGGGGTGAAGGTACTTGGTTTGCCCGTAACCCCGGACCAAGGCACGGAGGAAGCCTGACTGGCCGTGTAAGGCTCATACCCATCCTCACTATTTAATTTAGACTCGTCTTTTATCAGATACATCTTACCTGTAGACGTGACCTTTACCGTATCACCACTTTGAGCCGTAGCGGTGGTAAGGGCGAATCTAGCCGTATCATCAGCTACCACGACCAATCTCTCCAAAGCCGCCTTAGGCAACCTATCTATATTGATAGTACCAGAGGTGAGATTAGACGCGTCAAAACCAGCCAATGTCGTGGAGATAGTTACGTTACTCCCGAAGTCCGATGAGACACTACCGGTAACAGCCCCGGACAGCGTTATGGTCCTAGCCGCCTGTAATTTCGTGGCGGTAGGGGCATTATCCGTCTTAAGGGCATATTTGGTAAGATCAATATCATTAGCCTTATCCAGAAGCTGATCTATCTGCTTGCCATTATATTTACCTTGAAAATCTTCCATATTACACTTATTTTTGCTCAAATATAACTATATACATAAACCCCAAGAAATCGAGGGGGGGGAAGATACGGGTAAGCATCAGAAGCTGCCGTCCCCGTGCAGGAATCCGCTACGGAATATAATAGCCTTGTCTTTAAGTTTCTGGACAGACTCCCATTCCCATTCACCCTCATAAGGCTTAACGACATACTTGTTCCCCCATGCCTTGAACTTCCTCTCTATAACAAACATCTCCGGGTCTTTCAAGACATGGAAGATACTTCCGACAGGGAAATACTTATCAGTTCTCAATATAACTCGATGATGTCTCTCGTCATATTCAGGATCGCCTACGATACGTGCCTTATAAAACTGGAAATCATTTAACGTCTGATCCACAGGCTCTATCCAATAATGTCCTTTACCCATTGCTATTTATGTTTATTTATCTATATTTGCGGTGTAGTAGTAACTCGCAAGGTTTTTAAGTTATTTTCGATCAAAGGGGAAGGGTGTCCGTGAGGATGCCTTTTTTCATTCCCACCCACCCTACCATGACAAAAAGATCTACCTCGAACAAATGTAGTCATAATAAGGCTACGACCAAAAAGAAACCCTATCGGTATTCTATTGCCGACAGGGTTCTCCAACGTTGTATCAAACCTAAATCATATCACTCCATTTGATTGTGTCACCGACGAAGCACCGCACCGCCAGATACCTTACGAACGCCGTCCCTTCCGGGGCGTCAGGGTCTTCCAGATAAGCCAAGACAGCCTTGACTATTTTCTGGTCGCAATCCAATACCTTAGGAAAGTAGTCGCTATAGAACATAGCGAATAGATATTGGACATCTCCCCAAGTGGCGTTATCAGGTTTCTTGGCCCCGCATTTATCGAACATCTGCTTAGCGTCCTCCATCGTCCATCTTCTCTTGGACCCATCGGCGTTAAGCATCTTATCAGCGGCTTCCCTAGCCAGCTCCTTGGAAAAGTGATATCCATGGGTGTCTATATACCGCTTATAATCCGGGTCATCAGCGTCTGCTCCTCAGTAGTAACGACTCCTGCGTCCCCTGCGCATATACGGCTCGGTACCTTCGTACTCGTCACGGATGTTACGTTCACCGAACCATCCCCTGCGATACATCTCGTCCTCGCGTTCATGGAGTCTCTCACGTTTCTCAAGCTCACGCTCATCACGTTCCAGCTCCCTCTCGCGTCTTTCGAGATCACGCTCACGGCGTTCTAGCTCATCCATCCTACCATCATGCTCCTTGCCATAATGGTCATATATTCCACCACCATAACCCATGTAAGTCCCATCCGAACGTCTGCTACGTCCACGGCCGCCTCTACGATCGTAGATCTCGTCATTGTAGTCCTCATCGTGACCGCCGCCTAAATCTATAACTCTCATCTTAACCTAATTTTTTAATTAACAACTCTTTTAGCTCATCGAAAGAGGATCCCATTCTATCGACTTTCTCCTCAAGATTCTTGATCTTCCGGTCTTGATCCTTAGTCTGCTTAAAAGCCGGATTGATTTCCTCAAGGATCGAATCACAAGCCTCTAGCGTCCTCCTATGCTTATCGATACTATCGAGAATATCGGAGCTGGTTCTCTTAGCGGCGTTAAGCTGGTTCATGATCGGATCGACCGAGCAGGCCAAAGTTATGTTATTGGACATAGCGACATCCCTGCTCTCCGGTACGACATAGGTCATGGAAGACCCGTTTATCTCCACGGTAAGATCTATCACCCTATCCTGTAGTTGCTGATATTGCCCCATCTGACCCATCTGGGGTTGCTGGAACCTAGGCTCGGACACGTTGACCACATTCCCCATCCTGAATACCGGAACATCGGACGTATCCAGCGTATATACTTGAAATCCTTTCTTTAAGTCTCTAAACATATCTCGATTTTTAAGCGGGAGGGAATACCCTCCCATTAGACATCCAATCTAACCTATTCCTCATCAACAGTCGTCTCCGACGCTGATGCGGCGGTTGTAGGCACACAGCAATCCATGAGCCTCAATACACCCCTTACCTTGTTGAAATAAACAAGGCGTTCGGTGTTGTTAACCATAGCCGCTCCGGTCACAGCCACGTTGATCGGGTTCACCACAGCCACGCCGGTTACCGGGCAGCATGTGTCATCACCTACCGTGGATACGGTGCTGTTCGCCGGGACAGCTATCTGCACTGGCAATGTCTCGCCTGTCGTCGGAACCACCTGCCGGATTTTCAGCAGCAGAAGGCCCTCGCATGGCAAGGACAGCCATATCCTTGGGTTGATGCCGAAGACGGTGTTGGTAGTAGTCACTACCACGTTCTTCGTGACCAACTCATAAAGAGACCCTATTTTAGAAACACAAGCCATAATAGCCTCCTTCCTTTATAGAGTTAGATAGCGGCGTTTCCGTTGTTGCAGCAGCCATTGTTGCATCCGCAACTGTTGTTGCAGCATCCTTCCCCGAATACCTGTCCCCATGAGTAGGATTGATACGGGGAACAACTGGGATAAGCAGGGACTGGACAGGGCCTCAATTGACCTACGATATTCTGGGTTTGCTGTTGAGATGACGCAGAGGCCGTCAATGCCGCCTTCTCCTCCCTAAGCTGATTGATCGTATTCTGCATCTCACGCATCTCAAGCTGACAGAACTTGTCATTGATCATAACGTTCTGCGCATCTAGTTTTGCAGATAAGATATTGAACTGACTTGTGGCTTGTTCACGATTATTGGATAATCCTTGATTAATAGTGTTCTGAAGCGTGTTAGTCTGATTCAATGTCTCAAGACGATTCTCGTAACCTTGATTGTTGATCATCTGCTGCGTAGCGCACGTGCTTTGGTTGATCAACGAACTCAAATTGCAGCGGCAAGAGCTGATCTGATTACCGATCTCACATCCTTGTTGCTGTACGGCGTTGATAACAGCCTGAGAGGTCATACCTACCTGACCAGCTACCTTATCGATAGCGCCTTGTACGTTACAGATAGCGCTTTGCAATTGAGTGGTAGTACAGTTCAAGGCATTAGCGATCTGCTCGATAGCGCTTCTATTACCTTGGATGGCCTGCATCAACAACTCACGACCATAGTCGTTATTCAATTGAGCGGGAAGACCATTAGCGCAACACTCATTACCATTGCCAAAACCATTGCCAAAGCCACGGCCGCCCCATAACCAGAACAGGACGATGATCCACGACCACCAACCGTTAGCCCCGCCGAAACCGTCTTGGTTGTTACGACCGTTCATCAAGGCCGCTACCAAGTTCGGATCCATCTTATTTCCGCCTATTAAATTGGCGAACATCCCCGGAATCATAGATAATAAACCGTTAGTGGCGCTTCCACTACCGGAACCCATACCGTCTAACAAAACGATTTTGTCTCCACTTGTACCCATGTCTATTTATTTTTGAATTAATAATAACCCCACCTGATGGCGGGCGTTACAAAGTTCAAAAATTAATAATCCTGGGATCGTGATATATGCCACCATCAAGGCACGTCATGTCATGCAATTGGTATTAATAAGAACCGGTACAAGACAAAAAAATCCGGAACGTATCACTACGGCCCGGATTCATGCAAATCTATAAATTCAATGTTTCAATGCTCGAAAGAAAACGTCTCACGACGTCAAAGAGAGATTAACTACACGAAAAATCTCGCATCAACTTATTTGTATTAGCAGTGTATTCATTAACTATCTTGCTGGATGAGGGATCATCCTCTATCCTTGACAGGCGGTTATCGTCACTCCTTACCGTAACGTCACCCATCCTTCGTACCATGTTTTCTTGATATGATGATGGATCGGAGTATATAAGATCATCAACGAACCTGTATATCGCACCATCAACCGTCTCACCTACCTTCTCATATAAACCGGATTGGAATGACACGAAATCATCATACCTCCCACGAGCCAAGAACGAACCGTCCGGTCTCGCCTCGACGCCGCCGTTGACCTCCCGGAGCAGGCCCGGATTCCTTTGGTACAGATACCTGTAAAACCCGGCATCCATCATCCTATCCTGTCTATCCAGATAGAAAAGGTTTCTCATGCTACTATCACCGGACTCGATATCCACGTCAAACAGAAGATCCCTTACCTGACCTTCCGGCAACGACATCTCCATGCTTTTTAACGTACTTCTGTCATGGTGGTTCAAAGATGCATTATAAAATCCATTAAAATCAAGGAAACGTAAGACATTATTATATAAATCCGATTTTTTTAACCTTTCCTTGATCTGGATCTTCCTCAACGAGGTACAGGATTTGATAAAATCCCGATCCTTTCCCTGTCTAGCCTCGTATCTCCTGAACTCCCGATCAATATCGACATCATCCATCTTAGGGGTTACGGGATGCTGGTATATCAATCTGGTAAGGATCATGTTCTCGGTATTCGAGGATGAGATGTTGGACATAACCAGCTTTTTTATATTATCCTTGACCACGCCAATATCGGAACGGGAAGCCCCGGCGGGGACCACGCCAGCCGGCAAGTACGAGGGCCGCTCTATCCCGATATTGGCCAACATCTCATAGGCCTGATCGGTGTCGGTTATCGGGGCCGTGTTATGGTACGTATTCCTACTAATATACAACATACTCCTATCATACATATCGGAAGGGGATGTATTCCCGGACCTTACATACACCATCCTATCCCCAGTAGAATAAGTATCCTGAACCTCGTATATCTGATTCCCTTTTCCTGTTATCCTATCAAGATCGGAGATAAAGCTATCGTATACCGAATTGCCGGCCTGTATGGAAGACAACATGACGTCCAGCGACGCCATAAGATCACGGATATCCTCAGGTCTGGATATAACCATCTCATCGCTGATCGCCTCGCTTATATCCACACCCATGTCGGCAAGATCCATGGCTATGTCATGCAGACGTCCGGCAACGTCCTTGATGTCCTTAAAATCATCCATATCGATTATCTCCCCAACCTTACCCCTTAGGGCTTTCATGTCCTTAGGCGTACTGATATACGGTATGGTGCTATTGGAGTATGAGTCGGTAATCGTATTCCCTTCCTGATCCCTAACCTCCATACGGGTCATATTACGATACGTGTCATACATCCGATCGGCGTAATCCTGATCCTCCTGATACCGGAGCGCCAAAGAAGGGTAGGGGATGGAGGCGAAAGCCTGATCGAACTCCCGGCGGTCGCTGATACCGCCTACCGCCCTCATGATCGTATCCCTTACCTCTATTGGATTCAAGACCCTTCTCTTCCCTAACGAGTCATATGTATCCTCATATATCATATAATCATCACCAAGGCCTGACTCGGAGGATAGGAAATACATATCCTTCTCATTAAGATCCCCGTCAGACATAAAATCAACAATCCTCCTCATCATATCCCTTACCCGATCATACGCCGATCGGTTGGTCATGATATTATCAATCTCATCTGCGTCATACATCCCGGACCTCTCAAGATTGTACCTATTGAGAAATATATCACCACCGGAGAGGAAATTGGATATGATCATATCATTAAGATCGTTGATATTATCGACTCCCAAGGAAGTAAGGGTGTTGTTGATATCCTTAACCTCATCGGCCATAAAATTACCGGCGAAATAGTTCTTCCGCTTGATAAAGGACATGACATCATCATACCTAGGTTCCCCATTACTATCCAGATCATACTCTGACGGGATGGACATCCAATCACCAAAGAAGGACACGAAGTCGGGGGAGTAGGCCGTACCCCAGACCGACAAGGCCTGCTTCTGGTCGCCCAGCACCTCCATCGCCCTTTGGTATAATCCTGATGGTTGGTCGTTCGGGGCAAGGACATTATCTACCCTACCCTCCTTATTTTTTATAACATAACAAGATCGTCCCATTACTAAATCGTTTTGTTACAAAGATATGAAAATCCCGCCTACTCTCACGAGCGGACGGGAGCCAAATAACAATAATAATAAACCTTATGTTTCTACTGAAAAAGTGCAAATCGTTTTGCCGATCCTCACGAACAGGCAAAAACTCAATCCTAAATTATAAAAATGGAATTTATCGTTTAGCGAAAATATCTTTATCTGATCTACCGAGAACCCTACCTTTCAACTCCAAGAACCTAGGCATCCATTCCTTGGATATCTTAGACACGATCCACTGGAATCCCTTAAGAGTCACATAAACAGTGTTAGTTCCATAAAACTCATCGTCATCACGATATCTGTAACGAGCATAACCACGATCTATCATCCTTTGGGATAACAACCATCTTTTACCGGTTTTAGCGAAGAACTTATTATCCTCAAGCAATATCCGGAGATTCTTCTCCGCTATATCATAACCATGAGCCTCCAACTTCTCCCGAACCTCTCTGATCAACATATCTGTCTCTTGGGCTATTTCGGCTGTCTTAGCGAACTCAACCATAGGAGCTTGTTCTTTAATGATATTATCAGATATCCTTTGGCTTCCTCTGCCGCTTTCTTCGCCTCAGCTAACGCACGCTTCTCCTTTTCCGATTTAAGCAAAGCCTCTAATGCCTCTATATAATCAGATGGAAGTTCATTCTTTGATGGCATATTGTTAGATGACATAGAATAAGAACCTGTTTTTCTAATAGAAGGAAGAACCTCCAATGTTACCCATCTTTTAAATTTCTTGGCGAACTCCTTCTTAGATGACATAATTAAAGTATACATACCAGACTCATTAATAATCTTTATCTGGCTAACATATTGATTGTGAATAGGGGTGAAATCGTAGGCCTCCCTATCTTCTGACAATCTCAGCATTTTACAATCCTCGTCATCTACCAACCTTCTTACAGCATCCCTAGGATCTGCATACCCTAAACATTTAGCTACATCATTACCTACAAACCATGGTTCATGCCTCTCATCCAACAATACTCTCACATCCCCAAAATCAGGATTCTCAAACAATTTTAAATTATTATCCATAATATAAAAACAACGAGAGCCACCAGCGTCCGTTACTCCACTGGCGACTCTCATTTATCGCCTGCGCCTAAGCGATATTAATATCTTCTTCTGGTCTAGCAACGGATAGACACCGCAAATATAAGACCTTATTTTGAAACTACAAACAAACAGGATATATTTTTACAAAAAATGTAATCAATTATATTCCTCTGTCATATACAACGCATAATCATACCTATCCTCCATCATCATCACCGCCTTCTTGATATCAGATAAAGTTAGTTTCTTTATCTCCATATTCCTGCTATCCATTCTGACAAAAGAGTTCTTGAACTCCTGCTCGGTTATAGCATCCAACCCAAATAGATTGTATTTTATAAGTAACTGGCTTACGTCAAATATCAGGATATTAAGATCAATATCATCCTTCAACTCATCAAGAAGATCACACATCATGGCTTTGATAGCATCAGTATCAAGTTCCAGCTTCTCGGCTTCCTTCATTAACTTCTTGATAATACCATTGTGCTCAATTATGATGTTAGCATTATCATCATCGGTAGGTAGAAGGATATCCATCGTACATTTTATACCAACCTTATCACTAAGTCTTTTATTGAACTCAGTCATATAATCAAAAGCCTGATCCCTGCTTAAGGCGTATGTATGATCAAGCAACTGCTTTTGTCTGACCTTGACAAAATAGTTACTGGCGTATAACATCATCAAGACCTTTACTCGCTGGATGCGTAGGTCTTGCATGATCTTCCGGTGTAAAAAAAGAATCTAGTTGCATAATATAAAGAGTCCCCACCGGGGCCATCACACACCCGACAGGGACCAACTTTTAAATATCTTACTCGTCAGGTGATGGACTGACGCCGCAAAGATAAGTCAAGATATTTTATCTAGCAAGGATCCTCCGCCTCTTTTTCTCCAGATACGACATTTCCGTCGGAAACCAAAGACTTGTCCTCGGCCGCCTTCGTAGGCGAGGCGAACTCCGATGGCAGACCCGGCGGGTTAGGGAACGAGACTTCCGTCTCCTCCTTGGATACCTTGTTCTCCTTGATACTCATCCTAAACTTAGGAGCTATGAAAGGATCGTTGTTAAGATCGATGTTGATCGTAACGTCATTCATCAAAATATCCTCCTTAGTTCTGGAATCACCTATCCATCCTCTTACGTCAGCGGTCATAGGCATCCTGCTAACCGCTTCCTTGACAGCTTTAAGCCGGTTCTTGATAACATTCACGTCTCCCGCCAGCGGAATCATATATGTCTTATTATCCAACCCGGATCTGGCTATAGCGTTATTAAGATCCATTATATCATCAATACTTACTCCTCCGCCTAGACCTTCCGTAATCCTATCAGCCATCGATCCGATCATGGATGAAAATGACGATATATCCTGATTTTTCAATCTTACGGGGTACAGGTAATTTCTTCCATTTCCTGTCTTTATAGCTACGACCGGGATACGTGAATCTTTATAGTCACCATACTTGTCCCTGACGATACCCGTACAGAACGGGAATATATTATACTTAATATTATCCCTCATCGTAACCTCCCCATTCTCTATATACCCTACGCTCTCGACCTTACCAACCGTCTCGTTGGTAAAGTCATTCTCGGATACCATCAACGTCCCATTATCATCACTTACGCTAAAATTAGGTCTTCCCGGCAAAACACTGGTAACTGTACCTACGAACGGTATATCAATCTCGCCAGTAACAGATCCTATATTATCCCTATATAACTCAAAGGCCATACTCCTTAAATCAGCGTTACTTCCTTTTGAATCCGGGTCATTGGCTTTCAGTACCGAGACGAAATTGCCGTCGCTATCCACGATCTTAATAACCATATTATCAACCAGCTCTCGGTAAGCCGACTTAGTCTCATCAGAATTAGGGTCAACGGCGTTAAGGCTATTGTATTTATCATACAATTCCTTGGTATATGGATCTGACATATCCATCTTAAACCTTACGATATTATCCTTACGGAGATTAGCTACGGCTTCCTGATTCACCGACTCGTTGTTAGATCCAAACGTATCACCCGTATAATAAGGGACAATAGATCCATCCTGCCCCTTGCGATACACCATGAACCAGTTGGAGGTCGATAAGGCGGTCTGCCTCCCCAGTATGACACCGGTAGCGTTCTCGAAAGCCTGAGCGTCATCCTCGCTAATCATCCATCTTGAGTGGTTATCTGACTCTATAACAGTAAATATGTCGGTTCCGTTGGTGAAATCCATCACCCTTCCATTATCAGTATCAGTGGCATCAGACCTTTTAAGCCCGGACCCCGCCATAAACCTGTCAAGCCTCATTCCACCAACCTCATAGTACATGACCCCACCGATCTCCCTCTTCTGAGCCATCAACACCACCGGATTCTGGGCGGCGTTGACCTCCGTCCTGCCGGTGGATGTTCCGGGTTCGCTCTCGGTGAGGACATCACCCATAGGTATGGATTTATCGTAATCCTTGACAGCTATACTTCCGTTATCATACAACCTCATCCATTCCACGAATTGAAGAAGAGGATCATCGGAATAATTATTGATAATATCAATAGCCTCATTAAGCTTATCCTGATCAACCTCATTGCCATTGTCAGCCTCATTCATAAGATCGTTATAGGTCTTTATAGCCTCCTTAACCCGATCCTGATCAAGACCATTAATATTCACATCTATGATATCATCAATATTATCCTTAATATTATCTGATACATTATCATTGATCTTTAATCTATCTATCATTGACTTAGACCTATTTATCCTAGCTATAGGATTATCGCCAAATCCTTTTACAAGATTATCAATACGATCCTTATTGTTATCATATATCTGTTTTTCCCTAGGGGATAAAATATCCTCATTACCGTTCCAGATCTTTATGGCTATATCATCGGCTCTATCATCTGAAGGATTTATAATATCCTCATCATCAGGAACCCTCTCAACTATATTACCTTCATCGGTCTTGATCTCATTCTCCATAGATCTGGCGATCATATGATTATATGTCTTGAACATAAATGCCTCATCCTCCTCAATAAGACCATCTTGGTAAGCTTTGTCTATGGCTTGATCGTTGGCATAAAGAGCATTGGCATCAGGATTATCAGTATTCCTGAAATCATACTTGCTATCATCCTCCTCATAAGTATTACCCCATGCGTTCGACAATATTTTCATGAACCCGCGCTCCTGCGCCCGGATGAATCTTCTGTCACGCATACGACGAAGAGACTCGTTTATATTCTTATAAGCCACAAGATTATGACGATACTCGCTAAGCAGCGCCATGGCCTCTTTATGATTATCGACCCCACGGGTAGACACAGCATTCTCAAAATCAACTATAGTCTCATAAGCCGCCATAAGATCTGAAGCGCTAATTTTCGAGTCATTATCATTTAAGGATAACTTAGATATATCCACGTCCGAATTAATCAACGTGCTTAACTTTCTCTCCAAGGCAATTCTTTCTTCCGTCAATTTAAGAAGCCTGTCATTCTCCTCAGCCAACTTAGCCTTATCAGACTCAATTGCTTCCTTCGACGCAACCTTTTGTTGAGTATTTAAAATATTCCTCTCCATCTTCCGTATATCATTCGTCAGCTTCCGGAGTTTTTCGAGAGCCTTGCTTGAATCAGGATTAAGATGAGAGTATATATCAAGGGCATCACCTATACCCGTCTTATATATCCTGTTTAGCTGATTGGTGATATCATTCAAATTATCCTTAGCCTCAAGACCGTTATAAGCCATGTTAGAGATGTAGGTGTTAAATGATCTATTGGATATACCATCGGTAAGAGAGTCGGCAAATCTGCTGGCCATAGTAAAATTATCAACCTTCTTATTGAACTCGCCAACAAGGTTAGACTTATACTCATTTACCTGCTCATCCGTCATATTCATATCGGAGGCTATATCGCTATTAGGTATAGACTCGATGACTGTCTTGAAATTCTCCTTAGTATCATCTAACATCCCCATTTCCTGATCATAACGAAGACGATTGAATACAGCGTCACTAAAAGTCTTATCTACGATTCTAGAATTGGGTATATCGTCAGCGTTATTATCCGTTTTCAAGCCTGATAATTGAGCGTTCAGAGCCATGCTGCCACGAATAGCTTGGACAGCCGCCGAGGTCAAGGCACCGGCATTGGCATTGTAGGCCTCCACCATCCCCTTGTTACGGGACATGTCTTGGCTCCATTCCCTTATACCTCCAAGGCTTCTTCCACCCATAACCGATCCGATAATCATACCGATGCCGATCTCCTTCCAGCCTTGATTAGACCCGTATGTTTCCTTGAATCCGTTCTTTATAGCTTCCATATAACCTATATTCTGGCGAATAGCCATGGGATTGTATCTTGATTCCACCCAATCCTCCGCTGACTTGCTGGACACACCTTGAAGACCTTCCTCGAACAAACCCTCAGATACCGGTCGCTTGATGATATTAAACGTATTACCAGCTATTTTCTGCCATTTCTTTGGTGTTATAGCCCTTAGTGCACCGTTGTCCATTCTCTCGGCTCCTACGCCAAATATATTGCGTTTTATGAACTTGTCTACACCCAGCCCCATACCAAACATATCACCAAACATAGCTATGTTGGATAATGATAATATGCCGACGTTTGCGGCGAATACGGCGTTAGCGGCATTGGCATTGTCAGCCCTGAACCTCATAAGCTCCTCATACGGGACTTCCCTCCCGTAAGCGTTACGATAAGATTGTCTGAAGTTCTCCTCGGCCTCCATCAACATACTTCTAGCTTCCACTGAAGCTTCCCATGAGGTAGACGTACCAAGAAATAAGGCGGTATCCAGTCCCTTGCCTACCCTCTGCCCTATACGGGCGGCCCTAAGGTAAGCGCCGAATGCTTTCTTGGTGTCCGAAGCGGCCTTACCTATCCTAGCTAAAGCCACCCCAGCCCTAGCTCCGGTACGAGCAAGGTTCATCAGACCGGCCCCGGAATATACGGCGGATGATAACATGGCGCCAGCGGTAAAAGCCAGACCCGACAGAAAGTCATTAGACCAGAAGTTAGCCGTAGTCATACTTTGAAGAAAGTTCATGTCCCGCTCCTCTCGATTATAATAATGAGCTAGACCATAATCCATCTTCTTATCCTGATCATCTAACCATCTCGTAAAATCATTATCAAAAACAGCATTGAAATTACCTTTGGATACTCCGGCATAAATACCATAAAAAGGCTGGATAACGCCTCCTAATCCGTATAAGGCGGTTTTTCCGGCAAGTTTACCCAATCCTCTCATCCACTTCTCAGTCCTACCCTGGGTTTTTGATAGACGTGTATCATTATCTACACCGGGTATATAGGACTCGTATTTGGGTATCCACGTTCCACTACTTAATCGATACCTTGAATCCTCTAACGATATCTCCGGTCCAGTAAGATTAAACCTACCCTTATAGCTCTGATCAGACGCCATATATCCCAAAGGGGACATATGCTTCATGTTATCATAATAATTAGTCTTTACCGTATTCTTGATCCTCTCTGATAATGACGGTATCTGGGACTTTGATCTCTCGGATGCGGAATATGGGTCCAATACCGGAGGCGAGTCACGATCCAGTATGTTATAGGAATCCACCCCAACAGCCTTTATATTATCCACGCTCATGGTAGGATATCCGTACTTGTCGGCAAGATCCCTCCCATTAGTAGCATTATTATCGGTTTTAACTGTTTCCATTATTTCCATTATTTCCGTTATTCCTATTTCTTATCTCCTGATCGATCATACTAGCTATAGGCGAGATGAAACTTTCAAAATCATCAGTAGTAGATCTACCTTCACTTCTCCAATACACCTCATTCTCCTTACTAAGTATCTGTTGCCATGCCATGACCAAATAATATTGAGGGCTGAAATCAATTTTTCTAGCTACCTCATCAGCATAATTAACGCCATCCAGATCAATTGAGTATAATGGAGTACCGCCATCCCTTGCTCCTCCCTTGCTGTATATATCAACATTTATTCCAGAAGAACCATTATTATACTTATATCCTGAAGCCCTTAACTCATACATAGAAGCGTTATCAAACAACACGTCAGTAGCGATCATCATCTGATTCTTCCTGATATTACCGTCATTTATATTCGTGAACATATCTATATAAGGCATTACCGTATCCTTGGCCCCACTGGCGTAAGCGAATGGAGCCACCAGCAATGACTTGGCCATCTTCCCGTAAGCGTTGTCGCTTGAGCTTGCGAAAGATATGGGAACGACACCGGAATCATAGGTCTCGGACGGGATGCTTACATCCTCTTTATAGAAAGTAAGACCATTAGCGGCCAGATCAGCCTCACTTACCTCAACAACAGATCTGCCATCACCTCCATTATTGCCAATGATCCGGTAATTACCATCACCTATAGGAGATACGGTAAACGTTATCTTTGTATTGGCATTATTCTCATCCTTAGGAATAAAACCACCGCCACGGGTAAATAGGTCACTAATCTTTATATAATCATACTCGGCTTGGCTTTTGGACGGATAATCACCGGAGAAGATATGCTCACGCTCGGCGTATTCATGACGATATTGTCTCAAGTAATCCTCACCAGCACGTTTCGCATCATCAGCAATCCTGCCTAAATCTCCACGACTCCATTTGCGCCTAAATACATCTCCCTTCTCTTTACTCATCTCATCATAGATAGCCGTGGCTACTGCGGCATTCCTCTTGTTATAATCACTTAAACCTTCAGTTAAAGCTTCTTGGAATAAATTCGATGTAGAAAAATGACCAACCCCCATATTGGCTAACATCTGTATATCATCCAATGTTAAAGAAGTCCCCATAAGATCATTTATTCTTTTTAATACTACCGAAGCTTCACCTGTCTTAACATCACCAAGCTTTATATCCTTATATGTTTCAAGCGGCTCTGTTTTCCCGATTTGTATAAAATCAACACTATTACTAAGTATAGAACTATACGCCGATAATTTGGCCCAGTCTTTTAACGATATATCTTTTATACCTTCTCTATTATAAGCCAGGTCACCTCCCTCAACAATATCCCCAAGATCAAACGTCCCATATCCATAACTGATATCAATCCCAGAACCAGTCAAAGATCTAGCCTCCCTATCAATCACGGCGTCAACACCATCCAGAACAGCATCGCTCGCCTTATTGAATCCATCATTGATCTTATTATACTTATCTCTTTGGGTATTTAGCCCAAGAAGCTTTATATAACTATCCTTGCCATTATAATCAAGGAGCGTATTCGTAGATCCACCATTAGCCTTGAAATATGTCATGATGATCTGGTCTTTATCCATATCCTTGACCACGTTACTATTCTCAGGATCAGACGCCCATGCGTCGATCTTCCTTCTAGCGTCATCTGATAGTGATTTAACGAAATTATCCATGCCAGTAGTCACCGCCCTCTCGTTGGCTATAAACCCGTTCATGAACTCATCGCTTATATTTACGTCCTCAAGGTTAGCGCTCTTAGTAACCACGGTAGGTCCTGTCATATCATCGTCTCCACCACCATTCTCTGACTTGCCCGATTTGCTGGCTTTCATCAACGCAGCTTTCTCCATAGCCAGATTATGTCTCTTTGTCTCATTGAACTTAGCCCTCTCCATCATCTGTTGATTAGCCTTGAAATAATAATCGTCAACGCCCAACGTCTCATATGAGTTATTATAAGACCATCTCAATCCGACACCACGAAGGAACTGCTGCCGCACCATAAACATGCCGGCCCGCTCCGGACTGTAGTTGTCGCCGATAACGCCCTCAGCCTCCTCCACGAAATCATTTTTCTGCTTGGTGATATCCGCCAGTTCCGACTCCAATTTAGCTTTCTTTATCTTATCATTGCCGACACCCTTCAGCTTAGCCCGTATGGATTCCTCCTTGACAGCAAAGTCATCGATATACCCTTTAAGGAAATCAGAGGTGCTTTGGACGTTAAATAAATCAGGGTTTGTCCTAGCCATATATCTTCCCTCTAACTGCATCTGAGCCTTACCGTTCTCAGATATGGAAGCCATAGCTATATCCCTGACCTGAGCGTAACTCATTTCATCTATGTACATCTCACGCATCTCCCCCGTCCTGTTACCATTGGCGTCAACTACCGGCACATTGACTTTCTTCCCCTTGTTAAGGGAGATGAAGTTCTTCATCTTCTCATCAATCTCAGCGTGATAATCCGTATAAGGGGTATAATGTATAGGATTAAGACGTGTCCCTACCTGACCGTCATTCATCCAAGCCACGGCATCGGCGAAAGCCTCAGCCTCATTGATAGGCCTATACATCTTAGGATTATTCAGCTTCATATCCTCCATCTTCTCGCTGAAAGTCCGAATCTCCCTAGTACCGGCGATAGCGTTCAATACACGGGTATCTAAAGCCTCTCCAAGACGGGCTTGTATGCTTCTAGCTATACCATCAGAAGCTAGATTGGATTTACGATACACGTTATTCACATCCTGTATCAATCCATTTAACCTATTCTGAAGATATTCTCTATCCTGAGGTTTTATAATATCAGAATTAATGATATAATCAGCATACTCGTTTATAGCCTGCCGATTCGTATCTATCTTCTGTTGCATGTATCCCATACCCTGCATCATGACATCCATGTTGTAGGGTGATACGTACTTACCGTAATTCCTTAATATACTGTATTGTGAAGCCATCCTTTATCCTTTCTTGCTTTTAGTTACTTCCTGAGCGGGATATAACCTCCTATAACTCAATATATCTCCTTGAGGATCTGCGATCAACTGGCCATTGGGACCAATCTTAACATCCCCAAATATAGATCTTAATGTATTCATGGTCGTAGCCGTGTTCCACTTCTGCTGGATCTCGTCATTCACGCTATCGAAATACCTAGCCCAGTTCTCGTCATTAATAGCCAATCCTTGTAGTATCCGTTGCTGGTAAGCTTGGCGTTGAGCTATATTCTTATCATAAGTATTAGCCCATGACTGAGCGTTGACATTATCAGCCCAAGTTCTTTGAGCCACGTTCCCCTGTTCTACCTCATTTATATACTTACCTATATTGGAACTCATGATAGCCTGTAAATTGGATGATAAAGCCCCTCTTTGGGAATCTGGAACATTACCCATCTGATCCAATTGTGATTGGAAAGCACGATTAGCCTCAACCATATACTGATCAGCCGATCTCAACACCGGGTCTACAGTAGGAGCGTAATGTCTTTCCAGACCTTCCGTTGTCACGGCTCCCGGAGTCATCCTGAACACCTCAGGGAAGTCAAGGCTGCCACCCACTATATTCCTGTTTCCGTTACCATTATTAGTCTTACCGGTGTTAGTACCGGTATTGGTATTGGTATTAGGGAGTGTATTGGGATCAATCAGCTCAGGCATATCCAACTTAACATCAGGATCCTCCACATCACCTATATCCATAGGACCGGGAACTACCTTATGAGGATCAAGTATAAAATCAAGACCTTCCATTCCTTTCATGGATCTCAATGCCTGCATCTTAAGCATATCCTCGCCAAGTATCTTATTAACGACATCCTTGTTCTTGTCAGAAAACAGTTGACTAAAATGGGTGATACCAGCATCGTTAAGAGCCTTATGCTGTTCCTCTGTAACAACGTCTAGACCGATCATAGGGCGAGATGTGGTAAACAAACCTAATTTATTGTCTCTCATCCTATCATGATATGCGGCTTTCTTGTCTTCCGGGTAATTACCTTGACTATCCTCACCGCCAAAGGAAACGAGCGTCGTGTAATCCCGAAGCGCCTCGGCGTTGGCGATGATCGGGTTCTCAGCCGTAGCCAAGCCCATCCAGCTACTTGTCTGACCGTAGATAGCGTCTTGCAACGCCCTAGCCCTAGTGCCCTCTGAAGCTCCCATATAAGCATCGTAAGCGACCGGATTGAATGTCTTATAATAATTCAACCTCTCATCCGTATTAATACCTCCATAAGAGCCATCAGTTCCTTGGCGCTGATAACCGAAATAGTTAGGATCATTGTTGAACCTATTCTCGATCGGGCGGAAAGTTAATTTACGACCGAACAAAGACGTGCCTCCTATCTCCATCTTCTGGCGAATACCAGCCACTTTCTTAAGCAGCTCTTTCTTAGCCTCAGCTATATCCTCCTCCGTAAGACCGTATTCTTTCATGGATCTGGATATGATGTTATCTATTTCACCACCCTTAGCGAAATACGTATCCTCATCCTTCTTCATCTTCCGGTCTTCCTGCTCCTTGTATATGACGTTAGCGAAGTCCGTAAATCTTCCTTCTAAGCCATTAACCGTCTCGTTACTGTCATTTATAGCCTTGGATAATACGGAAGCGTTTAAGCGCCTCGTATTCTCGTCATCTATCTTATCGTTCTTCTTCAACTTATCCAAAGCCTTCTTCTGATCATCATAAGCTGATTTAAGACCTATCTTAGCCTTATACCTATCCATTAACGTGGCGTACGTATCCTTTGGCGTAGCCTTAATACCATACGTATCCCTAATGTATTTAGCGAAATCCGACTCTATGGTGGTATCATCGGTAATAACCTTCGTACCTTCCTCCAAGGAAACGGGGGTTCCACCATCGGCGTGCTTCTGCCCCATAGCCTCCATTGGCGCCTCTCCGGGCTGCTCCACGTACTCGCCCTTCTCAACCTCTACATTGGCTTGGTCTTCCATCGACTTAGGTAACGGATACAGATACTCACCGGTAAGACTACCGCTATCGAACCTGTTATTAGGTCCTAGATAAACACCGCCTCCATCCTTATACTGCATCTGGGATTGCCTTCTTTGCCTAGCCTCCCGCTCTTGAGCCAACCTGATATTAGTACGAGTGCCTTGCTCTGACGCCATTCCTGAGAACACGTTCCTAGCTAACCCTAAGACACCACCGATACCTGACATCACGGTGCCTACGACATTAGCCGTCTTAGCCCCGGTGGATAAATTACCATATCCCTCGCTTCTCATACGCCCTATACCACGACCCATCTGGGTAAACCTAGATCCTATATCATCGGCGCCATAATAAGGTATGGTGGTAAAGTCAAAAACATCCGTACTACCAGACTTATCAACCTTCTTATTGCTGTCAACGATAGCGTTTAAATCACTTGTATCAATGGTATTAATATCAGGCTGCTGAATATCAAATCCTATCCGGGTAGACGAAACCAAAGGCTCCACTCCAATACCCTGAAGACCAACAACATTACCGGGCATAATAGGGGTGACTTCCCCAGCCTCTTGATATTTAGGTATCTTCCTCTTGATTACATATTTGCCCATATCAAATTAATTTCGTTCTGACACAAAGATAATTTAAAAAAACAGAGACTCATCATTTTACAATGACGAGTCTCTCAGCAAATGCTATTATTATGGTACAGAATTAAATTCTTTTTATGAATAATGATCCTATGGCCTTAACCAAGTCATAAAAACCAGCAGAGCTGAGGCCTACAGCCACTCCATATAATAAAGCTTCCCACCATTCACTTCCTATAAGCAATGGAGACACCTTTAGTAGCCACGCTAATATACAAACCAGCATACCTATGACTACGGCGGATAGGACTTTAGCCCACTTATGGGTGTCAATATACGGCACAACCTTGGCTAACTGCGTAGCTGACATCGTGACGAAAGCCATGATGCCGGTAAAGGTAGTTAAATCAATAGTGATAGCCCCTTCTGATGGGATTACCTCTTGCGCCATCAAAGCGAACGGCGTCAATAACATAGCGAACAAAAATAACAATCTTTTCATACTAAAAAAAACATTTTAAAAACAACCAAATATAACCAATTAATTTAATACATCATCAGCAAGCCCTCCTAATGTCACAACAGGATTGGCTATATCAAGGATATCATCCAACCTATTCCCAATCCTTCCCATCACGCTCGTATTTCTTAATATATCCGTCCCTCCTATCAGTTCCGCCGCAGCTCCGGCAACACCAAGGATATTCCACAGGTTATCATCATCAGGATCCAATGCTATCTGCGATGAATCGACACCAATCCCAGACAATCCAGAAATTTTCTGAATGGAATTACTATGAGCGATATTATTCAATAATGGATACAACCTTGCTCCAGAACGCTCTATCAATCTCAAAAACCCAGGAGATGCGGTGGCTATATCACCTATCGTAAGCAATGAATCAGCCATGAGCTTGTAAGGATAAAACCGCTCCTTCCTGTTTTTCTCCTCCTCGACTGATTGTTCTTTAACAGACTTTCCAAAACTATCATACATAGCCGTATCAAAAAGACTATTTATAAGATCCACCTCCCTATTATTCCTGCCATCATATTTTACATCATCACTTAATTTAAATACAGGGAGATTATTTATTCTCCTAAACTGATCCTCATCTATAAAGCCCTGTTCCAAAGCCAATCTTGACGATCTTAATATTTTGTGCTTCTCTTCGCTAAGAGATTGCATCGTATTTTGTTTATCAATAACCTGCTTCCTTCGAACCTCATCATAAAACCACCTATTGTCACCAACAGGACCTCCTTCTGATTTTGTTGACGACATTCCTTTTATATTCAACATCAATCCCGGTATCATATTAAGTACCAACTGCCTTTTCGCCTGTTCCTTGCGCATACGCTCGGCTTCCGCTATCTGGGCTTCTGATTGGGGATCATTCTTGATATTATTAGCTATATCCTCTATAGCCTTCTTATTGGCTCCGGATTGGGCTAGCATCTTATATAATAGGTCTTGACCCTCCTTCTCCCACCAGCTATCCATAGATGGGTGGGGAGCCAAAGAAGGAGCGGAGGAGGCTACCGTCTCAGGCACGGGCTGCTGACCTCCGTCTCCCGTACCAGAATCCCGCTGCCCGAACTCGTATCTCATTGGCTCGTTCTCCGGGACACCGTATCTGTTGGAGAACATATCGGCGAACTCAAGCCGCTTCTCGTTTCTTAATGTCGATCCAAGGGGTCTTCCGTATCCTTGATTCCATGCCACGGTAGCGTCCTTATAATTCGTGGCGTTATCAAAATCAGCCTTCGAATACATATAGTAATTATAAACATTGCCTTGAGCGTCCTTATCAAAGAACTTGCCTTGGTTAATGTAGTTCCAGCCTAGCCCCGGTACACGACCTTGATACTCATCCACAAGATAATCCAGTTGTTGGGTCAATGTCGGTTTCTTACCATACCTACGCTGTAGCTCTTTCTTCCTCGGTCCAAGCCATTGCTGGATACCAAAGTCACCGGCGGGGCCTAGGGCTTCGGTGTCCCCTCCGGACTCGGCGGCGATGTTAGACAGGATGCCGATAGCTTGCGTTTGTGGTATTCCCTTCTTTTCTGTCAGATAGTCCCATATCTCATCATACACAGCCATTTTGCTATTTTCTGATCTACGAGGATCAATCACATACTTTCCAGAACCATAATCGCTCCCTGTATTTATACGACCTCCTTCAGCCTTGTCCTCCAACTTATTCTTAGACATAATAGCGTTACGAATAAGAGCATCCTTACCACTCTCTGGAGCAGGATTATAATCCTTGAAAGAGCCTCTCTCCTCAAACTTATCACCTATAGCATCTAATACCTTGGTAGCTATATTAATCGGGAACTCTTGATCATTACTATAAAAATCATATACATCGTAAACGCCTAACCTTCCATCCGGACGTCTATAAATTGTAAAATTACCAAATCCTGACAATGGGGTAAGATCACCAGCAGCTTCGGGATAAAAATCGTATTCAGAAAAAACCGTAGGCTTTCCAGATCTTACCGAATTACGATTCTTCTCAAAAACATCTACCCATTCTCTAGACTTTTTCAAAAGCTTCAGCCTACCATAAGCATCATCTGTAGCCGGCTTATCAGAGCCATATATTTCTTGCTCCGTATCATGTATTTTCTTATCTAACCTCTTTATCTCATCCTTAGTGTCACGATTGAACATCTTCTCAATATCAGTAATGACATTATCAGGAATCCGTATCTCCTTATTATTGCCATCTAGATTATTAGGTTGAGATAAAAATCTCGCCCATAGTTGATCGCTATATTCATCAACGTTAGCCTTCCCGTTTCTGCCATATATAAACTCATTGACCTTGTCAGGAAGGCTAGCATTTGAAGCCACCACATCGGGGGTGACATTCTCGTACAATCTTCTTCTTATGGCATTACCTAAGATATCTTTTAAATACGAAGCCTTATCAGATACATCCTGTCTTACATACAACGGATCATCACCAATAGGCCCACCATCCTTATATTTAACCTTGAAATCAAAATTGCCAATATATTTCTTTACATTATTGATATAATCATTATCATCAGGAGAAGCCTTGCCGTTATTCAATAACCTTCCCTTACCCATCCATTTATAAAGCAAGGCGTCGAATTTGTCTATATCATTACCTTTATTATCCTTAAAGCCACGACCGACAACCTCATTCTTGTATATAGACGCCAAACGCAACATGGTAGCTATACCTGAATTATATGGCTTTAGGATATTCTCCTTATCTATACCAAACTTATTATATATCTTCTTTGTCTCATCATTATCACCTTCTATCTTTATCTGTGTTATACCCTTCGAGTTATAAGACCTGTCATTCCATCCGTTACCATTTAACAACGACCTGAATCTCTTGGCTATATCAACGCCTTGATCACCGATAGCTTGTTTCCCTATATATCTTGCGGATACACCAAACTTAGTCTCCTGCTCGGCGATACCCATGGCAAGCATAGCCATCCTATCATAAGTGTAGCTATCGATATCGAACTCACTCATGATACGTTCCTTGTTATATGATATAGCGTCGCTATATTCCTTTATATTGCCCAGCTTATCCATTTTGGCTATATTATCAATGGCTGATATAACACCAAGGAAAGCGTTGCTAGAATTGACGCCATTCTTTGAGTCATAAGCGTTATAAATCCATTTAGGCAAGATATCAGGAGATATATCACTATTTTTTACGCTTATATTCAATGGCCTAAAATCCTTGTTTATATGAACATTATAATCATCCCAAAGTCTCTTCTCACCGGAATCCTCGCCATAAGGGTTATCCGCTATATAATTAAGCGACCCCTCACGAACGACAAACCTACTTCCCTCTTTCTCCGGAAGTGTATAAATAAAATCACCCTTCTTTATAAAATTATACAGCTCATTCCCCGTATTCCCAAGAAGCCTGATACACCCATTAGATCCTCTTCCAGCAGAAGCCTCATGATGCATAGATGACGATATATCATGATCCCACTTGCCTGTCTTAGGATCAAACCTGGCTCTCTGGAACGATTTCTGGCCATGATACTCGCCTATACCTGACACTCTTGTTATGCCGGCCGGAGTAGACATATTTCCAGCTCCGGCGATAAGTTTTTTATCCTTCGTCGTCTTGGTATAGGTATTATAATCATCGCCAGAAGCATCTACACCTATATTATTAGTGCTATAAAGAATATCCCCGCTCGGTGAATAAACCGTTAGTTTTTTATTCTTCTTATCTACAATAGCATAATTAGATTTATGATCGACGCTCTTGATTATATCCTCATCGCTCATCTTATTGATCTCAGCCTCCCTGGATATTATATCCATCAAATCATGATCCTCTTTCTCTATTGACAGCGATGGGTCTGAAACCTTTATCTTATCACCTATCTGTATCTTGTTGATATCAGGGATATCCCTATTCCACGATACAATATCGTCTAAAGATAATCCCAATCTTTTGGCTATACTCCAAAGAGTATCGCCTTTAGATACGGTATACATCTCTCCTCCATCAGCTTTCCGTTCAATCTTCTCTCCCCATAACCCATATTTCTCCCTAGGCCATATGCCGTCTATGGCATCCACATAACCAACGGGATGTTCCCCTTCCAGACGCCGGTTCCTCCGCTCGTCCGCAGGGTACAGGGCGTTGGCCAACGGCTGCGTGATATGACCCAACCCCTTATCCTTGGAACTCGACATAGCATCCACCACAGTCCGATATACAGGTCTTAATTTCTCAGGTAAATATAGCCCCGCCTCATCAACCAACTCACCTATCTTCTTATTTATACCCCTGATACTGAAATTATAATTACCCATGCCGTTATTCAACGGGGACAACGTACTTCTTATCCCATTCATGCCCTTGACGGCGGCTCCTCCGCTAAGGATATCAAACTCCGGGGACACGTTTCTCAAAGGACTATCATCCATACCCCTGAAATACATGGGACGATCACCTCTTACGACACGATCAAGATCCTCCTTATATAAATCCCTTATCCACGATGGGATTTCCTCCGGTTTATTCTTCTTAGACATATATTACGTTTTTCACAAAGATAACCATAATATCACAAGCCTAAAAACACGAAACGGGCACATAATAAATCATGTACCCGTTTATACGCTAATGCATGTGATAAGCAGCCAAGGCTCCTTTAGCTTTCTCCTTAGACTTGTACTTAGCCGGCCACAACTTACCTGTCTTGTTACTAACTACTCTCCAATCACTTCCTACTTTCTTGATGCACCCCGATTTAGGGCACTTACCTGATTTACTAACAGCATATCTCTTTTTCACCATATCATTGCGTATTAACAGTTATGCTATAATCTTGTGAGCTTATATCAACATTGACAATCTTCGAACTACTAAAATCATATACGCGCAAATTTAAACTTCCATATAAAACACCAGCAATAACATCAGCATAGAAAGCAACCTCATTATCACCTATAGTATTATAAAAATACAGATACATATGCTGTTTATTAATAACACAGATTTTTATCTTATCAAAACCTTCTTTGGTAGTATTTTTCTTAAAATCAATTCCTTCTAAAATATAGCTTGAGATATCCACTCCAGAAGAACCTATCTCCTTATAAGTTCCATCATCCATAAGAGCCTTGGTCCCGGATCCAGCCGTAGAGAAGTTGATGATCCTATTATCCCCAGATTGGTTACTGATAGCCAAGGCTATGTCCTTGGTTGAGTTATTCACCTGTTGTACGACATATTTAGAGACAGAGGATGTATAGGTAAGATCATTGGATATGATGATAACCGCATTGTAACATATATATTCAGAATCACCCTTACCTCCAGTGCGCAACACGACTTGTATATCCCCAGACGAAGCCCTCATTAATATAACGTCACCAATGCCATACGTTGAGGATGCTCCGGAAAGAAGATATTGCGTTGTTGTATCAACTTCGCATTTCGACGCTATTATATTATATTGCGATTGAGTAAGGCTAGAAATCACACCAGAAACCAAATTGAACAATATAGACCTAAAGTCATTTTCATCATCAAAATTGTCAGACAAGAAACCTTGTTCAAAGATGTCTATATCCTGCCACGTACCATCACCACGAAGAAAAGATGCCTGCTTGCCAGCGGCTGGAGCCGGCACTAATCCCGCGGCACCAGCCTCGGACGCCGTGGCGCCAACCATATCCTTGACCTTATCAAGTCTACTGTCTATTTGATTACCATCGCACTTACCTTGAAAATCTTCCATATAAATAAATTATTAAATCGTATATAAACATAGGTGTAAAGTTATATATAATCACCTAAATCAATAAACTTTCTCATCGTTGCTAAACCAACGTACTATCATCTTGAACCGGCTCTCAATGTCATTCACGAACCTAGCCAAGAACCAATCGCCACGAAGACGATCACGCCACCTCCGATGATAATCGACAGCCCTAGGGTCGATCTTCCGGTCAATGTCATTAACATCCTTGATCCATACCGGGAGGTTATTAGTATCGTCTTTGACCTCGTTAAAATAGTCATTTATATTTATCTTCTGATCAACCTCCGTCACCAGTATCTCACGGCTATCGTCATTGGTTACAGGATACCTTAACCGCTGGCTCATATCGTTCTTGTCGGCGATAACCATCCGAAGCTCACCGCTGTTGTTGGTATCATTATAGAACCATGCCTTGTTGAATCCTGTAGTCCTAAGAACTTGATAATTAACCTCATCCTGATACCTTCTGGCATCCATTCTATATTGGTAGTTCGTGAGGATCTTATTCACATACTGCTCACGTACCGGAACCTCTATAACAAACGGATATAGCTTACCATAAAATACTTGATACGATTGGTTGGTCAAGCCATGAGACCATAACCCTATCTCCTGACTTTCACTTGAGTAGTTCTTTCCGGACTGGAAATAATGCTGGTGCTCGATATAATAATCAGGGGTGTAGGACAAATATGATTTCCACTCACCCTTCAGGCAGTTATATCCAACGGTAAAGGAGACGTCCGTGAAATGGCTGGCGTCCTGTAGCTCCACCGCCTGCCCGTTCCTGTAGAACCGGCCTCCCCTGAATTGGTACTCACTCGGATCCCCTACCGGTATATAATCCTTCTTGGTTATCAATACCCTCTTGAACCGATTGTCCCAGCCCATGGATAGCCCTATACCAAAGAACTTGTTATCGATATCATAATAAGACAACTCGGCGTCCGTATCAGCGTTATATATCCGGCTACGGATGATCTTCATCTGGAGATGCTCCTTAAACCAGTTTCTAAGCCCCGGCGTGACCTCCGTAAGATTCCTGCCATTAGAATCTACCTTAAACACCTGACCGCGCCTTAAATCGACCCAGAAATGTCCGAACTCGCAACTGATCATGTCCCGACTCTGGGTTCCGGAATATCCTAACGTCGTATTATTATACTCAATGCCACGAGATGCGAAAAGACCACCTGTCCCTAGCTCGCTATTCTCCGGGGATATTCTTTCCGCCAGCACGTCTATAGCGTTATACAGCCCTACCTGATTCTCGAAGCGAGCCAGTATCTGATCCGACTCTATTCCCTTCATGCTTATAAGCTTTCCGAACGAGGTCTTGAACTCATGGTAATCCATAGGCTTGTACGACAGCCAAGGATCGGTCATGCCGTTCTCCGACACGTCGGCGGTGCTCCATATGACGCCGTTGGGTCTTTGGTAGGCGCAGTCCCAAAAATTGCTATCATACGTCTCTGGTAATGACCTGCCACCTAACGTAAATCGATTCTTATACACAGGACTCATCTTAAACACATTATCCCTTGATATAGGGACATTACGCTCCTGAGTCCATGATATATAATCCCCCACCTCCGGATAGAACCCCTCGTAAGGCTCAGGGCCGGCTATACGGAAATTGCAATTGATCTCAGACTCCACAAGAAACTGAGGTATGCCATAGAAATATAGGAAGAAACGACCGCTAAGATACATATCTCCGGTCTTGCAAACCATCTCATAAGCGCTCTTCCGGCTAGGGAAAGAGTATAGCGATCCGGTATCCGTATCGGTCTTATTAAGATAATCCTCCCCGGTATCGTAATTAACGAAATAACGGGGATACCCGATGTTCCGATAATCATAATAAGGGAATGGTATCATGTCCCCCTGACCGAACTGAGTCAAGTAAAACATAGGCATCTTCCTCTTAAGCGAGAATCTTGATATAAATACATCACCTCCAAAAACAGGTTTACGCTTATCCTTATCCATCAACCCGCAACCACCTAACGATACCCACCTGATATCCTCTATCTGCCCGTATTGAGCCGGAGAATATTTCTTTATCCTCATATAGGGGCAGGATACGAAAGATTCACGTGTCATAAAATGAGGCGTCATACCAGCCACCTCATCGTTACGAATATTACACTCATCCTGAATACGGCTGGTATCGTAACTTGAAACCAACTCCGGATATTCAAGCATATACTTATCCATACCAAATGACATGAACAATGAATGCTCACGATCGAGGTTGTTTATGATAATAGGCTTACCGCCTACGGTCTCCCCTTGCGAAGAGATATCTGTTACCGGATATAACCCGCTCTTAATATATTTAGCCGTTGACAATCCACGCAGCTCCGACGCCCCTATTTTTTGGTAAAATAAATTATAATGGGCGACAGAAGTATAATAATAAGCGTAATTCCATCTAGGTCCCCTATCTATCAATGCCGTTAACCACTGATACCTATACTTGCCTATATCCACCACGGACTGGGCTGTGGCCTTGGCGATACCTGTAGCCAGACGGATAGCCGTCAGCGCTATGCCAACAGGGTTGGCTAAAAAGAACACGCCTCCACCGACATATTGCTGTGAAGCCGACTGATATGTATACTCAGCTATAGCGGATATTAAATTAGCCATAGCCTCCACCGTAGCCAATGACGTCGCCATACTATAAGCCTTACTTCCTAATATCGTCCATTTAGGGTGATCCTCCACCTCCCTGAATATACCGGAGGATTTACCTAATTGATAACCATCAACAAGGCACTCAGTGGGAGCATCAGGCTTGTTGAAGGCAATATCAGGGCTTAAGAATGAATACCAGATATTACCCTTCCTGTTAAACGGATGCGTTATAAAATTCTCACGATTAATATCCTTATAGATATACATATCATCAGACAAATCGTTGTAAGGATAATTAGGATAAAGGTTAGCCGATCCGTCGGGATCATCGTACTTAAACATATCATAAGCCAGACCTGTGCCAATAACACTCTTATCCAACGTCCTATCGCCCCTATACAACTCATATCCTATTATGGAATCCCTTCTAACCTTATCTATAAGTCCGTTCTCTACCGCTATATCCAGAAACTCATTAACGATATCATCATCAAGCATCACCCCCATAGGATAAATATAGGAGTCAACTCCATATTGACCGGTCAGTTGAGACGGATTACCCATGAAAGGAGCGACAGAGTTATCCGGGAACTTGTAATGACGTATAGGTTTCTGACAAAACGTGGTTGACGTATTGGGATACTCAGCGTTATCCCCATTACCAGTGAAGTAAGACTTACCCCCAACAGATTTAGGAGACCCATAGTATTTCGTCAAAGAATCTATTATATCCTTCCTCTTCGATCCTCCAGACGATATCCCGATCTTGCTTGAATCATACAACTCAAAATTAGCCGGATACTTATTGGTAGATTCCCAATAACCAAAATCACCATACTGATATGGTCTAGGAGCGCAATCTGCGGGCTTATCACCGCATGATATACATTTTGCCTCATAAGTGACAAATCTCCTCAATTTCAATTCTTTAGTAAAAAAGAATACGTACTTTATCTCCAGAGGACGAATGCCAAAACAGAACGGGGCGGGGAAAATGGCGGTGCCGGCCGTATAGAACCCTGCAAGCTCCTTCATGTCCTGCCTCATGGCGAAACCGGTGAAGAACACACATACCGCTGGCTCAATACAAACATATATCTTATGGAAAGTAGTCTTGTCATCATTCCAGAACAAGTACTTTGGCATCATAAATATCTTATGATCCACGTAATTCACTATAACACCTTTCTTGGCATCATCAGCCAAAGGATTAGGAGCCACGGTACCTTCCTTGTCCGAGAAAAACGTTATACGAACCTTGTTGTATGATGATGAGTCACCGATCGAATAATTATAGTTACCCATCATCTCTATATACATAATACCGTTATCAGGATCGGATAAACCGCTTACGTATTTTTCGTAATCCAACTCCACCCATCTGGCGTATGAGGATACATGTGGATAGAACTTGAAATAAGTCAAGTTGCTTCTACCGAACCAATTGGTCTTGGCGTCAATATCATTCTGCACAGACACACGACTTTCCCAATCAGTAGATATGCCGGTATTGAACTTAGAATTATCACCATCGCCAAAAAGACACATGGCATTCTCAATACCAAATTGACTCTCGTATTGAGGAAAATAAGCCTCCATCGTATCCATTAACTGATCAAGCATCGTCTCTGTATGATGCTTACCTTCCCATCCGGGATATTGGTACAAATATGTGCACTTACCCAATGACCTACCCCCTTGGAATGTAGGAAGTTGAACATCGTTAATAGTGGGGTTCACGTAAGGATCGCCTACCGAACAACCATTAGTACATATACCCTCATCATACAGCTGCCGGACATTAGACATATCCTGACACAAGACCAAGGCGGAAGAATCTATGTCAGACGGGAATTTATCCTCATCCTGACCATCCAGCCATTCTTGAACCAGATCTATGATATTCTTGCCTCCACTAGAGTAATTATCAAAATCACACAATACAGAAAACTTCCTTTGAGACTCGGCGTTACTTTGTATTAATGTCGTAGGTTCGGTCTCCACGTAATCACTAGCCAGCTTATACGTAAAATCAATCCTAGAATCTACCAAAGAGTTTTTATCCAATATAGTCCTGGTCTCTATCCTCTCGATATTATCACATCCACTAGGGAAATCAGGAGCCTTTATACCATCTTGATCTTCCGGCAACGATATAGCAGCGCATAACTCGTCGGTAATACCTACATTAGATTCTATGATATCACACAGGTTCTCTATATTATCAGCGATATAATCAATAGCATCATCCACCGTAACATCTTCTCCAATCGTATTAATAACGAATTGAGTCTCTCCTACCGTGGCATATTCCTGTTCTACATGCCTGAGTTGCTTAACATCTAATTGATTCTTGCACTCTCCCCCAAAATCATCAAATCCCCAAGACGGGTCGTTTATGATCTTTGCCGTATTCTTAAACTGCCAAAGATAACGGCGGCTGTTCCCGGCGCACTGCGGGTTGTTCTCCAATACCGAAGCCGCTGACAGGTCTTCAGAGTTGCCGTCCTCATCAACGATAATCTCCATCTCCTCCCTTGTGGCCGGACGAGGGATAAGCGGGAATCTAGCTGTCCTGTATCCCGTATTGGTAAAGAATCTTATACCCAACGGATATACCTCGTCACGCATGAAAGAGGCGTATTTAGAGCAAGCCACACCGTCTTTATATAGATTCTCCGTGGCTATCGATGTCTGCCATTTAACGAAATGGCCCAAGAAATTAACGACCGGTTGAAGATTCCATTCGTTCTCCACGGTCAAGCCGTACTGAAGAAGACGATTCCCGACAGATGTCATCCCTCTGGCCGTCTTATATACCGGTATTTCCTTGGACAACTTCTCCATGGTCGTACGTTCGCCATACTGATCCGTAAGATAATAAATAGTCCTTTCCGTTATCGGATGTATACCTTCTATGAAATACTCAAGAACCGGGCTTTGCTCGCCATTATATCCAACGGTGTTCTGTATAACACCTACCTTATAATGAGATACCTGCTTATCTATATTGGATACGGTAAGCCGGATACCCATGTTGGTTGATTTGCCCCATAAGCCATCACGAATGACTATATCCTGACGATCGAATATCATGATAGGATTGGTCAATGAGCAATATCCGGTCTTCTCTATACCGAACTCATCGCACAACGCCACGCAAAACTGGTAGGTCCCGGCACGCAGGCTCCCCCCGAACTCCACGACCTCAGGCTCCACGCACGGGGCCGTCAGCAGCGGAAATACCAGTAGCTTCTCGCAAGCCAGCCTACACCTCTCTATTGGCTTATCATCCCCACATGTCTTATATCCATGATAATGATACCAGAAGTCACCATCCTCATCCGGATTAAGAGCCTTGTCAACCATAACATATCGCTGGGGGTTATATCCATCAGTCCAGTATATCACCTTACCACACTTCTCATCCTTGATCTCTATATCAAAGATCGGGTGATGAATGGAAAAGTTAAGACAAGGGTCATCGGTCCCATCCTCTATCAACACCTCCATCAAATCACATATCTCATCGAAACGACCATCCGACTCCTCAAGCCTCTCTCCAAGGATACGATGAATATCTTTTCCTGATCCCGCTAATTGATCCTCTACGGTCTTGACATAATCCAATGACCTCATGAACGTGATCTTAGAGGTGTTGTTATCAGGATTCACCAGAAAGAAATAAGTGTTATCACCAGCTATATCATTCTTATACCCAATAACCTTATAGCCATCAAATCGCTTACATAAAAGGGTACTAGGCTCATTCTGGATCTTAAGCTGGCTTCCATCGTCACCCTCTATGGTAGCGTTCAAGGCGAAACTGTACTCAGACGAGGATAGGTCCTGTGGATGCTTATCCCTGTTCATCCCGGAATCGGGAACCGCTATATTAGAATTATTTTGCACGATGTTATGTTTTTCGCAAATATAACAAATCCGGCGGATAATCACTTACACGCCGGATCTTAATGAATTTGTACGTATTATGCAAAAAACTTTTTCACTACAAAAATAAAAAACCTCCCAACTTTCACAAGTCAGGAGGAAGACTAAACACTTTAAAACGTCTAGTGGTAAAGTACAAAAAACATAATAATTACGAATTTCCACTCATGTAGTTTGATTGCTTGTCAGCGTCCTCTACAGATATGTAAAAGAACCCGTTAGTCACGTATCTCTCATTGACGTCCACAAAATCAGTAGATCCTTTGTCCACCCCTTTCTTCGACCCCTCATCACATACAGCTACCAGACTATTAAAGTCATTGGAATAGCCTACGATCACACCGTGCATATCCCGATTTCGAGGATCGAATACGTACCTCATCTTACACCTATCGTAAGCTAACTCTAAAGAGCTTTTGCTTAGCCTCTCATCTAATCCGGCACCCGCTACCAAAGCCAAAACGCTCTTTGATATATCACTCATGGTAGTGTCCTTGGCCGGAACCTTAGGCATAGAAACGCCTTCCATGACAAAATCCAAAGCCCTATCTAGAAGCTCATCAAAATCATCGTCTCGAACATAGTCTTTGAGCACCTCCAATATATACAACCGGACATGGAGTTCGTTATTTACATCATTTAAAGTTATCATGATCCTAGTTTTCGACAAAGCTAGATTATTCCCACGCAATAAAAGATCAAATATGTCATAAGTGAAGGATTAAAAAAAAATAAAAAAACTCTCCTATCCTCACGAACAAGAGAGCCGATGTGTTTATATTATGAAAAAAATCTATTCACCTATTCTTACAATACAGTCACGAGATTCCTTATTATAAATCATCGTGCCCACCTTAGAATACGAGGTTCTTATATCCTGCCAATTATCCTCTCCGTGGGCGGATACATTGGTAGGGGCATCACCGGTATAAACCTCCTCGCCTCCGATATTGACAAAATCATATCCACGTTTCTCCATAGAACCGCCCTTATATGCCGTGAATTTGATAGTGATATTACCTTTCTCACGACCACCATACCAGTTACCGTATATACTGCATCTGATCTCAAGAGGTAATTTATCATAATTATCACCATCCAACAACGGTCCCATCTGGATCAAAGCTGCCTCATTACCCGATTCCATGTTATCACCGCCATGGATAAGATAATCACCTACCCGTTCCTGCGTGGTCTGATACTGTTTACTCCAACCAACCAGCTTGCCGTCCACGTCCGGGAGGCCGGTGTTATCGAAACCGGTAGCCGTGTCAAAGTCAATGCCGTCCTCGTCAGCCCAGATATACCTAAGCACTAGGTAGTCGAACTCCGGGATAATAACCACCGGGACCGACTCCTGCCTGCACACGAACGTCTTCTCCTCCTTGGTGCCTTCTTTTATAACCTTGTACGTAGACTGACGTATCTCTCCAGTCTCATTGATATCAGCGGTAACCCTAACCTCAGCAGGGCCGGTACCACTCGTCTTATCTAAATGTATCCAATCAGCCATATCATCGTATTTTGTTAAATCAATTTAATATACTTATCAAAAGCGTTGGGCCACATACGCTCATGAGACAGCATCCTCCTCCTATTATCCTCAGCCAGCTCCCGATAATCATTCAAGGTAATCATCGACATCTTAAGCTCTTTCATAGCCCTAGCGAACTTACCAGGCTCCTGCTGAGCATATAATTTATAAGCATCACCAGCGCCTTGTATCAAGCCATTCACAGCGGCATTCTCGAAGATCTTCATCTTGATATACGTCTCGACATAATCCTCAAGGTATCCTAACGCCGTTTCAGGTATATATGGGAGACCGTCATCATCCTTGGGTGTAGCACGATATATGATGTAAATAAATCCATCAAACCCGGTATACATAGTATTGCCGGATATAGTTATATCATAATTATCCCAATCGTACTTATCCCGATATTTGTCGGCGGCGCAATCACGCCTCAGTCCTCGACCTATAGACAGCCTTACGGGATGATGGTAATGAAATCGAACCTCGTGAGACCCGATATATATCCTCTCCGTGATCGTCTTCTCAAACTCCTCCTTACAGCACTCGGTGCAGGAGTTCCAACGGAAACCGCGCTCGGTGCGCTCGACCCAGCCGATCTCATGTTGGAGGTCAGCCTTAGCCTTGTCGCCGCCCGGAATCTCACAGACAAGAGGCTCACACCTATAGGCATCAAGCATGTCGAAAAAATCGGAAGGCAATACCGCCTGTTTGTTGCTGGTCTTGACAACCGCCTCGGACATGACCGCTATAACACCCCCGAACCTTTTCAAGGCGATCTCAGCCCACCTATAAACAGATGAGGTATCTATAGCCCCGCTATCATCGTATTTATGTAAATCGGCCTTGATCTCAGCCAATAAACCCTTTATAGTCATAATCAAACCTTTTTACGCAAAGATACTGGTTTGGGATGTTAATCCAAAAATAGACCCGCCGATATCAACGAAAAAACAATAATACTTGTCCGAGTAATTACTAATCTATTCAAAGAGAGATTCCGCAGATAATCGGCAGGTCAAATATCACTACAACTTATACACCCATTTAATTCCAAACACCTTGCTCTCCGACTCGACCTCCCGGTACAAGAACTTATATCTCCTACCTGATTCCATAGCCAACCTACACTCCCTGTTCAACGCCGGAGAAACATAGAGATGGAAATACTTGTTCCGAGGCATAAAATCAATACACGTATGGACATAAGAATATCCACCAGTTCCACGTCTGTTAATAGTACCGGTAAGCTTATTTAGATATATCTTACGATTAGGATTGATCTTATGGCACAGATAACCGATGTTGTTTATATAAACCCCACCCTCATTATCCAGATACTTATCACGTATGACCTTCCATATCAAGGACTGACATTCGAGAATATCATTCTTGTCCACAATCGTATGTTTCCTTCTCTTACCGTTCTTAGACATAATAGATCTATAAAACCGGAGAAAGTACTGATCAAGTATTTTAAATGACTTTGTTTTCATGTCGCAAATATAATAATTTCATCCTTATTCAAGAAATATTTGATAAGTTTTGGTGTGAGTGTGATGGTGATAAGGCCGCACTTACCGCCGCCGCACAGGCTTCAGCTAACGCACTCGCGCAGGAAAAAGCCAATGCGATGGAGTGCGATTGTCCCAAAATATGGAGCGCTAGTGTAACGACGTCTAGCGGAAGCGGGAAGACGATAAATTACACCATACAATATAATAATCCATGTGGATCGGAAAAGACGTCTAGGATGACTATAGGATACAAAAAAACGAATGGTCAATGGGAATATGAGGCAAGAATAGTCCCTATTCCTTCCGGATCAGGAACTTTCTCTGATTCTACAACAACCAACTACGGGATATCATCTGGAGCTTATGCTTATTATAAGGATGGTCAAGGGAGTGGATCTTGTTGACAATAAAAAAAGGAGAGGCTTATATAGTCTCTCCTTTTTGTTACGATTAGATGAATCTAAGATCTTTCCTCCTAGTATGATTCAATATCCTACTAATATGTCTGGTACTTAATCCTGTTCTTTCCTTTATCTTATCATAGATATAACCTTTGGATACGTAAGCTGACATATCTCCTAGATCTTTTATAATCTTGTCATACATATCATGCACCTCATTATATCTTATGATTGAGCTATCCCTCATCCCTCTTTCACCTATACCATCAACTATGGCATCATTGAAACCGAAGAAATTAATTATTGATCTTATTATATCCATTATCACTGAATCTTTTGAGTTTTCTTGTTAATATCCATATCCGGATTCTCGTCCGTAGGAATCTGCAATTTGGTTATCGTCTCTCTTAACGTCTCTGAGACAACATATTCTAGTAGCTTGTCAGGACATACGAAATCATAATCCCATTGAGATGTACATGGCTCATCTTTTTCCGTTCCACATCCCCCTAGCTCTAACGCCGCTTTTCTGTCGAGAGTTATAAGATCAACATTTATAGCCTCTATGTTAATATCTGGTATATAGATATATCCATCATTGACATAATAATAGTATTGATCTATATTCCCGTATTTACGTTCCTTGTTGTTAGCGTATTTTCTTAACGATATGGAGGTAAATATAATATCATCCATGATATTTGATACTTTGATGATAGCCGGACCTATACGGGTATATATCATATCGGGCAATCTTTTCTTGGATCTCATAAGTACCCTGCATAGTTTAAACTCATCAAAACAACAATCAATTTTCCGAACCCTCTCCATCTCCATGCAATTGATATGAGTATACAGTGATTCCTCGCCGAACAAGGTTCCATCAGCATACTTCTGGGCTATATATGATCTTGCCTTTTGTCTTCCTATGGATAATATCCATCTCCTACTGACATGAGCGTCCTTATTGATGGAGTTCATATCATTTATGATTCTAGATACAAATTCTGAATTTTTCATATGCTAAATACTGAGGAGGGGATATACCCCTCCGGTTGTTACTTCTTTTTCTTAACCTTGCCTCCACATTTCAATTGAGGTTTCTTTTTCTCGGAGACCTTGCCTCCATTAGCCATTTTCTTTTTCTTACTGCAAGCCATAACACTATATTTTAATATTGCTGTTACAATATTAGCTATTTAAATTGATAATAAAATAAATAATACTAATGAAGCTCCAATTTACCGCCGCCGCACAGGCTTCAGCTAACGCACTCGCGCAGGAAAAAGCCAATGCGATGGAGTGCGATTGCCCGCCAACTAAAAACTGGTCAGCCAATGCTTATGTCGATGGTGATCCTTGCAATGGCACTCCTTCGGGCACTTCAGCGCTAAGAGTAAAGGTCGAGATTACGTATAGTAATGAATGTACTACGCAGAAGAGTTTGACGGTAACAGCCTCAAGCTCAGGGACTACTATCGGGAGTACGACAGTAACTATACCTACTGGATCAGGCACTAAAAAGGCTACTATATCTTTTGATCGTGGATATCCATGTAATTCTATCAATATAAACGGAAGAGCTGGTGGTCAATGTTAAGAGTCTGATATATAATAAAAAGGAGAGGCTAATTAACCTCTCCTTTTTTTATTATGCCTCTTTAATAAGAAGCTGATATTGTTATAGATTCAGGTGGACAATCGGCGGAGAAAAACTCGGTAGAGCTAAAACTGCCATTACAAGTTAAATTAACTCTCTGGGTATGGTAATCCCCGTTAGAGCAACTAAATGTGACAGTAGCTTGTTTTGAGTTACATTCACTTCCGCTACAATTACTGCTGCTATCCCGAACCTCGTACTTGACTCCTGGTGGAGACGTGTATGTCTCTATTATGTAAGCTGAAACCCTTCTAGTACATTCCGGCTCCGGGCAATCGCACTCCATCGCATTGGCTTTTTCCTGCGCGAGTGCGTTAGCTGAAGCCTGTGCGGCGGCGGTAAGTGCGGCCTCATCACCATCACACTCACACCAAGCGCCATTGTTTCCACCAGCAGTCCAATAAGCGGAAGCCGTCGGAGCCGTACAATTCGACGGACAACCTTGCTTGGTAGCGGTAGCCGATACATAGTCATTACATACCATCGTAGGACATACTCTAGCATCGACTAGATTTTGTAATGTGTCTTTATACTCCTTATACCTGTTATAAGCCTGTTCACTGGCTAAACTTGACGAAGAAGCACAAAAATCACCTGCGCTAACAACCTTAAGAGGACTTTCAGGAACACATATATCACCACAACTACCCGAACACCCCTTACATACCTCATTTGTATAGATAGTGTAGTCATATGGATTACAACAATGCTCGCCACCATTCTGCCAATATCCCGTAGGATCGCACTCGCTAGAATAATGCTCCTCGCTATTACCATTATTACATCTACTATCATCCATATGGTATGTATTATCACATCCGCATCCACAAGATCCGGAATCATACTCAACCACCTCGTCTTGATCAGAAGCAGAGGAACAAGGATTGGTTTGACTCCTTCTCTTACGATAGGTACACCCGTCGCAATAATAACTCCAATCACCATAAGTAGGAGTATCATCATCGTCAGCGCAATCACCGTTCTTGTTGGCATAAGCTTGAGCGGCGGTCTTAGTCGCCGTATCATTCTTGAAAGCGTTTTGAACCTTGCTGTCGGCATCCGCCTGAGATACGGTAGATGTCAACGCTGACAACCCTAAGGCACTATAAGGAACGGATAGAGCGACACCATGTTTACATGTACCGCAATTGTCCTTATAGAAAGTATAACTTCCAGTACCGGTCCATACACAAGTGCCATGCTGGTTAGCGTAATCCTGTCCTCTCTGGTCTAGGATCTGCTCTGCCTTGCTCCTTGCATCAGCCAAAGAAACCTTGCTGGTGATAGCCGTACCGCCGTTGGCTTGCGTAGAGGTTACCGTTATTCTCTGACCAACCCCGCTTCCGGCGCAATTGTTCCTATAGAAGTCACGGCTTGCCACGTAAGTCCATGTACATCCTCCATTCTTATTGGCGTAAGCCTGACCATCAGATCCACGAACCGCGTTCTCAGCCTTCTTGTTGGCGTCAGCCAAGGAAACGGTGGAGGTGTACGGGTGTCCCGGAAGCTTGCTGCTACTTACGGATACCATGTCGCCCACGCCGCCGTCAGCGCAATTGTTCTTCCTAACCTGTCCGGTATAGCTTCCTGTCCAAGTACAAGTACCACTGGAGTTGGCAACGCTCTGACCTTGAGCCGTAACAGCGGCCAATGCCTTGGCGTTAGCGTCAGCTTGGGATACGCATGATTTGAACTTGCCGCCTGTCGTAGGATTAGGATCGGTAACGTCGTTCTGGGTAACAGTTACGGAACTTCCCACACCTCCGTCAGCACATTGACGGGTGAAGGCCTTAGATGCCGTACCAAACCAGAAGCATGTCTTATTACCACCAGCTATATACCGCTCTTGATTCTCAGGATCAGTATAGCAGGTATTGGTATTACGTTGATGTAATTTAGAGATACAATCCTTACATACGGTCTCGATAGTCTCCCATACCGGTTGCTCGGTCTTCGTATGACACGTATCATCGTAGTTCTTGTTAACGAACGCCTGACCCATCCTGTCAATGTAAGCCTTAGCCAAAGCGTCTGCCTCTTCCTGAGAACGGGTTGAGGTGAAGAACTGACCCATAAGATCTGGAGTTACGGTAATAGGATCAGCGTACTGACAAGTAGGACACTTAGGAGTGAACTCCTTGCTATAATTACCTACATATATCTTCAGTTCGTCGCAAGTACCACGGTTGTTAGCAACAGCCTGACCTTGCGCCTTGACAGCGGTCTTGGCAAGCTCATCGGCGGCGTACTGGCTCTCGTATGAGTAGAACGGACCTCCAGTCACGTCAGCCTCAGTAACGGTAACTGAAGACGGGATAAGACCAGAAGGACAATTATTCTTCTCGAACGCCTCGCTATAATGACCGGTATACTTAGGAGCCTCATGGCAAGTACCACGCTCATCTGCAACCCTCTGTCCTTGATTCATGACAGCGGCCATAGCCACCAAGTTAGCCTCATCCTGTGATACGCAAGACTGGAACGGATGACCGTCGACCATATCCTGTGTCACGGTGAACGGATCTCCTATCTGATTAGCGCCACAATTACTCTTGGTAAACTCGAAGCTAGCCCTGCCAGTATACATAGTAGCGTTAGAACAAGTACCCTTGGTGTTAGCCAAAGCCTGTCCTTGTGCTTGTACGGCTGTCATGGCCATGGCATCGGCTGAAGCTTGAGAGTCAGTGGACGTGAACGGCCTACCAGTTACCATATCTTGGGTGATCGTCACCTTAGATCCGATCTTACACTCACCACAGTTATTTCTCGTGAACTCCAAGGAAGCACGACCGGTGTACGTACAAAGGGCGTAGATATTGGCAAGGGCCTGTCCTTGGGCATCAACGGCAGCCTTGGCCTTGTTATTGGCATCCTCCTGAGACACGGTGGAAGTAAACGGATAGCCGTCAACCATCCTATCATTTACCGTATAAGTACCACCAGTACCAGTGCCACAATTGTTACGGGTAAACGTACGTGTATAAGTACCGGTATATACAGGGACTTTCTCACACTTACCTTTAACATTAGCCACATCCTGACCTTGAGCCTCTACAGCGGCTTGGGCTAGGCTATTAGCGTCTTCCTGAGACACGATGGATCTGAAATCTCCTGTCACCATAGTCTCATCCACGACAACCTTAGTACCGTATTGAGTCTCATCGCAGTTATTACGAGTGAACTCCTTATTATACCTACCGTAGTAGATCGTCTTCTCCTTACACTCACCTTCTAGGTTGGCTTGTTGCTGGGCGTTAGCCTCCAAATCAGCCTTAGCCTTATCATCAGCGTCCTTCTGGGAGATAATAGAGAAGTACTTACCAGCGGCTACAACATAAGTATAAGGTTGACCGATATGGAACTCATCGCAATTGTTTCTAGTGACTGTCTTCTCCATCCTAACGTTATAGTAGACGTTAGTCTGACAGTCGCCACGCTCGTTGGTGATAGCCTGACCTTGCGCCTCGACAGCGTCCTGCGCCAGCTTATTGGCGGCATCCTGCGATACCGTAGAAGTGAACGGATAGCCAGAACACATCTTCTCGTCCACAGTGAAGTCAACAGGAGTAGAACCCTCAGGACAGTTGGTTCTCCGGAATACCTTGGAGTACGATCCGGTAAATACCGGTATCTTCTCGCAGTTACCCTTGATATTCGCTATATCCTGACCTTGAGCCTCGACAGCGGCTTGGGCTAGGCTATTAGCGTCTTCCTGAGACACGATGGATCTGAAGTCCCCTGTAACCATCGTCTCGTTAACAACCACATCAGTACCGTATTGGGTGGAGTCACAATTGTTACGGGTAAAGGTCTTGCTAAACTTACCATAATAGATATTCTCCTTAGGCTTACACTTACCCTCCAAATTGGCTTGTTGTTGACCGTTCTTCTCAATATCCTCAATAGCCTTCCTATCGGCGTCCTCCTGAGAGATGGAAGATACGTACTTGCCCTCAGGAATGATATAAACATATTCCTGACCGTCACTGAACTTATCGCAATTATTACGTATAAACGTCTTCCTCTGCTCCTCGTTATACCAGATATCGGTTATACACTCACCATGCTCGTTGGCGTATTTCTGACCGTTCAGGGCTATATCCTCCATAGCCTTGGCGTCTGCGTCCTCCTGCGAGATAAACGACTTGTAAGTCCTTTCCTCGACCGTATACAACACCACCGATCCATGCTGGTTGGCCAGACAGTCGTCCTTGATGAACGGCTGAACCATCTTGATATTATAATAAACGGGTTTGGCGTCTTGGGCTATCATATACTCCTTGACAATATTACCGTCCTTTGACGTTATACGGAACTTAGCCGTACAGATCTGACCGGTATAATTAGCCTTGTATACGATATTGAGCTTATTATCGCCTACCCCATGGCTCTTGTCGTTAATGGCAAAGCAATTACCCTCGACACAATTCTTATCTATTTCCCTTGCCATATTATCCTTCAGTTATTCTCCATGAAACATCATCTCCGGCCTCTACCCTCACGATTTGGGTATCACCATCCTTATCAAACGTCAACCTTTGCGGATCCACGCTGAAGGGTGGTTCCGGTTCCGGCTCACTACCATCACCGCAAGTGCAACATACCAGCTCGATATCATACTCGGTATTGGACTTGATATCGATAACAACCTGACCGTTCTCACTGGTCACATTATCAAAGTCATGATCAAGTATGATATAAGGTATATCATTAGGCTGTTGATTGATATTAACAACCTTACCGTTCAAGACAAACATCTCATGATGCTGTTCGTTATCCATATTCTTAGGCATAGCTATGACAAAGCTAGCCTCATACAAATCAGTGGCTCCTGGATCCTCAGGATCGGCATACACTATATATCTGCTATCCTCTTCCGGGACCTTCATGGATAATCCGTTCACGTTCATGGATACTATATAGGACTTGCTAACCGAGCCACCAAGGGTAAGGCAGGAAGCCTTGACCGAGGCGGAGTTGAGCTTGGCGTTGATGGTCGCCGTCCCGCCCTCCATGTCGAACATGATATTGGTCGGATCCACGCTTACCCGCTCTATACCCTTCTGGGTTATAGTAGCGAGCTTCGTAACCTTGCCTTTCTCGACCGACACGTAAGTCTCCCTAGGCAACCTACCCATCCATCCCGGTTCTACCTTGATCGCCACCTTGTCGGGGCCGGTACCGGAAATCTTGTCGTAGGACACCCATGAGGAACCTTGCTCGATCTTAGCAAGAATATCTTTTAAATTATTCATATCATTCCGCTTGAGTTATAGTCCATTTATCACTCTTACCTACGATAATCTCCAGAATCTGCTCGCCACCCTCAGGAGGATACTCGAAGTTAGTAGGCTTAATCTCAAACACGCTGGCGCCACCACAACCAAGATCGCAGATCATGTCCGGCAACCATCCCTCCTCGAAAAACCGTTCTATAAGCTCCCTGACAGCCTCTGAAAAAGAGTCAAGCTCTAACCTGTCTACGGGAAGAGATCCCTTCTTGAGGGTCTCACCACATACCCAGCCGTCACACTCGGAAGCCAAGACCGTATCGTACACTCTTTTAGCCATAACATGAGGTATTTAAAATATTACTATTCAATGTAGTATATACGATATTAACATCAGTGAACTCATCACCCATGCAATATTTCTTCTTAAACTTAACGGACCTGCCAGAAACGACATATCCGTCATTAGGGACGATAGTACCACAATAGGTAACACTGAGCACATTCAACGGCTCGTATCTTAATCTGACAGCTTGAACGCCCTTGAACGAGTCACGCTGGATGGACGCCGTGGCGCCAGATACGGCAACCAGCTTCCTTACCAGAGACTCGATTACGCTATTCATGCTATCGCCGTTCCTGATATCTGCCTCGGGGAACGACTGACCGTCATATACGATCTGGGAACTGTAGATACTACACTCGTCCCCAGGTCTATATTCCGGCTTACATTGATTACAATTACTTCTCATATCAAATCAATTTGTTGATCATTCTTCTTAATTCAAGTATCTCGGCATCCCTATCCCGCATAGCCTTTATCATAGCGTTAAGGGTATCTGACATATCGCAATTAGGGGATAATCCCAATGATTCCACACGTACCTTATCACCGGGATAAATACAATCGGTACTCATGTACGTAGAGCACGGTACTTTCGTATCGTCTACAGTAGGCCTGTATTGTTTTTTGTTGCAACCATTCATTACCACGTCTCCTCTTCCGTATCGCCTTCACCACCGCTATTACCGGCGTTGACAAGCTCGTTTATAATCCTCTTCAAATCCAGAACCTCACGATGGCACAAATCTATCTGCTTATCCCTAGACGCTATAATACGCCTCAATGAGTCTATAACTACAGAGATATCAGTACCTTTCTCTATACCATCCGCTACCAACTCATCGCCTGAGTACAAGACGCATTTATCATACAAGGTTATAGGACATCCATAACCAACACAAGGTTCGTCCTGACAATCCCGATCGCAAGGATCACAAGGATCGTTAGGGCATTTATTAAGAAACCTATCTATCTTAACGCCATGACAACACTCCTCGGGACGCTCCCGTGAATGATCATGGCAACAACCATTTGTACTACACATATCTATAATATTAAGTAATTATACAAGAATAAACATCACAAATATATCGAATTATTTTACAATAAGACAATTGCGTATAATGTTACAGCGGAAATACATCAAACTATTTTTATATATAAATAATAATCTATATATTTGTGCCATGAGATTAGTCGAACAACATATAATCAAGCGAAACTCGATGTATTATAATGAGCTTCAAGACCTGTTGCATAAGTGCAAGAACTTATACAACAAAGGATTGTATGCTGTTAGACAACATTACTTTCAATACAAGAATGATAATACCGTTAAATATAAATACCTCAACTACTACTCCCTTGAAAAGAAGTTAAGAACAGAAAATGATCCAGACTATAGGGCATTACCAGCACCAGTAGCCCAACAGGTACTTATGATGGTTGACAGGAATTTCAAATCCTTCTTCAATCTTCTTAACAAGAAAAGTAGAGGTGAGTATTCTGAGAAAGTTAGGATGCCTAAGTATCTTGACAAAGACGGAATGTTTATGGCTGTTTTCCCGACAACGGCCTTTTCTCAGAAATGGATAAAGCAAGGTATTGTTAAACTGCCAAAGCAATTCTCTTTCACTACAAGAACCAACAAACATGATGTCCAACAACTTAGATTTTTACCTAAAAACGGATATATTGTTCTTGAAATCGTATATAATAAGAAAGATAAAAATCTTATGCCCAATAACGGTAATTACCTTGGTATTGATCTTGGGCTTAACAATCTTGCGTCCTGTGTATCAAATACCGGTTCTTGTTTTATCATCAACGGTAAGCCTCTAAAATCTATCAACCAGTATTACAATAAAAGACTAGCATATTTAAAATCAAGATTAAAAGACAATAAACAAGTCTCAAAACAAATAAGGTCGTTAACCAACAAAAGGAATAACAAGATCAAGGATTATCTGCATAAGGCCAGTAGGGTATTGATTAATCACGTAGTCTCCAATGGCATTAATACGATCGTAATCGGTCATAACAGATGCTGGAAACAAGAGATCAATATCGGGAAACGGAACAACCAGAACTTTGTATCTATTCCTTTTAATATGTTTATCTCAATGATATCATATAAGGCTACACTTGAGGGAATCAACGTTAAGATCGTTGAGGAATCCTATACCTCAAAATGTAGTTTCTTGGATAACGAGCAGATTTGCAAGCATGAGGAATATGCCGGAAGACGTGTCAAACGAGGATTGTTCAAGACATCTTCAGGCGGTATTATTAACGCCGATATCAACGCCGCATTTAACATCATCAGAAAATCAGCAAAAGAAGCCTTCGATGTAAGTATCTTACCAGAAGGTAGAGGGTTTTGGTGGAACCCGATACGGATTTCCGTATAAATATATACAACCTTTCGCTTGATACAAGGTTATATATGATCACCTTTGGTTTGATTATAAGACAACAAGACGTATGAAACAATAAGAGGTAGAGACCATAAGCCTCTACCTCCAAAACACTAATCTAACATTATGGAAAACACAAACGCATTATCACCAATAACACTGATCTTCTTGATCGATATTCTCAATCCATTTCTCGCACTCAAGATTAAGATCAGCGTACTCCTGCCCCTCTACCATCAAAACCTCACGGGCTTTGGCGTTGGCATCCTCAACCGATATCCATGACCTAAACCTGTTGGCTTTGATAGAGTAATATACTTTACCGGACTTATATCCGAATGGACATATCTTCTCGAACCAATCACCGATCTTCGTATTATAGAATACAGGTGAGCAACTACCCTCGGCATTAGCCTTCTCCTGACCTTCTTTCATGAACTTCCTATAGGCTAACGTATCGGCGTCTATCTGGGAGATATCGGATATGACAGCTCCGGCTGGTAATTCATATACAATACCTTCCTTGCCTGATGTGCCAGCCTCGCAATCGTTCTTGTAAAACAAGCCACGAAGAGACTGTGAGGCCCAGTCCTCGCAGCAAGCCCCGACGGAGTTGGCCTCCCCCTGCCCGATCCGCCCAAGCTCCACCATAGCCTTGGTGTTGGCGTCATCCTTGGATACGTAAGAGACAAACCTACCTTTCTCTACACATATCTGTTCCTTGGATCCCTTACCGCTTACGCAATTGTTCTTAATAAACTCATCGCATACCTGATCATTATACCATACGGACGGTATTATGTCGGCATATGTGTTGGCGTAGTCCTGACCATTAGCTTTGATATCATCCTCAGCCTTGCTGTCAGCCTCCTCCTGCGTATCGCCAAAATAAACATCGGCCGGGACCCGGTAGTCAACAGAGCCGCCCACGTACCCGGCAGGTGGGTTGTTTCTGGTGAACGTCCGTACTATTTCTTTATTTCCATATATCATCGTAATTCACTTTGTCACAAAGATAAATATTTTACCGATATGAGACACATAACCGTAAATGCAAATACGCAGTTACCTGATTATCAATTTTTGGGCAAAAATGGAATTAATTATCCCAGTGATTAAACGACTCCGATCCGGCGAACACCCCATAGTCCCTAAACATACCTCCACACAATATGAAATCACTTTTCTTGCTACCATTTATAGATGACAATATGTATTTATATCCCTTGCCTGTTATGTAAATAGTCCTAGCATATATAACCTTACCAGATTCGGTGCATATATTCTTATCACGATAATGAGCAAACTCTTTCCTTACAGCATTAGCCGTAATCTCCCAATCTCCATTAACCTTAACCCTTTTGACTATTATCTTTATCTTAACAAGAAAATCACGTAGACATCTATCACTTATGATTATATCATTCTGCTCAAGTTTCTTGGCCAAATCCCTTATCAGCAAATCTGACTCTCCAGACATGATAAATGACTCGGAAAACTCTATATCCTCTCTCTTCGATTCAAGAACCTTGGCCACCTCCTCAGCTTTAGCCTTCTCCTCTAACGCCAGCTTCTCGGCGGCAACCCTGCCACGATATTCCTTAGCCCAAGCCTCAGCAGCGGCGGGAGGATCATTAAAATCAGGAATCACGCATTTGCCTGTAGTGAGAAGCTCTTTAATCCTGTCCAAGCACCATAACCTGAAATCAACGCTAAGCCACTGAGCGAAATCTAAAGCCAGATCCTCACACATCCATGTGCCAGGATTAACCGTACCCCTGATAATCGTAACAGGCTGAAAATCAGCATTACCATATTTTCTGGTAATGGCATTAATTAACTCATTTACAGAAGATAACGATAAATAATCATTTGGTCTCTTTTTAAACGGCTTCGCCATTTCGGTAGCATTCACATAAGTAATACCGTTCTCTGTTTTGAAAGTTATATCACTACCATTGTAGCTAAATATTGTAGATAATCCTTTTTCGTTGGATCTGGACGCCAAAATTCCACTACTAGCCTTCGTAGAATCATTGGAAATAATTATATTTGCACTCATAATAAATAACCTATATCCATTGTATCGTGAGATATGATGGATATACAAAAAATAGCCAATTGAATCGTCTATGACAAATCAATTGGCTATTTTTATATCCAACGCATAAAGATACTTTACAACTTACAAGAGTATCTATCTAACCTACTTGTTTAGAAGACTCCCTGCAAATTGGATACTTGATTTACAGTGGCTTAACATCTAGCAATCCTCATAAATCAATATCTATACATCTGATTATCACCATCGTCCATTTTTGGACTATGGCTCGTTACCCATTGCATATCTTATCCTCTAACGCATAAAGGATTTTAGCTACAGTCTTATCACCATTTACCTTCACGCAAGATTCACCAAGATCCCGGACATCTATAGCCTCCCTGATACGGATAAGCTCCTCATAGATCTCCTCTATCACGTCGGAGATCATAACGCACTCACCAGAGTCCTTATATTTTGACCACTCTGGAAGATCGCCCTCGTAAGGCACGCAAGTGGACGGAGTTATATGTGAACAATTATACTTTTTCATACTAGCAACCTGTTAATATGTTCCTTTAACGATCTTATCTCATCCGGGCATAACCCGCAATCATTATCGCATAATGACCTTTGCAGACGAATTATCTTCCCCCAATAAGATACATCGGGCTTGTCCCCGATCCTATACCTATGATACCTCATGTATCTACCCCATTGGCAAGATAACCACTCATCTACGACCTTACATAGATCTATTCTATCAAGGTTTGATATAGATTGCGCGCCCATCCAGAATCTCCTTTCTCATTTCTTGTACCTCCTCATCAGGCGGGCATCCATATGGCAGGTTCTTGATCCACTCACGGATCTTCTTCTGCATGTTGAGATAGACGATACCCACGTCACCTATGGTACGGGTCTGTTTGTATATGCTCACCACGTCACGCTCCATTGTCTTCAACGGATCGAGCATGACCATACAACCGGCGGTGCTTCTAGAAGCATATTCCCTACCGCTAACAACGGTAGAAGAAGGACGATTCATCATACTTCTCTCAATCCTTTCTCTCTCGGCCTTTAACGCCTTTTCCTTACAAGTATTACAACCCATAATTATATCTTTAAAATTCAACAATCCACGCAATTAGTAGCCATCTCAAGAAGCTCTCCTACACGATCAATGATCTCATGAGCCGCCTCTATATTATCCAGCCTGACGTTAGCCTCAGCCACGACCATAAGTGTTTCCATCTCCTGTATCTTATTTATAAGATCCTTATCCTTGTCCTCGCATAGGACATCAGTCTTAATCCATAGCCGATCAAGACGTCTGCGTATAAGATCCGCCTTAAGATACTTGCGACTGAAGTTGTAAGTAGAAGGGCTACCTATGATCTTAATATCGTATATCCCGTCAGGTAGGTCAAGATACTTGACATTACAATCATCGTAATTAAAACAATTAAGGCCTAATGTTAGGCTGGTAAAAGTATTGACCTGATTCTTGCCAAGGAACAACGTAACGGGGTCGGACATGCCCGGCGTAGTGATCTCGATAATCGCCTTCCTGTCCTCCAGTAGCCCCCACTCAGACTCATCCAATACCTGAAGCACCTTGGGATCACGTGTCTCTAGCACCTGAAATGACAGCCGAATATCATTCATGTTAACCTTCTTATCGTACCGGCATAAGCTATCGTCATAACGGGCTTGCATATCAAGATCCGGGATATCGGTATAATATGTCTTGACCTCATGCCCGTTGATAAATACCGATGTTATCTGGCAAACATGAGACCTAGCGACATCGAAAAACACCATCCTTACATTACCCTCATAATCAACGCCAGATGTCGGGTATGTCAATATCTGGGTGTTATACTCACCATCGTTACGTCTGGCCACGACAGTAATAACGATAGGTTTCTCTATATCATAATCATCCATGATAATCCTTGCGGCAAACTTATCATGAATTATCTTCGGTATGATATTTATCTGATTCATCTTTACTACTTTTAAGCAAAGATACAAAATAGGGTCATACCAATACAATAAATCTACTTTAAGATAAACCCTAAGGCATTCACTATATCATCACGATCACCAATAAAACCTTTGTCAATCATCATAGAAAGCAAATCAGTAAGAGTAAAAAAACCATAATCGTCAACATACGGTCTACTTAACAAAACAAACAATATAGATATTATGCGAGTGTCTTCCTTGGCAATATCAAATAGCTTCAGCATGTCATCTGACATATAATTCCCTACATTCAAACTTACCATGTCGGACAATGGCAGATAATCAATATTCCCATCACCACTATGAATAAGATTGCTACAATAACTCAATATAGGATCAACGCTATCATCATAATCATCAGAATCGCAATTGACATAATCGACAATTAAACGCATCACCTTATCTCTCAAATATAGAGAAGAGCATTTAATAGCCAAATCCTTAACATCCCAACCATCATATTCCCCAAGAAGCTCTATCATCATAAATATATCCACCCATATCATAGACAGTCGTTCGTCAACAACATACATGAATGTGCCAGAATCCATCAAATCTTTGACTATATCTTCAGATTCATCTAAAGAATCAAATAATGATGATACTTTAAAAAGTTGCTTCTTATCATCAAACACCGTATAAAAGTCATGTGATTTTATATTAACCATAATATTAGAAATTAAAATTGTTAGACAAATACTGCGATTCAATATAATCGTCAAGGAACGGTGTGCTATTATCAGGAATCCACACCTCATCAGACAACGCGGCCATACCAAACTCATCAACTATCTCATCTCCAGACACATAATCATAAGCCTTGACGCCAAATATCTTAATCCTTTTAACCTTGCCAAAAGCGGACTTGACCTCCTTTATCTTCCTATCCAACTTCCTCACCCCATCGACGAACTCGGAGAAAGTGACACCACGCTCATCTAAATAGCTCTTTATAGCCCTCTCTATGATCTTGATACTGACATTACCAAAGCCCTTCTTCCTGACCTTGTTCTGAACCTTTTCCTTAAAAGAAATGCTCACCCCGTTGTTCTTGGAGGACACAAAATCCTTAAGGTCACGTTTCCTGATCGAATCCATGGAGTCATAAACAACACGCTTGATATCCTCGGCACGCTTCCTATTGCACTCATGGGCTTTATAGGTAGGATTATTTATATTTCGTTCATCCTCTAGCTTATGATGCTTAGGAGGGCAATTGTACCAATAATAATACCTCGCATTGTTGCTATGCACAAAAAGATCAGGATGCTCCTTCTTCGCCTTCCTCACCATAGCATAATAACCGTGGACAACAGCCACGTTAACATAACTGATCAACAGCCACCTAACTAACTTTATCTGATAAGCAAGATTATCACCACCAAGACGATGGTGCTTAATATAGTAACTAACTATCTCATTCACAAAGTAATAGAACCACTTGATATTGTACTGTACTCCTAACACCCTGAACCTTATAGGGTCAAGGCATATAATAAGAAGACCTATCAGTGTCTCCGATATCGGCTTCTCTAATATCTCTGATCTGGATGATGATTGACGCTTTATCCTAGGGTTATCGCAACAAGGATTAGCGTTGTCATTAAACAAATAAGGCAGGATGACCTTTCCGGAATCCCTCCTCAAGGCCCTATTTTCATCTGACATCCTCTTTTTTTCGGAAGAAGAGACGAATTGGTCAAATAATAATGTTAACTTTGCCATATGTTAACTTTGTTTATAGTACAAAGGTACTATATTTTTTGTCATTTCAAAATGAGTGCTTGTGAAAGTACTCATTTTTTTTGTTTATGATCACGGATTTTTACGGCGATCGCTATGGTCGAAATCCAACTTAGACATTGCGTAGGGAGACTATCGTAGGGATAGTTAAGAAAAGAGATGCATTTATTTATCCACCTTCTTTTATAAACACAGTTGTCTATTTTGTGACATGTGATATAAGGAACTTTTGCTCCTTTAAGAAGGGAATCTCATTATAAAGATTTTATTTATTTATCTCATAAATTGATTGATTAAAAAGAGTTAGCTGACGCTTTGTTATCATTTAAAGTTTATAACTTAAATACATTAACCTAATAATCTGTAGTAGATTGAAAATCTAAGATCTTAATAATATATATATCAATGATTTAATTTAGTGTATTTTTGACACCTACTTATGTTATCGATGGATCTTTGATCGACAAACTACTACCTACATCAGACGTTAATGTATTGATATGTTTACTTCTTTCCAACGCTTAAGCGTAATACGCCAAGGGGAAAAGGGAGGCGGGCTACGAGTCGCTCCGCTCCTGGCCGGCCGTGTGGGGATACCTCCTACCATGCCTTACGGAACCGCCACATTCCCTTTGGTGTAAGCAGAGATGAACTTCAAAAAAAGATATTACCTAACCTTGTATTTACTAGATAAGTTATTTTCTTCAAGGCAGTTTCTAGTTGAGTGAAAAATCTGGTCAAAGAAGTTGTCTGGTCAAAGACAAAATTTTATATTCGCGCTACGGTCGGTTGGATGAGTTGGTTTAGTCGGTGGTCTGCAAAACCATATACCTCGGTTCGAATCCGGGACTGACCTCTATGCTATCAGCATATCCTTTAAAAACTAATTAGATAATGGACGGCGAGAGATCATAGTCCCTTTTCATTTGGGAGGATTAAAATCAGACGTCCATCTAGCTACATCACTTATCCTAAAATTATCTATTACAAAAGAACCTCTATTACTACCATCTCTTTGTCTGTTAAAATCTATATTTTTATATCTCAATCCCCTATTAAAGCATGGGAGCGAAATAGATAGTTTCCCATCAACAAAACCATATAATGTATTATTAACCCTAACTATAGCTATATGATACCATTTGCCAATAACAATATCAGCCATCCTACCCCCATAGCCCCCCCCCTGATAAGTAGCAAGATATAAATTTAAACTACCATTGGTTTCAGCTATGCCAAAATAAAAAATACCATTATACCATTCATGGCCAACAGCGCAACCTCCTGTAATGACTAATGGCTTATACCAAAAATCAATAGTAAACGGATCTCTATCACCAAATAGATCTGGCGACAATGTACTAGATGTATTAATCATCCCATAAGAATTAGACGTATTTGTGTATTTATATCCAGTTCTTATAGAATCGGTAACAAACTCTCCTCCCTTAATGTCTAAACCATCCTCGATATTAGGGGAGGGGGTATCCATCAACCTTAAAATCATTGTCAAATCTCATCAAGAATCTTGTGTGTTGATCGACAAGGGCATCACTTCCATTATTCAATATCCTTCTTCTCATAAAACCTTTATCTTTTTAAATATATACACCAATACCAACAATATCATCAAGATACCAGCTACTATCCACGCTATAGGCCATCTTGATTCCTTCTTATCATCCACGTCCTTGGACTTGATATCTATCTTATTGTCTATATTCTCTATGTCATTCATCTTCTTATTAATGCAAATGGAATCGGCCACCACCGTGCTATCACGCCGGCCGATGACGATATGAGCGTCCGTCTGGGAGGACACGGGTCGCTCCCCAGTGGATGGATCCACATCCTTCGTAGTATCGAATTTCCTCTCAGTTATGACAATATCAGCATTAAGATCAGATGTCCTGATCTCTACGATCTTCCGGTCCATGACCTCATCTATCATCGTCTCTATCCTGCTTATCAAACGATTATCTATAGACGTGTCGCTAACCTGCCTCCTGCTTCCACAAGAGGACAGGAATAGCGACAGACCTAAACAAACAATCGCCCTAAGACTTGTTCTTAACCTCATCATTAGCAACCTTCTTTATATCCTCCATAACATCATCCGGAAGATCCTTGGTCGTACCAAACATCTTGAGGATATTCACACGACTGAAAATGATCTTAAATACCTTCACCAGATATACGTCAGGGAAAGTATCCCCTATCGTATTCAACAACAACATGACATAAGCGACAAGAGCGGCATAAACACCGTATTTGGTAACAGACAGGATCACCGACGCATCTTGCTCCTCGATAGGATATAACGTCTTGTATATCACGCATAATGTCATAACTATGAAACAAGATAACAGGAACTCCTTCAATATACCAACTAGCCTAACCTCCCTAAACCATCTGGAAAGGGAAAAACGACGCTTACGGCTACGACGGGCCTTCCATTTCCTAGCGCTTTGAACCAAGCGAACAAGGAAATTGGCCAACAGTACTATAAGAAGCACCTCCAGCAGATGATGAACCGGCTGGAAGTAAGCCCAACATGAAGTACCATAAGCTATAGCGATATTCCATAAAGCCCCTATCTTATCTATCATACTCTTATTGCCCATTCTTGATGTTATATCTACAAAATTAACGATAATGGCATTAAAGCCTAAAACACCACGGCATGTATACCGTTCCTCGTATCAAGGCTGTCAAAATGCAACCAATTCACCTTTCCTTCAAGCCGGAAAGGATATGGTAACATATCTTGATGATCCAAGATCAAGCCTCTAGCCTGTTCCGCCGTCATCGACTTGACATCGAAATCCCCAGCCTTACCCAACACATGAGCGGATAGATAAACATCTTTCTTATCCTTAACTATCTGGCAGATGTTGCATCTAAGACCACGCTGGGAAAACTGTCCTTGCTTATCCCAGTTATTACAATACATAGGCTGTTTGATTATATCCCTACGCAATATAAGAAGGTTATGAAGAAAGGCGGTATCGAGAAACTGCCACGATCTGTCCTTCCACTTATTGTACGTATGAGGACATACCAATTCTACTATATCAAAATACGATCCAAGTTCTTTTATGATATCATTCCTTCCCATTTCAAGCTGGTTTTATCGTCCATTTCTGGGCGTAGTTATTTTTTAACACATATATCTTCTCCATAGGTGTAGCGGGAGACCCGCTGGACGAGCCTTTAACGAATCCCTCTGGAGCCTTCTCCGTGCCGGAAGGACGCTGGTTTTCGGTTGGAAAAGTAGAGCCATACATACTTACCGAAAGACCATAAAACTGATTTCTCTTCCCGTCATTAGCCACAGACGTCATAGTTATCTGATCCCATTCCGTAACCAGTTTATAAAAAGAATCCACGAAATCATCTGATCGTTGCTGGCTATGAGTAGAATAATTCACGTTAAACCATGTAATAGCCCTCATCTCATAAATATAATCCGGAAGCTTATCCATTCTAAGACTATTGCTATTAACTGCAATGAAACTAGTAAGATGCTCCAATCCCCTTCCAGACATATTATCATCATTCCAACCCGTCCTCCTTTCTCCACTTACCCAGTCGTTTAAAAAATAAAAATCAGTAATATTAGGATTTATTTTATCTACCTCGAAAAAAGGAAGGGTGTTTATATCAAAATAATTCCACATATCAGAAGGGCCAGGATGTATATTCAACGAAGTTAATTTAGGAAGATCATTAAACTCCTTTATATACCTATCCAAATAACATGAAGATAATTCAAGGGTTTGAAGATTTTTCATATTCTTTATATTTCTTATCCCGCTAGATTCTATATCCCTAAGATCAAGCATATTAAACATATTTAAATGATACACCTCAGTCTTACTAGTTATAGCCTCAGGCATTTCAGTCATTCTTTGCCCTACATTTGGAAGCTCTATATAAATTAATTTATTAGATCTCGACAATTTATCTACCGGTATGCCATCATTAACATACATCGTATGCGATACGACCAAAAATTCAAGACCTGGAATATCTACGATCGGGAAAGCCGTCATCTTACAACATTGAATATTGGCATAATAAATATCACAAGTAAAATCTATCGACACAGCCCGTTGTACGTCCCTCCTCCCATCAGCGTAAGCATGATTATCCACAGGTACGTATTGCGATCCATCCTCCTTCCTGAACCACCACGTAGTATTGGAATTTTTCCTGTGTTGTATTGCCAAAGAACGGAATATGATACGATAATTATCCTGCCCTTGAACCTTGGTCATAGGAAACTGTTCCTTTATTCCATCCCCCCAATCCACATTAGCCATACCGGGCTTTCTGGATCTAAACTCAACAAACGTATTAAAAGGATTATTAACGACAGGATCGGGTACATAATTATAATCATCGGTATAATAATTTCTAAGTGCCCTGTCCCATGTAGTGAACCATACGAACTTATTTGATGAAGCCTCATATTTATATAATGTCTTAGCCATTACCTATCTTGTTAAAATATTCTACAATAACATTCTTGTCCAATCCCATAGAATCACATAAATACTCCCCTTCTGGTTGACCCCCAAACGATAATACCTTATCCGTATCATGAGCTAAAACATCTCCATTTCCTACAAAGATACGCCCATCGTCAAATACGATAAGCTTATATGGCTTATACGACCTCGTGTCAATATCAGAAGATCGTATTGACCTTAACACCGAAGCCTCTGGCGCCATACTAAACCTCCATCCATAATTATTCATAAGCACATAAACCATCTCCATAGGAGTCGACGGAGAGCCATTAGACTGACCCTTTATAAAACCAGAGGGAGCCTGTAATACGCCACTAGGTCTTTTATCATCAGGAGTCGAAGCCAAATACATACTTAAATACAATCCATAAAACTGATTCCTTTCGCCATCAGAAGCAGAGGAGGACATAGTGAGATAATTAAACCCCATAACCTTCTCATATAATGTCGATATAAACGTATCACATCGCTCTTGGGTTGACAGGCTCCTATACATATAAAAACTATTCATAGACCTCATCTCATATATATAATCCGGGAGATTACTTACATCTATATTACTATAACAGTATGAAGCGTCGATACGCTCAATGTTTCCCAATCCCTTACCGCTCATATACGGATGCCAACTCACGACAGGTCCATACCATCTATTTATATGATCGAAAATCTTTAAACTAGAATTTATCTTATCCACCTCATCCATAGCCGGGCATGTGTTAGGATCAAACGATGGCATAGCCACTCCCGGGGATATATATAATTCTCTTAGCTTGCTAAAAGACAGCCATTCCCTTGGATATACCCTAACCCCGCAACCTGCCAAAGATAATGTTACAAGATTAGGCCACATAGAGGGGAATTTCCTTATATTAGAAGACTCCGTATCATTAAAATCAGCCGTTCGATTTAAATTAATGCCTTTTAACTTAGTCAACCTATCCCAATCGTCTGGTATGGATGTCAATGTCCCTACACCTAATTCGCTAAGTGTTATATACTCTATATTTACCGATCTACGTATCCTATCTTTAGGAATATCGGTTATATTTCCATCGCCGGTAATGGATAAGATTAAGTTGATAATACTTGGGGCGTCTAATATCGGGAATCCTACCATCATTATCCTTGTTGTTTGAACGAGTGTAATATCATTCGTAAAAGTCATGGTAATAACCCGCTCTTTATCTAGTCCATCAGCGTAAGCATGATTAGGCGCAGGGATATACTCACTCCCATCTTCCTTATAAAACCACCATGGATGGCTATCCGGATTCTTACGATAACTTATATCCCTTCTCCTGAACATCAACCTATATCGCCCGTATATGGATTCGCTCCTATCCTTCACGAAAGGGAATTGCTCTTTATTCCCGTCACCCCAATCGACCTCACACATTCCTGGGGTCTTGGAATAAAACTGTATACTCTCATTGTAATTATTACCATCCAATATAGGATCAGGCACGTCATCAGTAGTATCATTCCTGTTAACGCCCCTAAAAGCATATTTGCCTTTAGTAAAAAAGGTTATAGACCCTTTATTCGTATCCTTACATATCAACTTCATACCTCTCCCTCCTCTATTCTTCTAAAATACTCGACAACCGGTGAGCTGTCCAATCCTAGATCGTTACAGATATCTATGGCCTCGTATTTGTCAGCGAAATTATACTTACTCATATTATCATCCAATACATCTCCGCTGAACACGGATACATGGCCGCCCTTTACGCCAAGGACGAACGGGGCGATCCTTGTCTTCCCTGCCCGCCTTGCCCTCGTAAGGGCGGCCTTAGAAGCTGGGGCAGGGGCCAAGACCCATGTCTGCCCGTAGTTGTTGGTAAGCGCATACACCTTCTCCATAGGCGTCGTAGGATTACCGTTACTAACGCCCTTGACAAACCCCTCAGGAGCTTGATAAACACCAGACGGCCTTTTATTGGTAGGGTACGCTGGTTCATACAATAGTAAGGAAAGACCGTAAAATTGATTCCTATTGCCATCGGAGGCTACTTGGGACATCGTTATATAATCCCACGACATCACCTTGTCATAAAACGTATTCACGAACGTATCGGCCCTCTCCTGTGTAGTTATGAAATCATTTAATAAATCCCATCTCCTAAATTCTCTTACCTCATACAGATAATCCGGGAGATCATCTACCGGAACTGTACCCGAATGACAATATGTCTCATGAATCTTATTCAACTTCCCTCCTACCAAATCCTGTTTCCATGAACTACCGCTAGACATAAAATAAACTCGTACCTTATTATCTCCTACCTTGTCCACCTCATCAAATCTAGGTATATTATTCCTGTTACTGATAATATTTATACCAGTAGCCGGTATGGAATCAAACGCCGGGTCATACGAAGGTATATTGCACCAATTGAAATTAAAATCTGTAAGATTCTCCCATTCCGAGAATCTTCTCCAATTAGAATCAGGATTATCAGCGAAATTAAAAACGGAATTACATCCAAAATACTTCAATCTTTTCATTTTTAGAAGTCCCTCCGGCCAGTTACTCCATACACCAGGATGAGAAAAAGATCCCATCTGTATATTTTTGACATTCTGGCTATTGAGAATTCTATCATAAGGTATATCCCCATTTTTAAGAACGGACCTTATCATATTCAAATAAGAGATATCAGGTAAATTCATTAACGGGAATTGATCCAATACTATTCCATCTAAGCTAAAATCACTATCTATTACATTAGAGAAGGTCATAGTCACCTCCCTCTTCTGTACGCTATCATACTTATGAGGAGGTATAGGTATATATTGAGATCCATCTTCTTTCTTGAACCACCACGTAGTAGCGTCAGGATTCTTTCTCCATTCAATATCCAAAGACCTGAATATAATCCTATACACACTTCCATTTTTAGTCAAGGGATACTGATCTTTAGTCCCATCTCCCCAATCGACATTAACAAATCCAGGCTTACTAGAAGATATATTAAAATTTCGATTAAAATCGCCGAAATCTATTACTGGATCTGGCACATAATCAGCGTCCCTCCCATTATAACAAGGGAACCTGTCCTCGTTAACGTAAAACGTTACAGAGGACAAGGCCGTATCATATCCTACTAAAAATCCCATATCAGCTAATTGATGTTATATCATAAGACACCCATTCCTTGTATCCGTTAACCATCTCATATACCTTGTTGATAGTCTTGCATACAACGGCGAATCCGATATCCACATTAGGGAACTTCTCGTTAAGCTCATCTATCGTAAGCTCCTTGGTTATACTCTCATCCCACTTACGCATCTCCTTCACCTCCATCAATACCGGCTTTCCTGTAACACCTATGCTCATGACCCATTCGCCCTCTCTATTGGAGTCGGCAAGATCCGGGAATATGGTAACGCCAAACAACTCCGTGAGCACGTACTCATCGCCGTCCCTCGTAAAAGATACCGCCGCTCCGGGGGTGAGGACGACCTCGTTGACAGCCAGCATGCTCACCAGCTTCTTGGCTCCTCCGGATACCGATCCATTTAGAACCACAGTCACGTTACCTACGGTACTATTAACAAACTTGATCTCGTTCTTCTCGCTATTTATGGCCTGTAACCTAGAACCGGATACGATATTCACGATCTCATAGTTCTTGTCGTAAGTGCTCTGTAACGTAACGTTGCCATATCTCGTATCAATCAACGTAATCCATTTGGCCTTACCGCCGACTATCTCAACAAGCTTATAAAAAATGTTATTACCATCAGCGTCAACCCATCTGGCTATGGCTCCTGGAGCGAAGTTAGTTACCTCCCTATCCTGAGTGTAGCTGATGGTACTCTCCGTAGGCTTATTCGCCAGCGTAACATACAGACATTGCTCGACATCAGCCTCTATCTTTACTATCCCGGCGCCATCGTAATAATAATCGGGTACGTTTTTCTCTCGTATCAACAGGATGGTACCTTCCTTAAGCTTATCGGCGTTAGTAGGATCATCCACGAAAGACTTCATCTGGATATAAGTATCGAAGATAATAGACGTACTCTTATCCTCTATCTTCTGATTGATATCATCAACAATATCATTAATCTCTTCTTTCGTATAATAATGGGATAAATCAACCTTCGGACCTTCCTGCTCTAAAGCCTGAGTTCCATCCCACCAATAATCAGGTACCTCCTGCTCCCTGATCCAGAAGCTGTCCCCCACACGGAGCTTAGCCGTGTTCTCCGGAACCGCCAGCCACTCATTCATGGCATCGACCGTATCAAAGATATACGCCGTGTTCTTGCCCTCAGCTATACGTCTTACGACAGCCAACTCGCTCTCGACATCGCTAAGTCTTTCCTTTATATTATTGATTTCTCGCTCTAACTTATCATAATTATCCTCCTGATCTATAGCGTCACCGATGGACATATAAACCTCGTTAGTGAGCTTATTGTAGGTAACACGAGCCACCTTCTCGTAGGATGTCTTATACGTAGATGAGCCTTTGCTGGTATGACAAACAAAATCATACGTGTTTTGATATACTACAGACCCACCGGTATTGATGAAATTATATCCGTCTTGGCTCATAGTACCGCCCTTGTAACCCACAAGCTCAAAAGAACATTTACCCGTACCTTTAGATCCAAACCATGTAGCGTAGGCCATGAAATACGTCTCTTCAGGTAGGATATCATAATATTTAGCCCTTAAATCCTTCACCGACATCCAAACACATTCCTTACCAGAACCGGTATTATCACCACCCCATTTAAGAACTTCTCTAACAGAGCTATCTCCATTTCCGGGGCCAGACCAACCTACAGCAAGATTATCTATGGTGGGAACATTAGAATTAAGGGCTTCCGTCATCGTGTCCAAGTCCCTTCCGGAACTTGATTCCCATAAATATCTGAACGTCACAAAATCAATATCCCCGATCTTAATGTCTCCAGTATTACTAGGATATGTTTTTGTGACTAACTCATAATACCATTTACCATCACGGAAAGTAGCCCTTATCCTCTCTGCTTGCTTGGGGGATATAGAGACATATGATCCGCCAACGGAAACGTTATCGCCATCAACCGCACGTGAAGTCCCATCCTTTGGATCCTCAGGATCTACGGGGGTGTAGATCGTAGCCTGCCTATCTCCGGTGTTGATAATAACTATATAATAGCTATCCCCGTCAAGACCCTCGTCATGAGCCATGGTGACAAAACCTTGCTCGCTATCCGGTCTCCATTCAACGACAACCATATGCTTGTCCATAGGTATACCGGAAACGTTGTTAACGTAGTTGGTTGAAGACATGAAAATAGCATGGTCATCGTAAGCCTCATCCACACGCTGATGCTTAGTAGCCAGTCCATCAAGACGTGATATCTCAATGGGGTCAGTTACCTCGACCCCATTATAATCATACCACTTATATCCGATCATCGTATTCTCACGACGATATTTCCTTTTCCTTATGACCTCACCGCCGGCTAGGGCGTCAATCATATAATAATCATTACATACTTTAACCATAGCCTTGATATTAACAGGTTTGACATAAACAAGCCACGATAGTAGCGCCATCAGGGATAGAGGTCAGCGTAGTCCCTACAGGATAGGTCGGGGAGGATGACTCAAGCACCATCAACGACATCCGTTCTACGACCATATTGTTATCAACCAACCGGCTCCCCTCTACATAGAACCGGCCATCGGCCACCTCATAGCACTCTCGCACCGGAACCATATGTCTTTGGCTCTTATCCGCATAATCACAGATCGTCACCTTAGCCCCATCCGGTATAGACGTAAGCTCATCACCTACATTATAATCAGGATGATCAGAGTACACGACATACAATATAGACTTAATATCCTGCAACGCCGGATTGACTGTCCTGAATCCCTTCAAATGTATCTTATGGCCACCGATCTCATAACAATCATCCACGTCCATGATATTAAGATCACAACTGATGACCGTCCAGCCGTTAATAACCGTCTGCGTAGGTGTAGTATTGATAGGATGATCAGGATCGGTAGACTCAACGATCTTATAGTCGAAAGTCTTTACATCAAGATTTCCGTTCAACGACTCCTGCCTCCGGATCTTAACCATACCCTTGCCGGTATCGTAGCAGGTCTCGGTCGTGTCTATGAGACGATCCATATAATCAGGCTCCTCGCACTCGATACGGACAAGCCCCTTTTGGCGGATGATAGCGTCCGAGTAACTGTCCCCGAGATGCTCGGTGGGAGAGGTGGAGCTAACGACCGTGTACATCTCGTACCGATTTCCGTATCCCCTTTTCTCACCGTTGCCCATGAGAATCCTCCTGACACTGAATCTCACGACACCGTCGTCCTTCCGGAAGCATTCCTCCCTCGTCTCGATCAACCTGTCATCGAGATTATCGATGGAACACCTCCTTCTTATGAACTCACCCGGGATATGATCAAGCCTGTCTCCAGGGGCGTACCCCTCGATCTCCGAGCCTATCACCATCCAGAACTCCTTCCTGTCATGGAGATCACCGTCATATGACATGACGTGGGAGGTTCTTATCTCCTTTCCCCCGATAACCATATAACACTCGTCAAACGACACCAAGTGCCTGTCCTCCAGATCGGTCATCTCGCATACCATCCTGTCCCAAGCTCCCGGAATCGCGTCGTATATCCTGTCCACCTGCACGTCAGGGTTCTCCGATCTCACCACGACGAAATGGCTGGTCCTGATACCAAGCGAGCCGTCATAAGCCACGACCTTCCGGACCTCCACGCGGCCGGCCCCGCTATCATAACACTCCTTCCTGCTTTGGAGCATCCTGTCCTCGTAATCGACGAAATCGCAATCGATAAGGGCGTACCCGTCCGGGATAGTGTCCAGCTTATCGCCCTTGGCGTACTCCCCGGTGTTGGAATTGGCGACCTCCCATCTCTCGTACCTGACATCCATCTTACCGTCATAAGACGTGATATGATTCAACTTGATATGCCTGCTACCGTTCCCGTAACACTCCGTTAGGATCTCTATATCCCTATCCTCCATGTCCGTGAAATCACATACCACACGTATCCAGGTATCTGGTAAGGATGAGAAGCTAGCTCCCTCGGGCTGGCCGGGATCGGTAGTCTCCAGGACTTTATAACTCTTATCCCTAACCCCTATATTTCCGTCCCATGACGTGAGAACCTCCAGCTTCACCTTACCGGCCGGTGTCTTATAACATTCTACAGTTACCTCAATATCCCGGTCCTCCATATCCGTGAAGTCGCAAACAACCTCAACCCAGTCATCGCTTATGCTGGTGATAAACTTACCTACCGGATTCTCAGGATCGGTACTTTGCTTGACGCGATACCATTCCTTTCTGGTACCCATCTCGTAATCAAATATCTTATACCCCTCTATCTGTACCCTTCCGGTTCCGGTATCAAAGCATTTAAGCACCGGTATTATCTCCCTTTGGGTCATGTCCGGGAAATCACATACTATACGACTCCATGTATCGGGTATCTTATCATACTCCGTACCGATAGGATTGCTATCGTCAGTCGTATTCACCACCTCATAATGGGATACCTCCGGGTTCAGGCGGGGGTCTACCGACTCAACGCCCTCGATCTGGACCTTGCCCCCTTCCGTGGCGTAACATTTACTTACGAATATCAACTCCCGATCGGTCATCTCCGCTATGCTACAATCTATAGCTACCCACTCGGCAGGAATCTTATCCAATTCCGTACCAATAGGCGTATCAACATCTGAAGAGTTGATGATAAATATCTTCTCGGCCAATATCTCTCCCTTATTATTCATATAGGTATGGATACGGGCCTCTACCTGACCACCCGGCGTACGATAACATTGGTTGACGATCGACACACGGGCGTCCTTGATGTTAATGAACTGATAGTCCTTTTTAGGGACATCGCTTACAAGTCTCTTTACTCCTTTATCATCGAAGTACACGTAACACCCGTCATTCCTCATCATGACCGGATACGTCTTTCCGTCTATAACAACACCTGAGAAGTCATCTGGCGGAACGGAGAAACCCATGCTACCGAAGATGGAAGCCAGTCTCTTTAAATACTCATTTATCGCAGACATAATATCATATTTTAATTCTACTGCCTCAAAGATAACAAAAAAGGGAAGAGAATTGAATCTCTCCCCTTTAGGAAATATATGAACGCAAAAAAGGTTCTTTATTTCGGCTCAGTTACGATGGCCGGACCAAGACCAGCGGCAGCACCGATCATATTAATCATCTCCTGAACACCCTCATGAGCACCATAGCGTACACGTAAGATCAAATTAACCGGATCATCGGCGATATACTTACCGAATCCTTGAGAGTATCTATGAGAATTAATCGTGATCTGGAAGTCCACGTATTGGGCTGTTTGTTCAACACGGCTGTATTCGTTCATGAATGTCCGTCCCATGAAATCTTGATGTTTCGGGAAACCGTTGAAATGAGCGTAACCCTTCAACTCGTCATCCATCATATTACCGCCGACATGAGTACGTGGTGCTTTGCTGGACAGTCTCTCGAAATTAAGTTGATCCCACCAGATAGGAGACCCCTCGTCAAGAGAATCAGGATAACCTCCGCTAACGCCAACGATCTCAACGCTATCCTCTACATAAGTCATTTTATCCATCAAGCACTCTGACGGAGATAATAACATTTCCTTACCACGGAAACGGATACCGCACTTGCAGTTAGTGCCAAGTTCCTGAGCCGACCCCAATTTCTTCCACATACGGTTGCGGTAAGACGCCGGAGCCTCGCTGGTGAAGAATCCCTCGAACACCTTGTCGCACTCATCACACAACATGTTAGTATATACCGTTGTCTGGAAGCTATGCTGGCAAGCCGCAGGAGTACCGTAGTCAGTGATCTCCAGTTCCGGGAAAGCCTGTTTGATTTCCTCCAAAGCACTGTTCCCGCACTCATCATCCGGGATCGTGATATAATACTTCTCGGTGGATACCTTGCAAGAACCACAAGCTGACCAAGAAGCGGTACGAACCGTAGGATTCTCACACATATCGGATGTCTTAGCTACATAGTAGATAATAGCCGTAGGATTGGCCTCCACAAAAGTAGAGATCTCCTCATCCGTCAATTTCTTGGAAGTAGCGGCAATATACAAACCTGATCCCTTGATCTGACTCATCTTATTAACCGTATCGGCTACAACGTTAGGCAATGACTCCACCGTAGTAGACATATCGACACCGTCATCCTCCAAGGAGATAGAATACAGATAACCACCCTTAACCTCGGTATAGTTAGGAGGACAATCCGTACATCCTTTCATGATAGAGATAAGACGTTGAGTATAATCAGCCGGTTTAGCCCCTTTCTTCATTACCTTATAACGTGACATGCTACCCTCGATAGTCTCACGTACGATCTTCAATCCTGGATATTGGGCACGAACCTCAGCCAACGCCAGATCGTCACCGGTATCACATACCTCCATGCAATAGAAATTGACATCCTCCGTATCAGGCTCAGTAGCCTCGTTAGTACATCTTGTGACCGGAGTGATATCAATATAATCGGACACCTTACCACCACCGGCGATAGGCTGGTTTTTCATCCGCTCGATACACTTCAATACGGCGGGTAACAAATCAACCTCCTCGCAAGGATCACACTCCTCGCATTGATTTGGCGTATTATCACAATCATCCAAGAGGATAGCGTCATTGATCTCAACACGACCCTCCTCGTAGCCAAGAAGCTCGAAAGCCCTACCGGCGAGAATCAAGCGTATAACGATACGGTCGCCCTTGGAAACGGAGAAAGCCGTGTCGTCGGAGACACCATTATATCCTAAGATAACGTCATCGACATAAGCGTGATCCTTCTTCGGCCAAGAAGCGTAAATCTCGGTGATCTCATTCAACGAGAACAAAGGCGTTGAAAAATCCTTATCATATATAGAGCGGGAAGCCGCTTGTTCATTACGACCGATACGGATCTCATAACGCTTGTCATTACGAGGCTTACCGGTAAAATCAATCACGGCCTTACAACCGTTCTCGGAAGTATCTCTGGTATCATAAATACCGATCTGTCCTTCCTTCAATAAGATGGAATCAACATCCACCATCTTAGCGTGCGGGGGTACGAAAAGTACCCGGTCTTGCGGTCTGTGCAACATATTATTAATATTTAGTTTAAAAAATCATTTACCTAACGCAAACATAATAATAAACGAGTTCACGACAATAAAACAAGATCACAAGTGTATAGGCATATAAATAAATTACATTTTTTGTAAAAACATTATTTAAACCACTTTTTCTTATACATCTTCCTCATCATATCAATAAGTTCATCGAAACTTTTTATATAACCCATATCTATAGCCCATATAAGATTGCCTTGTGTTTGCTCCAATTCCTTCAGCTCAGCTTCCGTGGCCTTATTCCTGATCATACTTTCATGGATATTAAAAACAATATAATTAAGACCCTTGGCGATCTTAACATAATCTACATCCTTAAATCTAGAAGCCGCCCTAGACAAAGCATTATACCTATCACCAGCCTCTATTCGATTAAGAATAAGTTTATCGGTTAACCACGTAACAACCTCGGCATACAACATAGGATTCAATTCCATAGCTACAAGAACCCATATATAAGGATTACACATAGTTCTCCTGTTCTCGCCCCTACCAACAGTCTTATAAGCACCAAACTTTTTCATTACTTTTATAAGAGACTCTTTTTCAACCATTTCCATAAAAACAGGAAATCCTGTTTCTATCATATATCCTTGTTTTTCAAGAATATAGTATATTCGCTCAGCACTTTCCTTGTTAGAAAGGATATTCTCTATCCTCTTATCATTCCATCCTTCCTGAATCCTTTTCCTGGTATAGGCTTCCTGTAAATCAGTCAACGACATGAAAGACGTTTTAGTGTCTTGCTTGATAGTAACACCAAAAAGATCCCTATCCTTGGAGATCATAACAACATTAGTTTTCATATTATATATATTTAATTATTTAATACGATGCAAACATATAAATAAAAGTTTTACCATAAAAATATATAGATAAAAAATATTACAATATAAAATCATTATATTAAATATTTTGTAAAACACAAAAATCATACTTACGATTTCTGGAGTCGGAGAAATCTCCGATTCCAGAAAATACGCATAAGATGATAAAAAATAAGCCTACCCATTTCTGGGCAGGCTTATCAATCAAAACTAACGTTGTTTATTTAAAAGAAGCCACATTATCCTTATCCATGCTATATCTATTCAATTCATTCTCGTTAAGGTTGAATTGCTTGGCGACCATATCCAAAATCTCCTCCACCAAAGGATTGGGCAGCTCAGGGTCGATGTCCGTGGACCGCTCACCGGCGGCGTTGATGTACCCGGCCAGATCCACCCGTACCGGATTCCGGTAGTAGGTCATCCTGACATCGTCTGTGAGGAAGCCGTCCTCATACACCACGACCTTCCCGTCACCTATGGTGTAGAACGTTTCCCGATAGTCAAAAGAAGGCCTATTGTTATCATCTCCAAGAAACTCATGAACATTCTCGTTCTTAGCCTCCCACATGACAAAATCTCCAACCTCACATCCATTATAAGAAAACGCTCCTTTTATATTTGAGAACCATAAATAATCATCAGGAAGACCGAATGATGTCGATTCGGGGTCATCAATATGATTGATCTTATTAAGCGATTTCCAGTATACCAGAAGAGTTTGTATAGATCGGATGGTCTCATCATCCTTCCTATTAAGATAGTATCTTATCAACCTATCCTGAGCCTCGTTGAACAAAAGCACGAACCTCCCGGGATCAAGCTTAATCCCACCATTGGCGAGATTCTGCTCATTCTTCTGCAAAGATCTTAGATACGCTTCTTGGATCGTCATCGTTATTCCTCCTTATCAACCTTATCACCTTCCTCTACGTCTTCCTTCTTCTTGACATCCTTAACCTTCTTGGTCTTGGTCTTATCATCTATATTAGAAATAGACATAAGTTCCTCGTACTCATCCAAGACATTGGCCTTTACACTGATAAGATCTTTCTTGGTAGCCAAGAACTCGGCGGACGTACGGGTGTCAGGACCTATGATCTGACCATTATATTGCAAGCCAGATGGAGTCATGTTGATACGACCGTTACGTTGAAGGACATTTACGATACGATAGAACTCAAGAACTTCCTCGAAATCACCCTCCAATGAACGATCCCAAATATCAAGCAGATAATCGATGTTGGTCTTCTTCTCGTTCATCCAGTTTGATAGTGATCCGGTGTAATAATCATCCTCCGTGAAATCAGGACGAGTCACGATGCCGATATACAGAAGAAGATCGATGACAGCCTGACGTTCCTTGCCACCTTTCTTAAGGGCGTTGATGAACTTATAGCTGATATTCATCTTATTGATCTCACGCTGCTGAACGAAATCCTTGGCGTTGTCTTTCTCAATGAAACAGAACATGGAGTTCATGAAGACAGGATCACCATCCATTTCCTGAGGGGTCAACATGCCAGAAAATACAGCCAGATATAAATAAAATAACTCAACGGTATTAGCCGTGTTATAGACCTTACCCATGAATATCTTATCCTTAGCGTCATCCCAAAACTCTAGATTAGTCTGGGAAAGATCCTTCTGAGATATATCCTCAAAAGGCTTCATTATATTATTGACACGTTGATTAACCAACCTATCAACCTCATCTTTATCCATACCATTATAACATCTTGATCTTGGATAAAAACCCGTATTATAAGCTTTTGAGAAATCATCCCACGGGCAACATACGTGAGTAGCATTCTCCGGGAACGGAGCCTTGGCTATATTGGCGTCTTGGAAGGCCTGCGGAGCGCTTCCGTCGTGTTTACCTACTACCTCATACAAGGTATCTGACATGATATTGAAGCCGTTTACCTCGACCAATACCTTCTTTGATTTTAAAATCTCTTTCATTTCCTTATTTTTGCGTTACTTTCCTAAAAAAAAGAGGAGAGGAATATCCTCCCCTCTAAAAAACCAAATTACATATGAAAAAAACTTAGCCGAAGTAGTTCGGTTGAAGCTCGATGATCAAGAACTTGCTGTTATCCATAACCCAAGCCGCAGAAGCTGAGTGGCACCAGAATTGCTCTTTCATGCCCGGCAAGGATGATACGATCTCATTACCGTTAGCTTTGTGCGCCCAACGACCGTACTCATAACCCCACCACATGCTTACGCCTTCTGGCTTGATATAGAATACGTTGTTATTCATATTACCTAACTTAGCGTTAGCCGTATTAGGAATAGCGGAATACGCGTTAGTCGATCCAGCGTCAGTGATATTCTCAATAATACAAGAATAAGAGGATCTAGGATACATGCCATTCACTAACTCGCTACGATCTGTCATGTCAGCGTAATCCAAGGAAGGATCGTGCTCGAACTCTACATTTCCGATGCCGGGAAGAAAAGCGCCCTTAACCTGAACCGGGCCTAAGATCATGGCGTCGTTAGTACCTGAAATAGGATTAGAAGGCAACATCCTATCGCTTCCCATACCCCAGCTCAAATTACTCAACGTAGTAAAGAAAGCCTCTCTAATCAACTTCTCTAAATTGATCATAGCCATAGCTCCTACCTTGAACTTAATCTTACGTTCCGTAATAGGAAGATCCTGACGTCCACGGAAAATATAAGCCGCGGCAGCCATAAGCGTATCCTTAGTAATACCCATCGGACGGCTATAGTAGATAGTGTAACCACGGCGAAGCTGACGGTAGATACCCTCATTCAAATGGATAGGACCATTTTGATCCATAATAATACCACCTTCTTGCCACATCAACTGTCTAGCTTCCAGCTTAACCAACTCAGCCATACAGAATACCTCCAGCGTGGACGCTACCTTAGCCGTACGCAAATCAAGTCTACCATTAACAGTCTTACCGATAATAGCCAAATCAGGAATATTACCCTCATACTCGCTTCTCATGGCATTCATACGACGAAGAGCGGTCTCCACGAACTCTGAAGTGCTGTTCTGGGCAGCCTGCATGGACTTCATACCAGCGTACATAGTTGTCTCGCCCTCAACACCACGGTGGTTACCTAAACGGAACTCACAGGTCATGGAACCGGCCTTATCGGCTCCAGATACCTTGGAGAACTGAGTGCTGTACTCACCAAGAGCATGACCGATCTTCCAGTAGCGGATACCCGGACGTAATTTCTCTTTGGGGAAGTATTTAGCCTTACCACCAATAACACGACACCAATAACGTGTCAAGTCACCTTCTGTCTTAGACGGGATCTCACCTGAGATAAGGATATTACAACCGTTAGCAGCATCGTAGGTAATAACATCATAAGCCGTAAACTCAGATGTGTTCAAAACGATATCAAACAAGCTACCATCAATACCAGGTTTCAGGTGATGACCTGAAGTATCCTCTGCCGTAACGACAGCAAATGTCCTTGTAACAGGAAGATCATAACGGAAAGAAGCTCCAATACCGTTAACGGAGATCGTAGCGCCGTTATTAATCATACCCATATACATCGGTACAGGGTAATTAGCGATATTAGAGAACAGATTCAAAAGACCCAAATGATTCTTATCCGGATCCTCATAATACCAGCTCGCCAATGAGCCTAAGTTATGCTCTACAAGCGAAGTCTTATAGTTCTTGGCATCGGTAAAGGCAATAACGTTATCGCCATTCACGGTAGCCGGGAAACTTTTTGTCAAAAATGGATTCATCTCTATTTATTTTTAATGTTATACACTCTTTGATCCACTCAGATCAAGGAAGTTAGCTTCTATAGTATCGTTATCGATATTAGTCTTATTCTGCTTTCCTCCCTTATTGCCAGAAAGAAGAGTGATGGTCTTCTTATTGACCTCCATCTTAGCCTTGTTAGTCTTCTGTTTAAGGAACTCGTCCTTATTCATCAAGAACAAGGCCAAATCAGCGGCCATGTCCGGATTCTTGATAGCCTCCGAATAAGCTTTATCTATAGCCGTATGACCTTGATTGTCTATCGGCTTGGTAACGAAATCGACAGCCTTACCTATCATCGTATCAGTCAACTGAAATCCTGAGCTTATAGATGTCTTTAGACCTTTCTTATAGACTTTCATCTGCTCAACTAACTCCTGTCTCCTTTTCTCGGACTTCTTTTTCTCCTCCTCGATAAAGTTGTCCATCTCCTTTTTCAGGATATCATGAAACTTATTGGCCTTAGACTCGATAAACTCATCGCCTTTACCAATCATCATTTCCATATTATCCTTTATCTCATCTTCCGGCATACCCAACATCTTATAATAATGCCGGATAACCGCAAGCTGATCATTTTTATTACTCATATCAAGGTTATCCAACGGAGCCTGAATACTCTGATATTGGCTTAATAGTTGGCCAACGTTACCACCGGCCTTATCCACCTCTATCATCTTCTTCATAAAGTCAGACATAGAACCGGTATCAACCTTATCCTTCAGCAACTCATCGGCCTTATCCTTGATCAATCCCTCCACTATATCGAGTAAATCATCCTCTCTCGTGATAGTAGAAAGATCGACTGGCTTATCATCTACCATAATATCAAGGTTATCGATACTGTCAATAATACCTCTGGCGGCCATCTTCTCCAAGAAAGATTTTCCATTAAATCCTGATACTACATTATTATCAGTACCGCCTTCGCCAAAGGAATCCGGGTCTGGGTTGGTAGCGTCGCCGCCCTTATCCCCGCCACCTTCAGCCGCTCCGCCGTCGGCAGGCTCTTTATTGGTATCACCTATAGGGTTACCATCCTTATCATATTTACCCTCGATATTATTCTTATCGCCATCACCGTCACCACGGTAAAAAAGTTCCTCGACACTCATGGTCTTAAAACCCTTAGCGAAATCACCCATGTCATTCATACAATTTCCTTTTTTGCTTTTTACAAAAGTATTATTAATCCAATTACCAATTAAATCAAACCCATTATAGTATATGACAGAATTTTACGCCAAAATGATTACAGATTTTGTAAAAATATTTACAAAACTTGTAATCAATTCTTGTTTATTATTGACGTAAACCTATCTGTATCAGAACGTTTGTTCCTAGCGTCTATCTCCTTTTCTTTTAATTCCAGCTTCCCTTTCTCTATCTCCTCACGAGATCTTCGCTCAGCCTCAGCGTTAGCCTGTCTGGTTCTCATATCCTCTTCCCTGATATCAAGATCCCGTTCCTTTAACGCCCTGTCAGATATGGCTTCCACATAATCCATTCCCTCTGCGTTATCCTGAGTCCTTGCCGCTTGACCGGCGGCCATTATGCTCTTACCCCGTAAATCGAAGTTACCCTTGATATAAGCCAGCTCCTTATCCTTCTCATGCTCATCATTACGTGCCTGTTGCTCGGCCTCTGCTTGTTGCTGGACAAGTCGCTGTTGATTCTGGTATTCTTCCTGCCTTACACGATCGGCGTAAGATCTAGCGTCCCTACCGATCTGATTCATCTCGGCCGTTGAGTTGGCGCTCATCATCCTAGTAATATCAAGCAAGTCGTTTCCTAATGTATTTGTCTGTAATATATATTGCTTCAGGTTCTCAAGTTCCAGACGCTTCTTGGAATTAGATACAGCCATAACATTAAGATGTCGTAACGACAGGCTGTTATCGGTAAGACTGACATAAGCCAAGGACAGATCGCTATTCCTGTACATCACGGTCCAATCATATCCTTCCTTCTGACATACTTGGGCTACAGCCAGATGAATATCCAATGTCCGTTTCTTGAAATCATCAAAGTCATTAAAATAAGTCTGAGTCTGTAACATAGTAGCGTTAACACCCTGTTTTACGCCCGTAGAACTCTCGTATCTAGTTGACTGACCCATCGCTTGCTCGGATATACCTATCATCCTATAAGCCATCATATAGGCGTAAGACGCCATTTCCATACGGGATCTTATCTGATCCGTATTAGTAAGATCATATACACCGAACTGATTATATATGCTGCTCATCTGCGGATTCTGGTAAGGATTGTTTGTGTCATTACCACCTACACCCATAAATGAGACGGACTTAACGATCTGCATAAAAGTAGCCAAAGCTCCCTTCTTGTCCATCATATCCTTATATTCCGTAGGCAGGAATCCTAAGTCGCCTAAGAAGAACTTACCGATCTCCTTCTCGGCGTTATTGTATAGCTGGTTCATAGCAAGGTTATACATCATCTGGAACGGCTGTATGCGATCAGCGAGACTAGCCCCTATAAATCCAGAAACCGGAATGACATAATCATACAGACTGCTATCACCATGTATCTGATGAGGTATTGGATCCCCACCAATATATATAGGCTTATCCATTAAATTACCTCCGGTGATCTTAACGCCAAACCTAACCTCAGGGACATACTCCAAGATATAGGTGTTCACCTCAGGATCACCAACAGCATCGGCCATAACCCTCTTTACTTTCTTTATGCCATTCTTCTCCAAGAATTCCGGGAGCAACTCATCGGTTACAAGTTCCTGATCAACCATCCCGGTCTCTGTCATATAAGTTATTAAGAATACCGGTTTCATGGATACCCAATATCCTTCCATAACCCTAAAAAGGCGAGAGTCTATCTCATATCTCTTACCATCGGCCATACCGGAGTTGAAATATCCAAAGGGATGGAAGCGGGGCAAGAAGCGGGGTTGGGTGTGTTCCTCCCCGTCAGGTCCGAAGGTATGGTACTCTCCCATAGGCACACCATAATAGTCCTCAGCGGCGACTATAGACTCATAGTCATGGTATCCTTTCCATGGAATAACCTCATTCTCATACATACCGGTAATAGACGGTTTCTTTTTCTTCCAATCATACCTAGCACCGTCATTAGATACCCATCCCTCATAATCATCGTCACCTCCCATAATCCGACGCTTGTCTTTGGCCGTCATCTTATGGCCGTATCTTGATATCAACTCAACACCCTCGTAATAATGAAGACGGCCTACATAAGATCCGTATTGCGGGTATTTCACGTCAGGATGGAATACCTCCATCGGACTCCATACCTCCGGACGATAGTAGTCGAAGCCAACGAAATGATTACGGAACGTCTTTCCACTAAGAAGACGATCCCGGAAATTCTCCCTGTCAAGCTCATCCATATAAAACCGGCTACGGTCAGCCTCGATCGTATGATCCCCCCATACTGCCGCCTGCGTCTTCCATCTTGTACTCATGAACCTCTGGATATCATCAGGGGTCATAGACGCCTTGGTCTGTCGTATTTGCCGAACGTAAGCCTGACGCTCCTCCTCGGAATTAAACTCATTGTACGTAGGATCAAGACCGGCCTCCACAAGACGCTGATTAACGATAATATCCCACTGTTCTTGTATATGACGATGAAGTAAGTTTGACATCGTATCCTCATACTCACTTATAGCCATATCCCCTACCTCGTTAACCGTATACTTATCCTGTAGGTTTGTCAGCCATCCCTCAAAGGCATTTACGATACCACCTATTATATCATAATGCTTCAAGAAAGAAGGTATCCTTATATCGCTCCTTAGCTTCTGTACGTTCCTTAACTGAGGGATAACATCCGCCATCTCCATAAAAGATAACTTACCATCCGCCATCAGATAATAGTCACGGTACATCTGGTTGCGATCATACTGTTTCAACCCTATCGTCTCAAGAGCGTCCATACAATCCTCCTTCCATTTCCTGTTCTTTTTCTTCGTGGAAATAGCCTGAGGAGGTAATCCTAATAACGCTCCTTTTGCTGGAAACGAATGATCTCTATTAAACACTTCCATGATTATTCAATTTTATCTACAACAAAGATAGGCGTTTAATTGACATTCATTTACCTAAAAGCTCCTATAGATACCGATCCAAAGGCAGAGGCATATACCTCATGGTGTTTATAAGCATCTTCCTTACGAGCGTTATTCATCTCATCTATCTTCGATTTAGGCATGTAGTTATTATCATCAAAATACCTAGCGAGAACCAACGCATGCCCGAAGGCTATTATCCTATCGACGTTCAATCCGGGCTTATACTGTATTATCTCATCCAAAAGAGCTATATCATCAATCAACTCAATACCTTTAACCGTTATATCAAGACCGGTACTATCATCATAACCAATAACGAAATCCTGCCAGCAATAATCCACCACACAGGAGAAGAGCAGGTTCTGGTTGCCGGGGGTAGGATATAGCCCCAGCTTGCTATTCTGCCGGGAGCCGGCCTTCACATACTTATTGGCTATAGCCTCACCAGCGAATAAGAAGAAAGATGCCGGCATACCGCTCTTCCGATTAAGATACTGCTCATACATCTGGTCAGCGTTCTCCATAAGGCATATAGCACCATATCCCTTCTGAAGCATCTCGCACGTACGGCAGAATTGGTCTATAGATGATGGGCGGGATACGTAAGAGGCAACTATTCTATAGGCATAAGGATCTCGGATACCAACACGCCTTTTGAATATATAAAAGGATCCCAATGAAGGAGTATCAGACTTGGCCTGCTTATACGGATCTTGGCCCGCCACATAAATAAAATCATCAAACCTATTGGATTGAGGCATCTCGAATATCTGGACAGGAGCGTCAATAACACCTCCGCTAAACGGGAATCCAGCCAGTTGCTTATTCGATTTAGTAGTCCCCAGTTTATTACCTGACTCAAGAAAGACATCACACAGCATACCGCTATATTGCCCCGACTCAAGGAGATCATTCTTATGCTTGATAGCGTACTCGACCGGAAATAGGTTCTGGGATGAGCTTAAAAAACAGTCATCGATCGTAAATGGATAGAACATAGTATGAGAAGTGTACGCAACCCTATCTTTTGTAGATAGTTTCTTCCGTTCCTCATTAAGTTTATTGGTACTAGCATCGAAATCAGTAGCGTCGATCTTGATCTTATTAAGCTTCTTGTCATCAGGCTTACCAAGATAATCGCCCAATCCTATAGTTCTCTTAACACCGGAGTTAGCCATCTGACCGGGAACGAACATCGCCCATTTCCGTTCTTTCCATGTTTTCCCTTTCATGGCCCTACGATTTAAAATATCCCAGTCCATAACCAGAAGATTGTAGGTCTCAGGATCAGAAAACATTTCTTGAGCGTCCTTGGATAATTCTACCTCACCACCAGTACCAGCCAAGATAGGGCTAAGACGCCAGCCGTAAGGCGTGTCGTAGGACGGCATGGCGGCCGTGTAAGGCTTCTTGATAGGTCCCTTACCAACCTCGTCGAAAATAGCCGTAGCCGGTGTCAAACCAGCCGTCTTCTGCGTGGAGGTCTTCCTACCCATGTTGATGTTGGCTATAGAGATAATGGCATGGATATCACGTACGCCATTTGACATCCTCTTGCCTAATGTAACGCCCGAACTCCAGTCGGTCTTGGTCCTGTTGATCCTGAAAAAAGGATGCACATGATCAAGACCATACTCACAATACTCACCTATATTAGATAAATCGCTATCGCTGAAACCTACCACGGAATGGCTAAGCCCGATCGTCATGGTAGCGTTCATCTGGAGAAGTGATGACATGATGGTCGTATTATGGGATACGACAAAATTGGTAGTAAGAAACTGATGAGATTTATTATCTACCTCAATACAAGTAGCCTTATACTTCCCGTAATAATCTATATCGGATATCCTAAGTCTGTTATGGGTCTTGGATATATGCATATCATCGCCATCCATGACGCAATAATATCCCATAGACCAGAATATTCTTCTTACGAAGGATATAATATACTCACTTTTGTAAACGACCTTAAAACGATCGTCACCAGTACTTATGCCGCAAGCTATCTTCATGAATGAGCTTATAAACAACTCTTTCTGTTTTTTGGATGAATAAATAATATCATCCATCTCCTTATTGCTTAACTCAAAGATCCTGTCGGTAGATCCACAAAGGAAAGAGGCGGTCAGAGACCCAAGGAGATGGGGCGACATCAGCCACCGCCGCTCGGGGAAATCCACGGCCTCCCCTATGTCTATGGTCATCTTCTGGAAGTCAGAGTGGATGATACCCATGGTGCTCATGACTTTATAATCACCATGATATTTAACCTTCCACTGATGTTGACCGCAACATACTATACTGCGCCCGTCCTCAAACGTAACCTTATACATATCAACGAATCCTTGAGGATATACGCCTGCTATAGTCGTAAGCTTACCATCATCGCCATATATGATATCCCCGATATCAGAGAACCCTATCTTCTTAGGTCCATAAGGAGTATATATCAGCTCCGAGTCCAGAAGAGCCTTGCCAAAACGACGAGTACCAAACATCCCCAACCCTTTCTTCTCCTGACGGGCACGTTGGTACATCTCGGCGAAAAACCATTCGTTATCACGCAAACGACTGATCGCTGGCACACGTTCCCCGTTTGGAAGATCCTGGAATACGGGGAAGAAATTAACATGCCAATAAAGCCATGGGGGGATGAACGTACCATTGATAGTCACCCCGTACTTGACCTTATAAGCCTCTTCTTTAAAGAACTGCTTAACATCGTCATCCTGATCCTCCCAACCGAACAGATCGTTCCATACAGGAGGATTTTTCATGTTTACATAAAATTCTGGACTCGTGCTTAGACTCATTTTATAATATCCTTTAAAACAGACTCGATTCCACCAGAGACCTGACCCTTACGTTCCTTTTTCTGTACATTGCTTACAGACCTATATACATCCATGATTCCGCTTTTTTCCATATACGATTCATTCCATGAATTGATCTTATCGATCAACTTGGATATGAAATCGAACGCCCTTGCCATATCTTCCGGCTTCTCCTTGTCCCAAGGATGCTTATCAATATAAGCCTTGGCATCATCCACGGCCTTGGATATGACCTCAAGATTGTCATTAACCCGATCAACATCCTTACTCGTCGGCTTTCGTCTTCCCTGTGGCATTGGCTTTCATATCCTTAAACTCGTTATACTGTTTCATAAGAAGCTCATAAGATTGAACAACCCCGATCTTACTTACTTCCGCCACGCTCATGTCATGGAACATATCCTCAAGCTCCTTGTCAGCATATCTAAGACGTTCCTTGTCATCATAAAACACGAATCCAGACGTTCTGTCTTCTATAATGCTCTTGGCGGTGGACGCATATGTCGTATCTAAATCCAGATCCATACCGAAGCTGGTAGCCAACTGGATTATGAACATCAACCTAGAATTGACTTTTACAGCCTCTATATTCAACATCTGTATCTTATGGGTCATCTCATGAAGAACGACAAAATCCTCCTCTTTTATCAACGAAGATGATTTAAGGGCTATCTTCTTAGTCCTATCTTCAATATCGCTATACAGACGCTTGCTCTCACGCTTTATGGCTATCCAATGCCTTATATGAGTATTCGCCTCTTCTTTAAGATAATCCCTGATCTCTTTTTTGATATCCTTATCCTCTTCCATTATAATCACACGTTATAATTATTATTATTTAATTCAATCTCATCACTGATGCTTTGGTCTATAGACCTCAATAAATCCCTGGTACTAACATCCCGCAAGAAGCGGACATTACCACCATTAGCCCTAGCTATCCTCCTTAAAGCGGAGTAAAGTATATCACCCAACGAATATTCAGGCAACTCACGGCATCCGACTTCCATGACAATAAGGGCATGGATACGATCATCCATCTTACTTCTTACGGGACTTCGCATAGTATTTACTTATAAGCTTCCCCTATAATACGTAGCGGGAAATGTTTGAAATTACGTTCAGGATCATCCTTCGTATAACCCATAAGAGATAGATGTTTCTCAAAATGACCTTCCGTATATTTTGAGGTATCCAATGTCATCCTAAATATAGTTCTATTCTCATTGTCAGGATGTTTGTTATATGAAACGTCTCCCATACATCCACATCCAAGATGATGCTCCTTGACATGGAAACCATCTTTATGGGTGATAAATAACACGATTTCTATCTTATCACCTATTTTCTGATCAAAAATATTTAGATAAAACTCGCTCTCGTCATCCGTAAGTCCTATATCAAAGGAATCGTTAGGGCTCTCGATATTAAAATCGTTATGATCGGCCGTTATCACCTCCATAGCATTCCATTTGGCTTTCTCTCCTTCCACGAACTTCAATGGGCATACCTCGGTCTTCATCCAAGCCTTCTCCTTGATAAAACAACCACACAACGAGCATCCCGGTCTTCCAATCAATCTATGGAATAATACCTTAGGCGGCAATTTAAAGAACCTAATATTAGAAGAGTTCTTAGGACATTTCTTGCATAATTCAAGACGATTCTTATACCATTCGGGATAATCTTTCTTATCCTTAGGAATCCTACCCAATAAACTGTCTTCCCAAGCTTGGGCTATTACTTGGGCTTTACCAATTGTTTGCACGATAATTATTTTTTAAACCGTTTTTGTTGAAAATCCTGTAATTGTTCCCATGTCATTCCATACCGACATTGATACATGGCCTCATGGTTATCACGTATAAGAGGATCTCCGTTCTTCAACCCCTCCATATCCTCTATCGCATTAATCTTCTTATCAAGGCAATCAAGCTCAATAGGCATCCTTTCATCCGGATAACGATTACCTTCCTTGACAAATATCCGGCGTATCTTATCACGCCTTACCCGCATCTCTCGGAGATTGCATATAACGTATCCGATAAACGGGATTCTGATAGATATATTGTCAGTATACCTAGCTAGGTGGTGGACGTAAGATACGGATGCTTTCATGCACCACTCTACCTGTTGTTTGGTAAACTTCCCATCAGATCTTCTTACCACCTCATCCACGATATCCCTATCGAATGAAATAAGATTCCTACCCATCAATATCCAATTTGTTTCTCTTGAACACAAACCCCATTACACGGGTATCATCACCCTCCCCGTCAAGAATAAAATAGTTACGTAAGCTTCTCATCTCAATAGACAGCTCACGGGTACGGAAGTTCCCGTTCTTCTTGTCCACCAGAAAACCCCCACGTTTAAGCTCGTTGTTCAGGACAGCGACGTAAGATTCCTTCTGTCCATGACAATCCATGTACTTAGCCCTGGTATCATCCGAATATCCGTAGTTGATGTAGAAAGAAAGTAAGTTTATCGTCCTTTCGGTAATCAAGCTCTTACCCTTAGAATCCAGATAGCCGTTGTATATCCTTAAGAATTGCTGGATCATATCCAGTCTAGTATCATAAGGCAACGCAAATACGAAAGCTTTCCTTTGCTCAGCCATATAAAATTAGTTTTCAGCAAAACTACTTAAAAAAAATATCGTTGTCAAGAAATTATGCCATAATCAACATAATATATGCTGATTAACATGTATTTAAGAACATCCAAATGGGAAAAGGCGGTGGAAGTGGCGGAGGAAAGCCAGATAAGTCCACCGTAAGCCACGGCAATGAGGCCAGTGGAGCACAGACCATACATGCCTCCGAGCGGCGGTGGACAGCCCTATCCTGCCTCAAGGGACGTGACCACCCCTTTTCCCTTTGGATTCCTTCTTGCTATGTTATGGGATATAAAGCCAAGGGGAAATGGGAAGCCTTGGGCGATGGAGCCTGCCGTAGAAGATACGGACGGCCGGAGCGTGAGCGACCGCACATGACCTCGCTTTTTCTTCTTTGTCTTTTGCTCCACCCGATCCCCCTACCGGGGTACCGGCTTCCGGTATAGGATACGGCTTCTACCAGGTTTATCCTGCGGTATCCTGCATGACGGCGCCATATCTTGGCGGTAAAAAGCAATGTTTTATTAAATAGAGACTTTAAGTGGAGTACACAGGAACTCGACGTCAGGAGAGGTTCTGTGTACGGATAGAGATATTAGAAAGTAGTATATGTTTATAGAGTTAATTATATTTAATAAATATACCTATTAACGCACGCGTAACAAGTGTTGTGTCAAAAATGATCTTCCACAAACACAGGGATTTACCCCCCCCATTTTATTACGACAATTTCGTATAAACAACAAATGGGTGACCTTCACAGGCTACCCATCCATCCGAATAACTTGTTTCGTATTGATGAAACTTGTATATTCGCAGCAAATAAAATCTTCTATGGGAACAAAGATAGGAATTTTACATATAATGAAATCAAATTTCGATAAGATTCTTACCGAAAGATATACTCCACGTAATATCCAGGCCAAAAAAGATGAGCTAGGATGCGTAAAACTTCCAGCCGGGTCACTTATATGTCCAGTCGATTTTAAACCTGTTACCAATAAGGAAGGCAAAAAAGTGACAGCTATAAAATATTCATTGAAACATGAGGAGTATCATGGATCAGGTATTCAGATCAGTGATGAATGTAAGATGGCAATGATATATCTTATTATCATAAACGTATTCAAACATGTGCTTCTAAGAAATAGGATGCATGGCGGGAATAGAGATCAGATAGAGATCAATACCAATGATTTTATTGATATCCTATCAGATGGATGCGCTTATTTCTGCTACCGCCATGTGTTAAGGGATTCTCATGAGGATATGAACTACCAGCTTATAAGCTTAAAGGCTTGGGCTGAAGGAGAGATTATGATAGCTTTATCGGATATCATAAAATACAAGCATAAGGCTAGCAAGACCCCAAGAATAAAGGATATGTTTGTAAAGAAAGGAGAATCTGTATATACCTGTCTTGATAAAAGTCTTGATTCTAATACCAGAAGAAGGATGGCTAACAAAAGTCGTAAATTAAATAGAGTTAAGATGTTATCAAAAATAATATTCTCAGCTAGAAACAGAAATATAAATAAGATATATAAGGTAACTAAAAAAAGAACCGTCAAATTCAATGTGTCATATCTTATGAATAGATTGAATATAAAGCTATCAAAAGAAGGTATGATGCTAATATCCCAAAGAACGGTATACCGGATGATAAAAGACGTTCTTAGCATGTGTTGTAAAACTATATCTGATTTATATGATGAAGTAAAGAAAAACAATGGAATAGTCAATACCAAAGACAGGAAAAGCGTAACTATCGGACACCTAAGACTATCATACAGAGGAACGATAATGCATATAATCATCGCAGAAGATTATATAAGAGACGTTTTCTTAAGAGTAAAAGGGGTCGAGATGAGCAAAGCTGGATGATTTGAGTATCAGATATAAAATTTAATATTTATATATTATTCACATTTATTTTTAATAGTTAATTATAACTATTCGTATCTTTGTACCATAAACCATAAAAAGATATGGTAAAAGAAGATTTTAAAAATGAAAACGACCTCCTTCGTCATATTATGACGGTGGATAAAAACGTGGAGCAAGGTCGTGCCTTGAAAAAGATTTTCACCACTAGGGAGAATCTATTTATTACCGGTAGGGCTGGTAGTGGTAAAAGTACGTTCATGAGACGTATCGTAAAGTTCTTGGGTAAATGTGTTATAGTAGCCCCCACTGGTGTTGCGGCACTGAACGCCGGAGGACAAACCATTCACTCTTTCTTCGCTATAAAAAACGATCCTTACATCCCCTCAGTAGAGAGGAATATGTTATCAAATAAGGTTGATGTAAGTCCGTTCATGAAAAGCAAGGTAAAGAATCTTGATACTATCGTTATCGATGAGATTAGTATGGTAAGACCCGATTTGCTTGATGAGGTTGCCGATATACTTAGACAATGCAAACGAAGCAGGGAACCTTTTGGTGGAGTTAGGCTGATTATGTTCGGCGATCTGTCACAATTACCTCCTGTAGTGACCGTTGATGATTTTATTGATAAGTATTATGAAAGCCGATTCTTTTTCTCGTCAAAGGCATTAAGAGCCTCAGGATTCTCGGTAATTACCTTCGATAAGGTATTCCGTCAAAAAGACCCACAACTTCTGTCTGTATTGGAGGATATAAGATGTGGGGTTATTACCGAGGAATCTAGATCTATCCTAAAATCAAGGGTGATATACCCTGAGAATATGAATGATACTATAGTAATATGCTCAACCAATAAGGAGGCTTATGAGATAAACAAATCTAATCTTGATAAGATAGATAATAAGGTGTTTAAATTCGAGGCTAAGATATTCGGTGAAAAACCTGCGGCTCCATGTGAGGATGAACTTATAATAAAAGTAGGAGCTAAGGTTATAATAACGAGGAACGGTAATGGATATGTGAATGGTTCTATGGGTGTAGTAACAGATATAGACCCATGTGATGACGCTATATCGGTTCAGCTTTCCGATGGAAGTGAGGTTTATATAACTAAAGAAAAATGGGATAAGATGAAATATAGGCAAGTAGATGGATCTTTAGAAGGAACGTCTTGTGGTTATATCATTCAATATCCGTTAAGATTAGGATACGCTATCACTTCTCATAAAGTTCAGGGGATGACATTAGACAATATATTCGTTGATATGAGTAGGGCTTTTGAGATCGGTCAGATATATACCGCTCTTTCAAGGTGTAGATCAATTGATGGTCTTTATCTAAAATCAGTACCTAATGATAACGCGATATTGTTAAGTGAGAATGTATCAAATTTCATGGAGAAGGTGGATGATAACGATGGGGTGTTCCTGCCGGAGAAGATATCTGATATCGGTAAGGGTATGATAAAGAAGCAACAGGATTTATTTAACTTCGAAGAATACGGACTATAATGGCTAAGAAAGAACTTTTTTCAGACGTAGATGAATTAGTATCATCTTTAAATAAAGAGCTTGGAGAAGGCTCGATAATGAACTTCGGCGATGATAAGCCTATAATATCCATACCAAGGGAAAGCACTGGTTCGCTGGTGGTAGACAAGGCTCTCGGCGGCGGATGGGCGGTAGGCCGGATCCATGAGTTGGTCGGAATGGAATCTTGTGGAAAGACCATGATGTGTACATTAAGTATGATCGAGTTCCAGAAAAAGCACCCCGATAAGCTGGTAGCTATAATAGACGTGGAGAATGCTTTTGATATCGAATACGCCAAGAAGATGGGATTGGACGTTAAACGGTTCCTTATTTCCCAGCCAAGCTACGGGGAATTGGCTATTGACATCACAGCCAAGCTGGTGGAGTCCGGCAAGGTAGGCTTTATTGTCGTGGATTCCGTGGCGAACTTGGTCCCGAGGAAGGAGATCGAGGGTGATATGGAGGATAGTAACATGGGATTGCAAGCCCGGTTGATGTCAAAAGCCATGAGAGTTCTTACCGGGATCGTAAACAAAAGCGATTGTGTTCTGGTATTCATCAACCAGTATCGGGAGAAGATCGGTGTAATATACGGCGATCCGAAGGTAACAACCGGTGGTAACGCCCTTAAATTCTATGCCTCTATCCGTATGGAGATGGCGAGAAAGAAGGTTATATTAGGTGAGGATGGATCTTCAGTAGGTCATGAGGTCAGGATAAAGGTGCTGAAGAATAAGACCGCCGTACCGTTCCAGATAGCCGAGACAGCCTTATATTATGGAGTTGGGTTTGACAAGGAACTTGAACTTTTGAAGTTATGCGAGGAAACCGGTATCTTTACCCGTAAAGGATCATGGTACTGGTACGGAGAGGTCCGGGTAGGCAATGGAGTGGATAATACGTTAAGTATCATGAGAGACAATCAAGAATTGTGTCAAGAATTAAGAACTAAACTAAATATTTGAGGTTATGGCTATCGGAGCAAAATTTGTAGACGTAATACCTTCTAGTGTTGAGAACGCTATAGAGGTAAAAAAAGAGGATGTAAAGACCTATCTATTTGTAGGTATTCCTATGAGCGAGTTTATAGGCAAGAAACATGAGTTTGAGGGATATATATTCATGTGCTTACAAGGTGTAACCGGTGGGGTTGAGCTTGGCGGTGATATAGCCGTAGCCGTATTGAGACCGGTTCGCCCCGCCGTAGGGGAGGCTTCTTACCATTTGGTGGATATCAAGAAGTGTAAGTATAATAGAACTGACGTAGTTTTATTATTTAGAGAGGGAGATTTTAAGGTTGTTAAACGTGATGATTGTAATCTTATCTGATCATGGGTACGTATATCTCTATAAAATCAACAGTAAACGCATTCAGGTACGGGATTGATCCTATACCTGAATGGTTCGACAAGATATCCCAAAGAACCAAGGAACTTGATTTGATGGTTGATGGTCACAAGGTAAAGGCTTTGGATATAAGCCTAGAAAATGGCATTCTGCGGGCTTTTTACGGTTATTATATAGGTATGTATCCGGATGACTCAATACAGGTGTTCAGACCGGAGGATTTTCATTCATTATATACGCTCAAGATATGAGAATATACACAGGACTGATAAAAGATCTAGGATGTAGATGCTTTTATTACGATAGCGGGATGAATATTCCTATTGGATCAGTATGCGCTGAGATACCTGATATTGTATCTATATTAATGTCAAGGAAAGGATTGCCTCATTTTTATGAGCATATAGCGATAAAACGTGAAGATAACATTGGCGATAAGCTATTCTTTGATTTTAATGGGTATACCGATCAAAGATCAATTGTATTCAAGGGACTTGCATTACCTGATGCCAATATTGATGAATGTATTAAGTTCGCTCATAATTCTATAGTAAATCCAGACATGAGCAGCGATTTTATAGAAAGCGAGAGGAATGTTATACTAACCGAGATTGATAATGATGAATCATGGATTAATGATAATAGACTTATAGAATTATCTGGAATAGATAAGCGTTGTTTTGTAAATATATTAGGTACTAAAAGATCTGTCGGTAAAATAAAGGAAGATGACCTTACATTATGTCGAGATGCGATATTAAATAAATCAGAGATAGTATTTCATTTATATGGATGCGATGATTTCGTGGATAAACATGTATTAGATATGACAGAATTGTCGAATACTATTGATATCAACTCATTTTATCGTAATAAGCTTAAGGAATTTGCTGTATCTGATCCTAAATATGGTATTTATAAATACAAGAAGAACCCAAGACAGTTATATGTGTCGTTTATATTGGATAATTGTGATTTCAAGAAATTATGTGTATTGTTTATCGTGTTATTTATGATGTGTGGCAATTATAATTTCTCTATGTTTCATTATCTTAGAAATAACGGATTATGCTATTCTGTAAACAAGAGATACATGAATTACTCGAATAGAATAATTGCTAGCTTAATAATTGATGTAAGTCCAGATAAATGTAACATCACAAAAGATTGTGCGATTGATTATGTCAATAATTTTCATCATATAGCGAATAATGACAATATAGAGCTTGTCTTAAGGATGGCTAAGTTATCTGATAAGTTAAATATGATGAATATTGATGATTACTACGAGAACTACATATCTTTTTGTAATGTCAAGATTTAATGGGATAATGGATTCATATGACGTACATAACAGTATATCTGTGGATGATGTGCGTGATATGGTTAAAGATATCACTGAGGATAAATTAATAATTCAATATTGTTCCTGATATGAATGCAGTTATAGGAATAGATCCGGGTATAGATACCGGAGGATTGTCTATGATCCCGGAGAACGGGGAGGTTAAGGTAATTATGACACCAAGGATATCGGCTAAGGGAGATATAGATCTTAGGGCTATATCAAGTTTCTTCCTCGATGCCGCTGACAAGATCCAAGAAGAGGGAGGCGGGACGCTGGCGATCGCCGTCGAGGACGTCCACAGCATCCACAACAGCTCGGCCGCCAGCAACTTCACCTTTGGCGGGAGACGCCGGGAACCGAACGCCCTATTCGCTATGATGGTGGAGATGATGGAGCGATACGGATCTCACCCGGATGTTAGGTTCATGTTCGAGGAGGTGCAACCAAAGACCTGGCAGAAGGAGCTTCATACGACATCCGATCGGGTGTATACGTCGGCGAAGTTAGACACGAAGGCTACCTCCATCCGATGCGCCATGCGCCTTTTCCCTTTGGTCTCTTTCGTGAAACCATGGTCAGGAAAAGGAGTACAACCTACTAAGATACAAGACGGAATGTGTGACGCTACGCTTATAGCCGAGTATATTAGACGCAAGTTTAAACTATTTTAATACTATTAAGTATTTATTGTATTTGTATTAATATAATTATGATTATATTTGCGATGTAATAAAAAGTTGTTCGTTATGTTTATAAGATGCTTGTCGAAGTCATTAAATGAGAAGTTGGGCAAATTGGAGACGGTTGTTAAGAATGCCGGTCACAACTCCCTTTATAAGGATATTAAGATAGATGTTGTCAATAATCTGGCTTATATCACTTCCGTAAATGCAAAGGTATGTGTTATAGAGCGATTGGAGGTAGAGGCTGACTCTAACTTCTCTTTCTTGGTAGAGGCAAGCTCTTTTATTAAGTTCATGAAAAAACAGAAGAATTGCGAGATTACGATACTGCTTTCAGATAAAAAAGATCAGATAACGATCCGCTATGCTTCTGGTGAGTATAGTTGTCCGGCTTTTGATATCAATACATTCCCGCAGGTACATAAGATACTTGATGGAGGAATTAAGGTTAAGATGAGCGATTATGTTTCGGTTCTTAACAAAGCCAGCGATTATACGGAGGTAGATGACTTTTATCCATGCATCGAGAATGTGGTCATTGATATTGATGATATTAATATTAATATAGTAAGTACGGATAGAAATACTATTTACAGATATTTTGTCCCTAATCAGGATAAGGTAGAGAAGATGTTTATCCCGGTATCGAACGAATCCGCGATATTGCTTGATAAGCATATCAATAAGTCATCGGATATGTTGTCTATAAAAGTGGACGATACTAAGACTTATTTCTCTACGCCTGATATGGATATGTATGAGACCCATTTTGAGGGTAATTATCCAAATTGGAGGTTCGTGGACGAGCATTTTGTCAAAACAAGTACCTATGTCTTTGATAAGGATCTACTCGTCCAAGCCCTCCAAAACAATCTTAAGGTAAATGAGTTCGATCATTGCAAGTTGATATTTACCGATAAAGGATGCGGTATTATGTCAGAGAACCCGTCTTCCGGTAAATCATGTAAGGAGAGACTTGCTTCTTTGTCTTATCATGGTGAAGATATTATATGTAACGTATTATGTGGAAGATATCTTGGTATCATAAAAAGCATATCGTGTAATAGGGTGGTTATCGAACATGACCATAAATCTCATTTCAATAAGATTTATGGGGAGGATAATAAGAACGAGTATTTCTTGTCATCATCAGTTATTGTTTAATATTTAAAAATATATAAAATGGGAGTTAGAGAAAATTCATCAGGTGGTAATAACCATTACTTTAAAGTAAGTGGTAGCGGACTATTATATCAGTCATCAAGAGAGCCAAAGGAAGGTTTCGAGGAGCATATAAACGAGAAGACCGGAGCCGTTTCTTATTGGAGGGTATTCTGGAACGGTATCGAAGGCTATTTGTCTGATATCAATGTGCGAGAAGTGGAGTTCAATGGGATAAAAGCCAAATACGTGTCCATAAAGATAAGTGATGAGGATGGTAATTATTTCATAAACGTTCCTTTGATGACTCAAAAAGGAGGTATTAATAATTACGTGAAGTCACTGGTAAGGTACTTGCCTAATATTGACCTAAAACGTAAGGTGGTAATAAATCCTGCTCATGCTAGGAAAGGGGATCAATATGCTCCCGGTAATTTTTTCATTTCATACGCTAGGGAAACTCCAGATGGGAAGGACGAGCTTATCCAGCAATATTATAAGAACGGACAGAACGGATGGCCTGATAGGGTGGAGAGCACGGATATTATGGGCAATAAGAAATTCGATTATACGACACAAGATACTTTCGCTTTTCAAGTATTTAAACGATATCTTGAAAAGTTTAAGGCTGAAAACGAAAAATCGGAACAGGATAGAAGCCAAAGCATGGGCGCTACGCCAACCGCGCAGACGCCCCCACCGTCATACGCAACGCAGGCTCCATCGCAAACGCCTCCTCCATCATACCAGCAGGCTACGCAGCAAGCGCAAGCCCCTTTGTTTGGAGGTCAACAACAACCTCCTCAATATCCTCCTTTTGGAGACGACAGTGATCTTCCATTTTAATTAACTAATTAAAAATCAGAAAGTTAATGGAGAGTAATTTTAATATATCTACTAAAGTGAACCGTGTCTCGATGCCTACCCAAAATAAGGTAGATACGGTTATGAAGAACTTAGGGCATAGATCTTGTATAGCGTATTCCGAGGAAAAGGATATGTATTATAAGGATGGAGAATGGGTAGCGTCAGATCTTGACGCTACTATCTTACCTCTTAGGGAGATGTTCGAAAAGACATCTGATTTGAAGTTAGGATTGAAGATCGTTTATTTAATAATCAAATTATAATGACCAGTATTGAGGATATTAAAAAAACTTCTGGAGAGTAAGTCGTTTACATCAGCTAGAGACCTTGACGAGTTTGAGGAGAAGCAGGATGATAAACAAAACGAGGTTAGACTGAATTGCGAACCTATGGTAGGGATGGTGGAGAAAGAGGGAAAGATCTTCCTTAACTCCGTAAGATTCCCGAAAGCACGGAACTCGTTGGGTAAGGATATTCCTATTAAACAGGGTAATGCCTTCCCATTAGGACAGGGTGATGTCCTTGATATAGACACAGGGGTATGGGCATCGTTCCCGGACAATACCATAGGGGTGTTGATGATGCTGCCGTCGTTTATCGGCGATACGGGACTTACTTTGGTAGGATCACCATTCGTGTCGTCTAATAACGGGAATATCATGATCAGGGTAACTAATGTCCGTAAGGATATAGCTATAGTCGAGAAAGATAAGCATATAGCTGAGTTAATTATAGTCGGCAAGATAAAGGCCGATATTCGTGAAACCTATAACAGTGATAAAGATGTTCGGATTGAAGATAGTAAAGAGTAGTTATATAGATACTCTAAAACAAGATCTTGATGAAGCTATTAGCTATTCAAGTAGATTAAAAGGGGATTATGAGGATGCCCGTAAGAATATAACGGAATTGGAAGAGAAAATAAAGTATCTTGATACGCTTGTCGATTCTCTTGATATGGATATAGATTCCAAGGATTCTCATATAGTTAAGATGGGGAATGAGCTTAGTAAATCAAGAGAGTTATATAATGAGTCGGTAAAAGAGAAAGAGACTCTTAAACGGGCTTATATGGATATAGAGAAGAAGCATAAGCTATCATCCAAATTACTAAGCGAAGCCAGAAGAAGATACATTGAACTTGAGGATCAGATCAAGATCATGTCCGATCGTATCAAGTATCTGGAGAATCATGTCGATCCAGGGGCTTTAGACAACGATGTTTCTGATGAGGTTTTTGTTGATGAGGATAAGATGGATCCTAATTCCGGTCATATCGATATACCTGAAAATAATATCTCTGAGGTTACTAGCGTCGATGCCGGCAATGACGTAAATGTTGAGAATAAAACTGAGGAGAAGAAGAAATCTAAGAAACGTAAAAAATCTAAGAAAGATGAATAGAATCTTGTTTTTCTTGGTAACGTTATTTACCTTAGCGGCTGTCGGATGTAGTACATCTAGAACCTATTATACGGAGTACGATACTACTGATATATCTTATGTGGTGGATTCCATAGTATCTTCCGGGACCGTGATGGGTCAATGGAAGGAGTGGAGGTTTACGCTGGATGACGGCAGGGTCGATAACTTTGGCTTTACCGCCCTGTACGACGCCAAGGGAAAAGCTAGAGGGTCAATACAGGTTAGGCAAAGATCCGATACGTTTAATATCAAGATAATTGATTATCATAAAAAAGATAAAAAATGAGTTACGGACTAGGTTACATACCATCACCAGCGGATGATAGGGACGCTATCATGAATATGCAGCATGAGGCTGTTCCTGATGAGTATAAGATCAATAATGTCGATAGCGTGGTAGATCAAGGTTCTTCCCATATTTGCGCGGCAATAAGCTTGGCTGAGATACTTAATTGGAGAAAGAGTATAAGGGCTATTAAAAGACCAGCTAAAATATCTCCTTACGATATATATGATCTGAGAGAGGATAAGGATCAGGACGGGATGGTTCTTCGTGACGCTATCAAGGCTATAAAGAAAGTTGGCGTTGACGGGGAGAAGATAAATAGCTACGCTAGGATCATAGATCCGGTATCGGCTAAGGTGGCGTTGATGCTGAATGGGCCTCTGGTTATAGGTCTGTATTGCTATAATTATTGTAATCGATTCTGGCAAGGACAAGGACAGAACTTGGGAGGTCATGCCGTTATCCTCACCGGCTGGGACAAGGCCGGCTTCGTCCTACAGAACAGTTGGGGGACGGGATGGGGTAGGTCTGGTGTAGAGACATTCCCGTTCGAGGATTGGTGCTATATGCTAGAATGTTGGACAATAGTTTCATAACTTTACTATATAAACTTCGAGAAATTCCGTCCCACATCCTCTTGTGAAAGACGATGTGGTATATTTAGGACCCGTAGCTCAATCGGTAAGAGCAATTGGCTCATAACCAGTAGGTTGTCGGTTCAAGTCCGGCCGGGTCCACAGTTGGATTAATAGAGTTTGTCATTAGATTTAGAGTTTAGATTTTGTTTGATACCCTTGTCCGTGAGGATCAGGGTATACGCCCCAATAGCTCAAGAGGAAAGTAGCACATCTCCCCTAAAGATGGGATCCACGTTCGAGTCGTGGTTGGGGTACATGGTGTTTTCTTAAACATATTCCCGTATAACCTCAAATAACATGTAAAATGTTGGAAAATATTTAATGTTTTGCATATATCGGAAACGGTCAGGTTATTAGCCTAAGTCTTGAAACAGAGGCTACGTTATTTGAGAATATATAGTTACCAAGGAATGTTTACCCAAGTTCCTTGCTCTAAGGTAGGTGATTAAACAATGTTTGTATTTGGGACGTAGTGTTGCCTATATAAAACCTTCAATAACATTGGCGATGGGTACTAACAGGGTTTTTACCCTGACTTATGTTGAATAAACATTGAATTAGTTTGTAAAATGGTGTATGTACAAGACATAGATGGTAAACCGATGATGCCTACGACAAGGCGTGGGAAGGTTAGGCGACTGCTAAAAGATAACAAAGCGGTCGTTGTAAACACATGTCCTTTTACCATCAAATTAACGTACAAGACATCCGATTACAAACAGGAAATTGTGTTAGGCGTCGATGCCGGAACCAAGCATGTTGGTTTATCCGCTACGACGAAAAGCAAGGAGCTTTACAGCGGTGAGGTTATTCTTAGAAATGATATCGTAGAACTTTTGTCTACAAGAAGAGAGTCAAGAAGAACGAGACGAAATAGGTTGAGATACAGGAAGCCTCGTTTTGAAAACAGGGTGAAAAGCAAACGTCTAGGATGGGTAGCACCTTCGGTACGACATAGGATTGACGCCCATATCCGTATTATTAACAACGTGTGTTCTATCCTGCCGGTATCCCGTGTCATCGTCGAGGTAGCCCAATTTGATACTCAAAAGATCAAGAATCCAGAGATATCAGGTAAAGAGTATCAGGAAGGCGATCAATTAGGTTTTTGGAATGTAAGGGAGTATGTCCTTGCGAGAGACGGGCGTAAATGCCAGCATTGTAAGGGTAAGTCAAAAGATCCTATTCTTAATATCCATCATATTGAGTCACGTAAGACTGGAGGAGATTCCCCTTCAAATCTTATAACGCTTCGCGAGACATGCCACAAGGAATTTCATAAAGGGAATATAAAATTGAAGGTAAAAAGAGGCAAGTCACTTCGTGACGCGGCCGTCATGGGTATCATGAAATGGAAATCGTACGATGAGTTGAAATCTTTGTATCCAAATGTAAGGATGACTTTCGGGTATATAACGAAACACGATCGTATAAACCATGGAATTGAAAAATCCCATGTATCCGACGCTTTTGTGATTTCAAGGAATTTTGACTCCGAGAGACTTGGATATTATTACAAGCTGAAATTAGTTCGTCGTCATAACAGGCGGATCCATAAGATGAAAATACCTGAAGGAGGTAAGAAAAGGATGAATCAATCTCCTTTTAAGGTTTTCGGGTTCAAGCTGTTTGATAAGGTAATGTTTCAAGGAGAAGAGCGTTTTATTTACGCGAGAAGACTTTCTGGACAATTTAAAATAAAAGATATAGATGGGAACAACGAAAGGAATATCTCTTATAAGAGATTAAGATATGTCAGCCATGGCTTGATATCTATTAAAACTAATTTATTTTTATCACAATGAATATCGTATTTAATAAATCGTTCATATATGAATGAGAGATGATAAATGTATAAAATATATTTATATAAAATTTAATAATTTAACTATATGGATATAAATCAGATAAAAACGTATCTACCATCAGGATGGGATGTGGTTGATCTAATAGATCGCGGCATAATCGATCTTGATATTATGAACGGGAAGATGATTGGTGAGTATGTGGCTGTGTTGATGATAAAGTCTTATGATAGGATTACTGAATCACATAACTTAACCAGTTTCTCGTTCCATGATAAGGATATGGGCGGATTACGGAGATTGGTATCGAACGCTATAATGGCGGTAGGATTCAGAAATAATCCTTTGACAGGAGATGGGAGTACGGCTATCAAATAATTATACGGAGAGGGATATACTCGATATCCTGAACAGAAAGTTCTTGGTATCTCCTAAATGGGTGATAAATAACTTGTATGTGTATAATTGGGAATCCGATTATCTGGCTATAACCAGATCTATGTACGCTTATGAGGTTGAGGTTAAGATCTCGTTAGCTGACTATAACAAGGATTTCGAGAAACAGGAAAAGCACCAAGTAATGCAAGGTTGGCTCGAGGCTCGAAGGCAAGCCTTGTACGAGGCCGGAGGCTGGACTAGGTACGGTAGACCCAACTACTTCTACTACTGCGTGCCGGATGGGTTGGTGGATCCAAAGGACGTACCTCCTTACGCCGGGCTTGTCTATGTTTGTGGAAGGAATATAAGGAAGGTGAAAGACGCCCCTATCCTGCATCGTGATAAGTTTGACCCGGAAGCTTATAAGATGGCGGACAAATTCTACTACAATTGGTGGAATGAGAGGCGTAAGGCCAGACAGATAGAGGGGAAGGATATGAAAGACGAGTTCAGGAAAAGCATGGAAAAGGTGAAGGATAAGATAACCGTCGATGCCAAGATCAAGGCGATGGAGGCGTTCTGGAGCGTCTGCGATTATGTATACTGGCCGTACGGGGGAAGAGGGGTGCCCGGAATGAGACCCAACTGTTCCGCTTGTGGTGAGGAATGTAAATTACAATGCCCGAAGGGGAAAGAATTTAAAAACAAGATAAAATGAGTAAGATCAAAGATTTATTGGCAAAAGCCATTTCATTGGCATCAGAGCAACCTATGAGCTATAAAGAGGTAATTGAGTTACTTGATGGTATAGATACCTGTAAGGTCAAGATATGGCTAGAAGAGGGGGCTAAGCTACCTGGATACGCTCATAAACAGGATGCTTGTATGGATTTGTTCGTTAAGGATATAGAACTTGATAATGGAAGAATCATATATCATACTGGTGTGCATGTAGCACTACCTGAAGATTATGAGATGGAAATCCGTCCACGTAGTGGTTTTACTAATAGCGAGCTAATTATGCAAAACGCCCCTGCTACCATTGATGAAGGATATAGCGGGGAGATTATGATAGTTCACAGAAAAATGGATAGGCATAGTCCTTATTATTGTAATGTCGGTGGTAAGGTAGCTCAACTTCTTATTCGTAGACGGGAACGTATCGTATGGGAAGAGGTAGAGTCGTTAGAGGATCTTGGAAAATCTGATAGAGGTGACAATGGATTTGGTAGTACAGATAAGATAAATAATGTATGATATGGAAAATAAAAAATACGTCAACCACCACTAACGAGGGGTTGAAAGAAATCGATAAACAAATAAATCCTGTTATGTATGGATGGAGACGCCCTGTACGCGGGAGGGTGTATTCATCTTTTACATCTACGCGCGCTTATCGCGGAAACAATAATAACGTTAATCGTATTACATGTAAATCGATATGAGCGGGAGAATTAAGATAAAGCCTAAGAATAAGGATAAGAAACATAAGATCGATGTATTTAAGGTGATAGAAGGCAGGTTTAAGAACATGAACGAGCCTCGGGATCCGATCGACATGGATCCAAGTAAAGGGCTGGTCAGGATCCGGGACGGGGCCGGCTTCAGGGAGGTGGAGCGGGGCGGATGCCCGCGCCGGGACTACCTTGATCCGTTGGAGGAGGAACTTGGGGCTAAACTATCAATAGACTTGATAGATAAGTACGTTAAAAGAAAATAATTCTAATAATTATGGGTAAGTATAAAAATAAATTATCAGTAATAGAAGCCGTAAGATGGGATGGTTTTAATGGTGATGAGGTTAAGAATCTAATCGGCGAGAAGGCTAAAATATATACCGATGAAAACAGTAATACAAAAGGTTTTGCGCCATATGTCATACCTGTATGTTATATACAACGCCATGAACAATACTATGAGAAAATAAGCGTAGGAGATTGTATTATCAAGGAAGAGGATGATAGTATCTATACATGTAAAAACCACCTGTTTGATAAAATATATGAGAGGGTTGATGATTCATCCGATAATGATATGGGGAATGTATCTGACGGGTATCATACATTTAACGAACCATATAGGTATCGCGTGCCTTACAATGCCGCCCTCTTCAATGAACTCGCCAAAAAAGGCGACGTAAAGGCATGTAAGTCATATAGGCATCATGATGGGGAAGAACGCCTCGGTGGAGGATGGTCCATCGTCATGGCCGAACTCCCGACAGGACAGGTATCCAATCATCATGAGAACCGGTATTGGGAGCTGTTTGATATCCCAGGACTTGATACGGCATGGGAATGGGATGAACATACGCCTAATGAGGCCGCTGATAGAATAGAATTGTATTTGAAGTCAAATCGATATTAATATCTGCCCTAGGAATTAATTAGGGCAGGTTTGTTTTATATACCGAAGTATCTACCACGATCCGGCTATCCATATCATCAATCAACCCAATGATCTCATCCCTTATATCATAAGAAAGCAAGATAGGTATTATGGTTAATATAAAAGATAGTATTATTCCTGATCCTGTTATGATAGTAATATCATCGCGCTCTATATCTAACATCGGCATGACAAACATCAACCCGGCCGTGAATATCATCACGAATAACGCTGATATCTCATTTATTATATCCCGCTCCATCGTATCCTTAATCATATCTCCTCAACTTTAGTATGATTTATTATCACATCATGATACGGAATCCAAGGGAACGAGCTGGCCTTCGTCCTTCCGGGCCTCCCCCGTCCTACCACCGCCTCCCGTCCTTTTTGGATTCTCAGGTATTGTCTTTGACTGGATATCGAAAAATCCATATCTTTGGGACAAAACTAAAATCATGTTTAGAGACATAGTTCATAAGCTTAAGATCTTCTTCCGCGACGAGGACGTTGAGAAGATATATGTAAGGGACAGTACGGTTATCCGCGACAACGAGATCCATAGGATGTATAATGAGATACTGTACGAGTTAGGTGATTTGGCTACGGTCGTATCAAGGAACTACGTATATGGTAAGATAAAGGACAGGACGGGATTAAGCATCCGTCATATCGGTAGGATAATAAATCATATATTTGTATGCGCGAAATGCATAATAATATGGAATTAATTAAAATTAACTCAATGGGGGAGGGTATTTCCAACCTCCATAAAAACAATGGATTATGTTAAGAAGAAGAATATCAGGCGTCCCTATAGCGCCGTCAGAACCGGTAAAGGATAGCGTATTATACGTGCAGGCGCCATGGCATAAGGATCTGTCGCCTTATAACAGGGAGATATATCAAGATAATTTTTTTATCGATACCAAGATAGATGGAATATATGGCTTCTCCCCACGTAATGGTTATATATATGGAGGAATGTCTTTTTATAATAATGACAATATACAACCTGACAATACCATGAATCACGCCATAGAATCCTTGTTTTATATATCGACAAAAGATATTGAGCCGAACACAAGTTATTATATATTCATGGGAGGCTACGGTAATAGCTTATGTAATTTTAAATTAGGAATATATAAAGATTCTAGTTCAAATAATGTGGCTCCTTTTGATTTTATATCAAGACAAAGTATATATTTACCTATAAACCAATGGGTTCATTATATGGGGTCATGGCAAGGTTCACATGGGAAAATATTTGTTGACGGGCAAATGATATATGAAAATATGTATGATAGATTATATATGAGTAAATTAACGCTACCAGTGACATATAATATAGGGGGATCACAAACAATCGAATACGGAGCACATATAATACCAGGATATATAGGGTATGTAAAAATATGGAACTACGCCAAGAACTTTGACTTAGATAAATTTGTTCCAGATCCTTAACAATGTATTGGGCATAATATCATAAAATGGAATACTTAATAAATTAAAGGAATGAGAAATGTGAAAATACGAATATATTATTCTATATACCCATTCCTTTAATTTGTATAACTATATAATTATTAATACTTTATATCTCTTATGAACCGAACACGAAAGCTCGCGGTCTTCGCTACTCCTCCTACGAGTCCACTGGAGAAATTCAATCTCCATCCGTAGTCGGTACTACGCCCTGAACTAGACCAATAGGTGTTGGAAGTATTGAATTGTTGTCCACCAATAGCCGATAACGCGTTATTGACACTGTTTAAGCTCATCCATATCAATGATAATCGTGGGCATGATGGTATATACCAATCATTATATCCCTTAGCGTCAGGACTAGCTAAAAACGCATTAAGTACACGCCCGATTGTCGCATAACCATCATATCCTCCACCTCCTTCAGTCACTTCCTTTAGCGCTTCAGAGTTAGTCTTCCCGTCCCAATCAGATAAAGCCCCACTTGTCCAGGTAGTAATATTCGCCGAAAGGTTAGGGGTACCGATGTATGAACCATGCTCAGATTTTAAATAACCGTCGTTATTACTCTCATCCAATTTATTATAATTTGTAATGCCGGGCTGATCCCTACCATATCCACCCCAATAGAACAAATAGCTTCTATTATACCCTGCCGAAACGTCTTTATAGCTTTGATTAGAATCCTCGTTCTTCTCGATCATAATCCTATGACGATCATATACTAAAGCTACGGCTACGCAAGTATTATCAGCTTCTGATACCGGTATTAGTCTCAGATTTTTATTGACGGCATAAACTCCATCGCCAACATTGTTGTAGGATAATTTAAATCTTCTTCTAAACATAGCCGTAAGTTTTTATGGAGGTTGGGAATACCCCCCCCCACATGTATTTAACTTCTTTATTCATAATATGTTATGTTTTAATTATATCGCAAATATAATAAAATTAATGAGATTATTAAGTCGTGAGGGGATGAGGGATGTGGACATAGGAATATGTTGGGACGCCGGATATATTGGGATACGCGGGATAGGTGGTGAGGATGGGGGATATGCGGAGATATGCGGAGATATGCGGGGATATGTGGAGATACGCGGAGATATGCGGAGATATGCGGAGATATGCGGAGATA